GGTCTTCTGAACTTGGCCGAGGAACGCGGAAACAATCCACAGGAGGAAGTCGGGTATGCCACGCCATTCCCCGAATACAACCGCCTTTACGGTGGCTACCGCAAGAAAAACCTCTACATCATCGCCGCCCGCGCCAAAGCCGGTAAGTCCACATACCTAAACGCCGTCGCTGCTGAAATGAGCAAGATGCACGACATGGCTGTCTTGTATCTGGACACCGAAATGTCCACCGAGGAACAAAGGTTCCGCGCTATTTCTGCCAAAACCGGAGTCCCAATGTGGTTTGTGGAAACCGGAAACTGGCGCAAGCACCCGCAGATGGTGGCGAAAATCAGGGGTCTTCTCAAGGACGTTACCTGCTATAAGGTGACGCACCGCTTTGTCGGCAACAAGAACGTCGAGCAAATCAAATCCATCTGCCGCCGTTGGAGGCTCAAACAGGGCCGCGACAAGAAGTGCATGGTTGTCCTTGATTATGTCAAGGCAGTTGACGCCCTTACCGGCAATAAGCAAGAATATCAGATGATGGGTGACAAGATTGACGCCATGAAAAAACTGGCGGAAGAACTTGACCTTCCAATCGTCACCGCAGTTCAGAACAACCGTAGCGGCATTACCACGTCCAGAGCAGTCGAGGATATTATTGACGACGAAAGCTCGGTTGGTATCTCTGACCGTATCACTTGGTATGCGTCTTCCGTTCATATTCTCCGCAGACGCGTCGAGGAGGAAATCGTATTGGACACCCCCGAAAGCGGAACGCACAAGCTAATCGAGTTGGTGGTTCGTCACCAAGGCCGAGAAGCGGCGGGTCACCAAGACCTTATCAGAAGGAAATTCCCGAACGGAAAAGTGAAGTGGGTCAAGAACTTCATCAACATCAACATTCAAGACTTCCACGTTGAAGAACGCGGTTCCTTGAGGGATTCCATTGCCCGACAGAACGCCCAGTTTGAAGTTATTGACGAAGGTGCCAAAGAAAGAGGCGAGTCGGAAACTATATGAGTTCCGTAAGGGACATTCTATCTGGTATCGGATACGATTTGCGCGACCTTGGACGCTCTTATCGCGCCAAACCCCTTTACCGAGAGTCCGGCAACAACACCAGCCTTGTCATCAACAAGGAAACAGGTGAGTGGCATGACTTTAGCACAAACCAGCACGGCGACCTTTCATCGTTAATCAAGCTTACCCTGAGACTGCCCGATGGAACGGAAATGGGGAAATACATGGATGGGTTCACCCCGGTTCCCGCCAGCGAGTGTGTCAGATTGGAGCAACCGAAGATTTTCTCCAAGGAACTTCTCGTCAAGTTGCAGAAGGATTACTCCTATTGGGAAGGCCGAGGGGTTTCAAGACAGACGCTCGAACTATTTCAAGGGGGCGTCGTGTCCACGGGGAAGATGGCCAACAGATTCGTATTCCCAATCTTCGACGACAAGCAGGATATTGTGGGATTCAGCGGGCGCGACCTTCTGCCGAATTCCGACTATAGGCCGAAATGGAAACACATCGGCTCAAAATCTCGTTGGTGCTATCCATTGATTTTCAACAAGGAAATCATCCTGCGAGAGAGAAAGGTAGTCATCGTTGAAAGTATTGGCGATTTGCTCGCGCTGTGGGATTCCAGCATCAAAAATGTCATTGTCTCTTTTGGAACGGAGCTAAGTTCCGCGATTATCTCCACGTTCATCAAATTCGACATGGATGAAATCATTCTAGCGTTTAACAACGAACCAGACAATAATAGGATAGGCAATAACGCCGCCGAGGATGCCCGCGAGCAACTCTTGCAACACTTTGATGAAAGACAGATAAAAATTGGCCTTCCTACTAAGAAGGATTTCGGAGCGATGAATTATGAGGAGATAGCACTTTGGAAAAAGCACCAGTTGGGATGAAGCGCGAAACAGATGCTTCGTTCTATCAGTCAGACGGAGAGAATTTCCTCAGAAGTTCCGCGCTCAAATCTCTTGAGACGTGTAGCTGGCTCTATTACTGCAACTACATTCTCAAGCTCCCGCAGAAGGACAACCGAGGGGCGTTAATGGGGAACGTCTGCCACTCATTCTTTGAGTGCCTGCTTAATCCAAGACGCAAGAAAACATTCACCGCCATAGTCAAAGCGGGAACCATTTGCGCCAAGCCCTCCACTGAAAGGCTGGTCAGAAAGCTGATTAGGAACAATCATCTTCTCGACGATAAGGAAACCTTCGAGAAGATTGACGGCATGATTCTCGTCGGGCTAAAGACGGACTTCTTCGTTAAGGGCGGAAAAGTCGTGGGTAAGGAGCATCGTTTTAAAATCCAAAGCGAGACTCCGAGATACTTCATTTACGGAACGATTGACAAAATCGCCCTAACCAAAACGCACATAGTCATTGACGACTTCAAATCCTCGAAGCTGAAATATTCCGGCGAGGACATCAATTCTAGCGTTCAGGCTCTCATGTATTCACTGGCCTGCAAGAAGCTCTGGCCAGATTTGACTCCCAAAGTCAGGTTCATCTTTTTGCAGTATCCGAAGGAGCCGCATCAGGAAGTCGCATTCTCCGACCAGACACTCAAAGGATTTGAGTATTACCTTGCTGATGTGCAGAAAAGGGTTGACAATTTCCACATCAATGATGCTTACGCAAATTTCGCCGCCGACCACCCAATCCCCAAGGACGGCTCGTTCCACGGCAGGCTGGCCTGCGGATTTGCCACCAGACCCGACCAGTTAAAGAAGGATGGAACCCCTATGTGGCATTGCCCATATAAATTTCCATTTTTTTACTACGCCCTCAAGGACAAGGACGGAAAGGTCGTCCAAACCAGTCTAAAGGATGATTTAACCGCCAAAGAGGGTCAATCAATCATCAAGCTCCACTACGCCGGATGCCCTAAATACCGCCCTCCGATTGACACGTTTTAAATCCCTTGACTTTTTGTGAAAAACGTGCCAGTATATTACAATGACCGATTTTAAAGTCTTGCCGTTGTGGAAGTCTCACTACTCCATTGGCAAATCCATCCTAACCTTGGAAAACTCCGAGAAGAAGCCGCACTCGCCGGTTTCGATTATCTCCTTGGCTAAGGAAGCCGGTCTTGGGGAGCTTGTCTTGGTAGAGGACAATTTTTCAAGCTTTTTGGAAGCTTTTAAGAACGCCAAAGCCGCCAAGATGAAGCTGATTTACGGTATCAGGATGTTTGTAACCGAATCCCTCGCCGACATGACGCCCGCCTCGGTCTGCAAAAGGTCAAAAATCATAATCTTCATTCGCAACACCGAAGGCTACGGCGACCTATGCAGGATTTGGAGCCTTGCCGCTTCACAAGGTCTTTTCTCCGGTGTCAGCCAGCAGGCAAAGGTTCCACATATTGATTATCCCACCCTCAAGAAACTGTGGACGAAAAATCTGCAACTGGCGGTTCCGTTCTACGATTCGTTCCTCTACATGAACACTCTTAGCTGCGGTTCATGCGTCCCTGACTTTTCTTCAATCGAACCCGTGTTCTTTCGTGAGGACAATAACATGCCGTTCGACCAATTCCTGCAAACGCGCCTTACCGAGTATTTGGCGACGAACAAGTATCAGGAAATTGCGGCCAAGAGCATCTTCTACGAGAACCGCGATGACTTCATTGCCTATCTCACGGCCAGATGTATCAATAACCGCTCCACTCTGGAAAATCCAGACCTAGACCATTTGTGCAGCGACGATTTTTGCTTTGAAGCATGGAAGGAGGCCGCGAATGTTTGAAGAACTGCTTAGGTTTGACAAGAAAAAGACGTATTGCTTCTTCGACGCGGAAACTTTTAATCTCTGCCTGAATTTCAGGCAGAATAGGGCGTGGCAGTTGGGTATCGTCAAAGTCCAAGGCGACAACATCATTGGGTCGGAGGACATGCTAGTCAACTGGACGAAGCAGACTGACTTGAGAGTCGGTGCCGAAGCCGCCCGCATTACGCGATACGACCACAGCAAGCTTCTTGCGCTAGGCAAAGACCCCAAGGAAGTTTGGATGACCGCCGAAAAATATTTTGAGGAATGCGACTTTATCGCCGGACACAACATCCTCAACTTCGACGCCTATATCCTAAAAGGCTGGGCGGAATATCTGAACAGACCTTGGAAGCATTTCACCCCCAAGATGATTGACACCCGATGCTTGGCTCTCGGAATGAAACTCAGCATTCCATACGACAGAAACATGGGGTCGCTTATCGAGTATCAATATCGAATGCTCAACAGGTCAGTCAGAGGAACAAAAACATCCTTGACCGCCCTTGGTAAAGAGTATAATATTGACCATGACTACGCAAACCTGCACAACGCCATCGTTGACTTACAGTTGAACGTGAAAGTCTGGAACAAGCAGAAGTTTCAAATCGAAATCTAACATGACACCATCAAACTTCATATCGTCTTTCGAGACTGTGGATATTCCTATGCACGGCGTCAGACTTCCTCAGTTCAAAATTGAGCCTCGCTACAAGAAACAAATCGGTCTGGACAATGACTGCACCAATTACGAATTCCTCCACGGCCTTTGTCTCAAGGGCTTCAAGGCATTAAAATTGGATAAAAAGTCCCCTGCCTATGCCCAATATGCGGACAGGGTTAAACTTGAACTCAACATCATCAACGAGCTTGGCTTCGTGGATTACATGCTGCTGGTTTGGGACGTAATCAACTTCTGCGTGGAAAATGACATTCCGACAGGGGTGGGTCGTGGTAGCGCGGCGGGCAGTTTGGTTCTCTACCTGATTGGCGTCACCAAGATTGACCCTATCAAGTATGGTTTGTATTTCGAGCGTTTCATATCCAAGACCCGTGCCAAGAAACAGGTGGTTGACGGCGTGACGTATCTCGATGGTTCGCTCATGTGTGATATTGACTTGGACATTTGCTTTTACAGCCGTCACAAGGTTCTCGAATACCTCGACCAAAAATTCAAAGGCAAGACCGGGAAAATTCTTACGCTGACCACCTTGAGCGGCAAACTGCTAATCAAGGAGTGCGGTAAAATCATCGGCAGCAAGTCCGAGGAAGAAATGAAGGAAGTCTCGGCCATGATTCCCAAGATTTTCGGCAACGTCGAAGACTTGGAAGTAGCCTACTCCCACTCCGAGGAATTCAAAAAATGGGCAGACGCAAATCCGCGAGTCTATCAGACGGCCCTAAAACTGCGCGACCTTATTAAGAACAAAGGCGTCCATGCTTCCGGCATCCTGCTTTCCTACGACGATTTGGACGGGAATTCCCCGACAGAGCTATCCTCGGATGGAGACATTGTATCGTCATACGACATGAATTGGGTGGCGTTGTCGAACGTCAAACTTGACGCCCTCGGTCTTCGCAGCGTTTCCGTCATTGACAGAGTATGCAAGCTTCTAGGCAAGAAAGTTGCCGACCTTGACTTGGAGCATCCTACCATCTATCAAAATCTCTACGACTTGAAGTGTCCTCACGGGTTATTCCAAATCGAAGCCGACCTAGCGTTCAAGGTTACGCAGAAGGTCAAGCCTAAGAACATGGAAGAATTGAGCGCGATTCTCGCTCTGGCCCGCCCCGGTGCTATGGCGTTCGTGGACAAATTCGCTGCTTACACGAACAACGGGGAATATGAAGCCATTCATCCGTTCTTCGACAGTATCCTGAAAGTTACGGGCGGCGTCTGTCTTTATCAGGAGCAGATGATGCAGATGGCTCACAAGATTGGCTTCACACTCGACGAAGCTGAAATTCTACGCCGAATCGTCGGTAAGAAAAAGGTTGAGGAAGTCAAGGCTTGGAAGCAGCGCATTTCCGATAAGGTCAAAGAGAGTAATCTTCCCGTCGAAGTCGGTGACGTGCTGTGGAAGGTTCTGGAAGACTCGGCGAACTACTCATTCAACAAGTCGCACTCCTGTTCCTATGCCGCCCTCGCCGCCTCGACGGTCTATCTGAAATTCAACCACCCGAAGGAATTTTTCTTGGCGTTGCTCCAAATGAGCAGACACGAACCTGACCCGATTGGGGAAATCTCCATCATCCAGAAAGAAATGGCTCATTTCGACCTCAAGCTTTTACCGCCGCACTTGCAGAAGTCGGAAGTGGACTTTTCCATTGAAGGCAACAACATTCGCTTCGGTCTTTCATCCATCAAGGGGGTTTCCGAAAAGACGATTGACAAGCTTCTCAAATTCAAATCCAAGTCGCTCTCCAAGTTGGAAATGTTTGAGGCGGCTAAACAGTGTGGGCTGTCCATTGGTATTCTCTCCGCGCTTGTCCAAGCCGGTGCGCTCGAAGACTATAAAAATTCCCGCGTCAAGACCGTTTACGAAGCCCAACTTTGGAACGTCCTCACGGACAGGGAGAAGCCGCTTGTCTTGCAGTATGCCCCGACATTCAACTACGATTTGGTCAAGACACTCAAGCATCTGACCACGTTGAGAAATGAAAAGGGCAAACTGATAATCAAGGAAACGCGAGTCGCCACCATCCGTGAAAAGGCCAAGAACTACAAGGTCATTTACGAACAGAACATACTTTGCGAAAGATTCGCTAATTGGTGGTATGAGAACTCCTTGTTGGGCTATGCTTCTAGCTGCCGACTGATTGATATTTTTCAGGAGAAGATTGAAGGTCTTACCGAAGTCGGCAAGGTCAACGACAGCGACATGGATTCGCGTGTCGTGTTCATCGGTAAAATCTCCGAGGAAGTCAAGCGCGGCGTATCCAGAGGCAAGGGCAGCAAATACGCATCCATGTTCGTAGCCGACGAAACCGGCTCGACCAAGGTAATGATTTTCAATAAGAAACTTGAAGAATGCGAAAGTTTGAATATCCGCTTACCCAAAGAGGGCGACATTGTTATCGTCAAGGGCACGAAAAAGGAAGGCACGATTTTCGCCGACCTTATCGCAGTCCAGCAGAACAAAATTTACACCAAGCTATCCGACTGTAAATCTCAGGAGGAATAACCCGTGTATTCGGCCACGTCGTATATGCCCAACTGCCAGAGATTGTAGGATGCGTTTAACGGCCCCATGAATCCCGATGCGTCGGATTGATTCAGCGTGACTTTCGGCCCCCTACCAGTCGTTACGAACCACCCACTGTTCAGAATGGCGTCGGTTACGGATGAATCATAGAACTGCCTCATGTCTTCCAAGTAGTAAATCTTCGGAGCATTCGGAATCCTCATAAATGGCTCATAAGGAGTTCCGGTATGTTGAGAAATGGATGCGCTCAACAGGAACACGGAGTTGGGGAATATGGTGCCGTCGTTGGCAAGAACTTGCTCAAACCCGGCGAAATCGTTGCCCTCGTTCAACACCGATAGGTCGCTCATGGCCGGAACCACGTAACGGTTGTAGTAAAATGGGCCTTGTGTCAAGTGAGGGGCGTAGATATTGCCCCTGTTGCTGATGTGGGGCACGTTCACCCTCGTAACGCACTTGGATGGCGCAGGTTGAATCGGAGAGGTAGGGGAGCCTGATTCCACTAGCGGAAGCCTCAAAAGCACGTCAGAAGCGAAGCTAGGGGCATAGAATGAGGCTAATGGAGCGTTCTTGGATACGTCTTTGAGGAAAATGCCCTCCGAGAATACAGCAGACTCGGCCTGACTGTCGTATCCGAACTCCCCGGAAATCCTGCATTGGCCGGTCAGTTGGATGTTTTGCTCATAGTCTATGGGCTGACTTCCATATTTATTGAATTTTATTGAATTTATTTTGAAGTTGAGCCTCGCCTTATCGCGGAAACGGAAGCCCGTAATAGGCACCCCATTCTCCAAAACCTTCTGTTGCCAGTAGTATTTCACGCCCTTGGTGGTGGCATTACCCCTTGAGTCCATCCCGCTGCAAATCGTTGCGTAGTCATCGCCCGGAGCAGGCCAGATGTAATCCGGGGATTCGTAGGCATACTCGCTAAATCCGGTAGTCACGAAAGCTTTTATCGCCTCCGAGATTGAGGATGAAGCTCCTCCGATACGATGGGCGCGTTCGATTCCAGTGAGGTCGAAGTTGTAGAACCAATTCTGCCCGTCCTGCGGCTCAACGGCATAGAAGCCCGGTGTCAAATTCATGGCTCTAGTATGCAGGGCAACCTCAAAACCGGGGCGCAGATTTAATTCGATGAGCGATTGGTCGGCGGAAGGATTTCTCTTGACGCAATCACAATCGGAAGTATCCAGTCCATAACCCCCGGTCATGCCGAACCAAGCGTCCCCGTAAAGCCCCTGCGAGTGATATTGCCCATCCACCCCCAAATTACCAGCGACCCTCTCCAACCAAATCAAGTCATACCCATCTTGAATCAACTCACCAGACCTATTGTAAATCGGGTTAGAGCATCCTGCAAGTGCTGAAATCGGAGAACCCGAACTGCCACAGAAGAATGTCTGTAACGCATTGTCGGCGTATTCAGGGTGCAGGTTCATGTCTCGCAGACTTGTGGCTGGTAATGTATATTTCAGCGTAACGTTGACGTTCTGGCTCTGCTGCCCGTGGAATGGCAAATCCCTGTCCAAGTCCGGCATGATTGAGTAGTAGTCCGGGCCATCAGCAGAATAACGGTGCCTAGCGAAGTGAAATGCGAAACATTGACCACCACACGCCGCGACTCTTTCCAAAGAGATTTCCCTAAGCCCCTTGACAAATGAAGGGACAGAATTTCCCCTAGCAGAATAAGCCTGTAGCATTCCGCTCGGATAAGTCTTCACGATTGGGCAACATGCGAAATTCTGGGATTCACCAAGGTATTTACAGCCACCTCCGCTAACCTGATTCGGAGAAATGACTTGGAATACTTGCAGGCATGAGTCGCAATCCTTTTCAAGCCTTATCGTCACAGGGGCGACCCTAGAAGGATTTGAATAAGTGCTTGGGAAATTGCCCGAGATAAACATTGCGCCCCCGGTATGGAAAATAGATAGGTGCTGGTTCGAGTAAACCGGAACAGTCGAATGAAAAGTCGAATCAAGCGGCAACTTTTGCATTTCCGCCCCATCAGAATATGTCAGGAAATAACCGGATTGCGGGTCTGCTGATTGTATCTGAAATGGCGTTGAAGGATTATCGGTGGCCTGATAGCATCCGGTCACGTATTCAAAAACGTAGAAACCAGAAGGGTATGTGCCCAAGGAAACCACACCATTCAGTCCGAGAGCCTTTGTAACAAGTATCCCAGTCTTTCCCGGCTGACTGCATTGCCCCGAATACATTGCGGATACACCGCCACCCGCGTAAAAGTGTTCCCATACAGCAGAAGCGTCAGACCAGTAGTTATCAACGTAGGCCGAATTCGGAGGCGGCAGAGCTTCTAGGAATCCCGTGTTAGGATTGTTCTCCGTGGCCCATAGCATAGCCTCTGAGAAATTGCCGTAACTGTCAAATACGTCATTATCCACCAAGTCAAATTTATCAGATAGAACAGGAACCCCTCCCACATAGACCCTCGAAATTACGGATGACTTATGGAATACTCTGGCAATCTGTTCTGATACAGTAAGATTGACCATAACCTCCAAAGGAAATCCGGTTGGGTAATCCTCATTCACACCGCTTGCGCTTGGGTAGAGGAATGTCACGGCTTCCGAACTGAATGGCCCGGTGGAATATCTTGGAAGATAATTTTCTCTATCCTGCTCGACTATAATTGGAGTCAATAGCCCGGACTGCGGGAATGGCGTTTCCCAACCACTCAATACCCCTCCGTCCCAAGCCGGAAAATAGTGGAAAGAGATTAGGTCGCCACTTTCGCTATACCCCCAAAGATTTGTCGTGGACGCCGGGAGAACGGAAGTGTAACCATCAATAAATCTTAGCGTTGGCCCCTGATTCGCCCCGATGACATTCGGCAGTAATTCCCTAAAGAAGTCTCCCATTGAGATTACCGATTCCCCACTCTTGGCTATAAAGCTTTGGTATGGATGACTGGCATTGTATCCGGTTGCTCCGCTTTCCGTCGAAAGAATACCACCCCCGCCGTCTCCCATGCCAAGGCACTTTTTTGCGTATGCCGCGTTAGCCCCGGTTAATCCCGTATTCGGGACAGTCCACATGAATGAAATCTTAGGTTTGTTGCCCGTAGCCCCAATATCGTAGGAAGCCCCGGAATTGCCAACGCCGGTATATTTCATGCCGTTAATAACCGGACGCAAAGCAGAATCAAAGCTTCCACCATTTTGGAAAGTCCCAAAGAAGAAGTCCCCGCTTTGAAAGCCGCTCATGGTCTTGTTGTATAGCTGCTCGCTAACATACAAACACGGCAACTCGAAAGAGGTAGAGTTGACCGCTGGCCCTCCAACCGTCCCAGTATCCAAATAGTCCACCAGACTTAGGGAACGAATCAGAAGCTTGTCGAGAATGACATCAGGATTGGTTCTTAGCTTCGCGTAATCCGCGCCCCATACATTCTTGTCCAGAGACAAAGGTATGATTTTGAATCCGGTCATCGGCACGAAATCATAAAGCGGCTGTGGCGGCATGTCGTTCGTGTATCCGGTGATTCTCCATCGCGGGCTATTTCCCCCGATATGAGAGAGACTATATCCCGTAGGGTTAGGAGCTTGAGGGACTTGACCCGTCTCAATAGTATTGATTGATTCGTAAACCGGCAAGTCCACATTGATTCTGCCTAGCAGGTATTGTCTAGCAGGGTCAGACCATAAGCCGGTTCTTTGGTCGTAGAGTTCTGGTGCCGCCGAAACGTTAAAGCCAGCAAAGACTTCTGACAAATCCTCTGAGCCAATAACATTTGGCGCATCTGGGAATTTTCTGTAGAAAGAAATGTTGTTGACCGGATATACGGAATTTCCATCGTCGGTGCAAGGCAGATTGGTATAGACATAGAATACGGTATTATCCTCTCCAGTTACCGCCTGTTTTATGCAGGGGTTATCCAAGGACGGCATGTTGTCATAGATGATTCCCCCGGATACATAGTAGTATTGGGTTTCGGAATCCCCCATAATTTGATAGTCAACGGTCTGCGAAAACAATCCCGTCGTATCATAGAATGGATAATGGTAAACATCAACCTCGTCGTCCTTCGGGCTGTTCAAGGCTATGCCGCTCAAGACCAGATTATACGGCTGCGAAAGGATTCGGGAAATTACGCCGTCCCTGAATCCCGTGGCATTAAGCTGCGAAGCCTGCTCTGGATATACGGAAGCATAATAGGAGAAAGTCGCGGTGAGTAACTGTTTGGTTTGCCACTGGCTCAACCTGTTTACGCTTGCGGAACAGAAAAGGGCGTTGACAGCACTCAACAATGATTCAAAATTCGGATTCGTGTCTCCCCCAAGTTCGGTTACAAAGCCAGTGAGGGTGTCATGGACAAGACCATCGTATCCCAAGTATCCGCCGAATACTAGAGAATCGGCCTTGCTAAGAACGTTTGTGTTGAACAGACTGACCGCGCTTTCGTCAGAATATGTGACGCTGAATCCGCTGGCGATTCCGTTGTATGTCGTGGAAATGATGGAGGACTTTCTCAGGTCGCCCTTGGCGTCCAGACTGGCCATAGCCATAGCCAGCTTGCGAACGCTTTGCGCCAGCGCCGAATCCAAAGGTTCGTTGCTGCCGTTTACCATCGTTAAGAATTCCTGTGACATTTTCCCTCTATTATAGATTTTTCGTTTAGAAACCGTTAATCAAATCGGACATATAGTTCATGTTTGAGTAAGCCTTTTGCGTCGAACCAATCCAAGCCGTAGGAGTCACGTAGTTGCAATGGTCGGAACCCCCACCGTGGCACGGGTCTATGGACTGGTATTCAGCCAGCTTCGGCAGCAAGTCCGGGGCCAAGAACCCCTCAACAGCCTGCGCCCAAGGCGTTTGTGCTGGCCCAAGAACCCTCGTTGCGTCCAAGCCGTTATATCTCGCGTCGGAGACAATCTTATCAGGCCCGTATTTCGATGACAAATTTCCAAACAAATCGAGACTCTTTCCACCCGGTAGAATTCCTTGGTCGTATCTAAGGCTTAGGCATGGCGGGAAACATACGTTAGCCTTTACCCCCAAAGTAGGACATTCATAAATGTCCAAGTCCTGAGAACCCGCCACAGCTATGGCATCATTCGGATACTGGCAATATCTGGCGTCGGTTCCGTCTGCCGGGGCCAAACCGCTGCACCTGTTTCTCCAAGTCCCGAACGGAACGCCGCACCAGCTAATAGTCCCGTCATCATTGGTCGTCTGATTGAACTCAAATTTCTGTGTCCACACCGCCGCGCCAGCGTTGATGTAGTTTGGCTGCCCCCCCGCCGCATCGGTTCTAATGCTTCTAATTTCTTCAAACAGCGCGTCGTTCTTACTCACCCTGTCGAAGTTACGGATATACAATCCATAGACCGCAGGAAGGTCATACATCATTGTGTATGGGCCGTCTGTAGAATAGGCATACATACCCAATGGCATTCCGTTGCCATTCTTGTCGCGGTTGTGCCTGTTCATCTTCCAGAAGAACGAGTATGGCCCCGGCATGGTTTGGCGCGTAAGGTAAGAGCTATTCGGTTGCCCGACCCAAGAATACTGGAAACCAGCATTGCCGACTCGCAGCCCCGGCGCGATGTAAGACCAGTTGGTAACGAACTCCTTCTTCTTATTTCCGCAGAATATGTAGAACGAGCTAAATCCTTCCACGAAGTATGCCATGTGCCTACCCAAAGAACTTTTCCTCCATCCGGCATTTCCGCCCGGATAGGACTTCAAGCTGGTTCTGATGTTATCCAGAAGTTTATTCTTATCCGTTAGGATATTTGAGAACGTAATCAGCGTCTCGCCACGGCTGTCTTTTCCGTCCCAAGTATCATCCTTGCCAACAAGGTCTGTATATCCAAGCCTCTTGATAAGTCCGAGGTTATTGCTAAACTGCCATTGTCCCTTGCCGTAATTTTGACTGGCCGATTTGGTTGGGAACGCCGACCACTTCTTCGCTCCTTCTGACGCGGGATACAGGGCGGAAACTATGTCCCCGGCGTTGAACGGAATGCCTTGCTTGGTATTATCTGTAGCCCAAGCTGGCTCCTCAACAGACCAATGCTTGACTTTCGTGCCGCCATTCAGATACAAGTCAAACGGAATACCGAAATAATCTCCCAAGAACTGACCCTCCGAAACTTTAGGCAGGGCCGTTCTACCATACATGGCGTCTCCTTCTTCCTGAGTCAGAATTTTCGAGAACGTCACCAACGCACCGTAAGGGACGACCTGACCCCAGTTAGTGTTCAGAAGCGGCAAATCCTGAATGGCTGGTGGTTGCCAAGTGAAGTTCCACGTATCGTATCCAATCATCCCCATCGTTCGTTTCTTATTGTCGTCACAGCAAGGCGACCAGCTAGGCAGACATCCCACGGCACTTGGAGTCCTGCGTTCCGCAAACGCCGTTTCTGGAATGGCATCTGTGTTCGGCGTGTATCCATAATACGGGCCGGTGTAACTGGACAGGGCGATATTCTTCTGGTTCCCACTTCCATCCATTGAAGTGAACACAAGCTTTGACGGCCATCCTTGGGAACTTCCGTTCTTTACTGCTACGTCCAAAATCAAAGTATCATCAATAATCAATCGGGCAGGCTCGCTTCTTCTTTCCCCGAAGATGCCCGAGACTACGCAGAAGTAGTAATATTGGTCGTCAATACCCACCTTGGCACCCTTTACAAACTCAGCGAATTGGTTAGGAAGCCCCGGAGTGATTGAAGTTCTGTATCCCGTTAGTTTCGGGACGCATTCATTTGGGTGGATGACTGTGCAGTTATTGCTTCCGTCGCCTTCTAGGTTACACCATTCGCCCGTGGGATTAGACCATTCCACTCCGCTCAGATTCCCCAAGTTGTAATTAGCGTATAGCCCAGTAGGGAACCTTCCCCACTTATAGGAAAGCTTGGATATAATCTTTCCATTATCATCGGTCAGCTTGAGTCTGTCAGCCCAATAATTGATTTCCGGCCATCGCCCATCCTGAACTTTGTCTTCCGGCAAGGTGTGGTAATCAACCGCGAGCGACCTGAACGTAGGCGTTTGCCCAACCTTGCAGATAATGTCGTTTGGCTGTTGAACAAAGATTGGGTTAAAGCATGAGAAGCTCGGGTCTAAAACCCCGATTTGGTGGTAGCCCAAAACTTGCAGAACGCCTGTATAATCCAAATGCACATGTGTATTGTTATTCGTAAGTCCGTTGCCAGAGGCCACTGGAACATAACCGCGTTTCGGGTGCATTTTCCCATTGCCAATTTTGTTGTAGAACCCGGCGTTGAATCCCAATGGCTCCCCAACCGGAGTGTAGGTTTGGAGTGCGGATAGATTAGGGAATACTCCCGAGTTCGACGCGTAATACCCCTCGAAATATCTTCTTGGGATTTGCGGGGGCTTACTCTTGCTGTTCGGGGCGACCAGCCAGAACGCATTGTAATATCCCGAAGGGTCGTCCATTCCGTAATAAATCCTGCCCATTGGATACAGGTCAACCGGCGTTCCGTAGGATTCGTTACCCAAGTTTCTCTTATGGGAAAGATTCCTCTGGACATTCGCCATGAAGTTGTAGCTTCCGGTGTTGAGACTCCCCTGCGTGTCACGAACGATGTAGTTGCCATACTTACCAATGAAACCGGCGTCGAAGGCAGGCAAGTCCCCCTGATTAAAGAACACACTCTCGAACAGATTGTTGGTATATAGATAACTGTCAGGAACACCAGACCTGTAATACCCAGTATGGGTGACGTTATTGATTGGGTCTGTGACAGAGCCATTAGGGTTGATTTCAAGATAGCCGTTGTCATTGTAGAGCGTTGGGATGTCGTTAATCCAAGCCGTCAACAAGTAAGGCTCACCCATCTGGGAGTATTTGCATTCAATCCAAAACTTGTCATGCAGGACTTTGATTCCGCTCTTTGTGAAGTTCTGTAGCCTGTTGTATCCCGCGTCCCCGGTAAGGAAGTCGTAGTTCAGGGCCAAGAACAATCCTTGATTTCCGGCGTAGTAATCGCTGTATTTCCTCTGTAGGGCGGAAGTCTTCAGCAGCCTGTTATAAATTTCAGGCCCGCCGAGTCCCACAGTCGCGTTATCAAAGGGATTCGCGTTGTCTCCCGTCGTGCATCCACTGTTCACTGTTCCATCCGGGTTGATTAACGTCCCGGCAGACTCAAGGAACCTCACTCCATAGAATCCATATTTACCAATGGCAGAGTAATACGGAACTTCAAAGTAGGTTTCAGGCGAGGCAAAGATGTTGGCCCCGAAAGTCCAAGGCAGGTATTTCGGATAGTCCGCGCAAAGACGGTGCTGCCAATACCAGCTTTCCCAAGCGATAGACGAGTCAAAGGTCTGAGGGGTTGGGTTATTTCCGTCCGTTCTCTGAGTAGTCACCACGGTAACAGAGCCGTCTGAATTGACTATGTTACTGGTGACAGGCTTGCCGATTACCCTTCCTTCGTCGGGGCTGTTATCAAACGGAAATGTGTCCGCGTTTTCTTGATACACGAAGTTCCAGAACCACCAGTCTTCATTGCCAAGGTCTTGCGCTCCCGCTCCATATCCATCAACGTTTCCGCCCTTGCCATTCCCACCCAGTCCGGCGAATCCAAAACCAGCGATGGCGTTGGCCACGAAGGTAGCCATTAGGTCGTTGCTGCCTCTAAGTATGGACGTGTCCGTTTCCAATACCAGAGCAGGGCAGAGATTGTTATTGTAGATGTTGATGTTGCCTCCCACGGCGCACACATCCTGCATGAAGAAGTTTCCATCCAAGTCCAATACGGTAGGGATGGGAGAATTGTTGTATAGGCTTCCCCCGAAGATATAGGAAGGATAACCACTCGGCCCCGCATATTCAATTCCGTTGCCCGGAACCCATTTGATTTCCGCTTCCTGATAGGTCGGACAATTCGCGTCAATGTCACTCGGGCATTCGTAATAGAAGTAGCGAAAGTGCTGCAAGGGGGAGATAAGTGGATTGCAGTTTTCGGGGGACTTTCCACCACCACAGTTAATAGGAACGATTCCGTTCAACTGATGGTATTCTTCTACGGTGATTTGGAATGCGTCTGCGAAATTTATCGCATCCCCGGCATCGGATTGGGTAAGCGTTCTGGACGTTCCAAAGTTCGACAATACCGATGTTCGGGTCGGATTTGCTCCCCACGGAGATTCAAAGAATCCATGACGATAGTAGGCGTTGTAGAAGTTCTTGAACGGCTTGTCGGGTTGCCTGATACCGTGGCAGGTTTCGTAAATGGAACAGGACGGGGTAACGTATTCGCCCGAAAAAGTCCTTCCCGCGCCCGCCCATCCATAGAGATAATACGGGCCTGTGAAGTTGGAATCGAAAATGTCAATCGAACTGTCGGGAGGGGAAGTCGTGAAAACGAGGCCGTAGCTTATGCCAGTCGGGGCGGTCTTTGCTCGGGTCAGGCCACGGAAAACCCCGGAGTTTTCGCCTCCGCTTGCCGGGGCATAATCCAGCACGTCCCCGCTCCTGAAACCTGTGAACACAAACTGCATTTTTTTAGATTCCTTCGACCTTCTATACTATAATACACATAAGCTATGATAAACTTCTATAAACCAAACCCAAGAAATACCGGCCACGCCTGCTCATTCAAACTATCCAACCAAGATAACCGCTTTTACGCGGAAATCCTCAAACAAGACTCATGGAACCCTGCGACCCGCACCGGCTCCTTCTCCCAAAACGCAAAAGACCCGGCGAAGAAGGCTGTGGTCAAGTTCTCCCACACTGAAATCGGGGGAATCCTTGACTCTATTGACACGGGCCGTGCATTCTCGGCCTACCATGACGGCGCAGTCACCCAGTTTTCCACGTCCATCAAATTCGAGCCGTATATGAAGGATGGGGTGCAGATTGGTCACTCTTTCTCAGTCGTCAAATCCTCGAAGGAGGACTCCTCGAAGAAAACCAATTTCGTCATCGGTCTGAACTTCGGCGAAGGCAGGCTTTTGAAGGAAGCCCTCACCTTGTTTATCCGCAAGGCCATCGAAATTGACGTTGCCAATTACGCTGCAAAATCTCCAAAAAGTGAATCGCCCGCCGCTTCCGACGGTCAAACAATCGAGGCCACCAGTCTCGACGTGTAATGAAGAAAAAGAAAATCGTTTTCCAAACCGATTTTAGCCTAGCTAAAACCGGGTTCGGACGCAATATCCGAGCCATACTTGAATACCTGTTCCGCACGGGCAAGTATGACTTGGTTCATTATTGTATCGGAGTCCCAGTGGGGCATCCAGAACTCGCCCGCACCCCTTGGAAAAGCGTGGGCTGTCTCCCCAACGACCCAAGACAGATTCAGGAGTTAAATAAAGACCCTCACATCGCTCGTCAGGCCGGATACGGGGCATGGAATCTCGACAAGGTAATCCTTGAAGAAAAGCCGGACGTTTACGTTGCCTCGCAAGATATTTGGGGCGTTGATTTCGCTGTCGAAAAGAAATGGTTCAAGAAGACCAATTCGGTCATTTGGACTACTCTTGACTCACTTCCTCTGCGACCAAGCGACATTAAAATTGCCCCAAAAATCAAGAATTTCTGGATTTGGAGCAGCTTCGCCACCAACGCCCTGCACAAGCTGGGTCATACTCACGTCAGGACAGTTCACGGTGCGGTTGATACGTCGCATTTCTGCAAGCTTCCGAATCTGCAAAGAACGGAACTGCGAAAGAAAAACGGCATCCCCCTTGATGCCTTCATCGTTGGTTTCGTGTTCCGTAATCAGCTAAGAAAGAGCGTCCCTAACCTTCTTGAAGGATATAAGATGTTCACGAAGGAGCATCCCGAAGTCAAGAATCCGCGCTTGCTCCTGCATACCAACTGGTCTGAGGGTTGGGACATTCATAAGCTTGCCGCCGAATACGGGGTCAACAAGAACGAGATTCTTACCACCTACGTCTGCAAGTCGTGCCTGAAATACGAAGTCAAGCCTTTCACGGGTCACGACCAGAACTGCAAGCATTGTAAAACGGAAAAGTCCCAAATCACAACCGGGCCGGGTCTTGGGGTTTCCGAAAAATACCTGAACGAGATTTACAACCTGATGGATGTTTACTGTCACCCGTTCACTTCGGGCGGTCAGGAAATCCCCATTCAGGAAGCAAAGCTTACCGAACTGATTACTCTCGTCACGAACTATTCGTGTGGTGAAGAAATGTGCGAACCGGACGCAGGTTCCATCCCCCTAGACTGGGCGGAATACCGCGAGCATCAAACTGAATTCATCAAGGCTTCTACTTATCCCGCCTCCATCGCCAAACAACTGGGCAAGGTATTGAAGATGGACGCCTCCAAGAAAACCGCGATGGGCAAGCAGGCGAGGGAATGGACTATCAAAAATTTCTCCACGCAGACCGTAGGCGGCATTTTCGAGGAATTTATTGACAACTGCCCGCCAGCGGACTTCTCCAATCTTGAAAAGGAGTCGCTGCCAAATCCATTCGTTTCCATCCAGCCAATCGAAGACAACACGGAATGGGTCATCAGTCTGTATAAGGAAATCCTGAATCGTCAAGACATTGACAAGGAGGACGATGGCGTCAAGTATTGGATTGGGGAATTGAGCAAGGGCCAGAAGCGCGAAGTCATCGAGCAATTCTTCCGTCAAACCGCCGCCAAGGAACTACAGGAGAAAAATAAGACGGACTTCAATGAACTCTTGAATAAAAACGACAAGGGCAGAATCCTTGTGGTCATGCCCGAAAGCGCGGGGGACTTGTTCCTACTGTCGAGCGTCTTCCCGTCCATCAAACGCCGTTACCCGGATTATGCCCTTTACGTTGCCACGAAGCCGGAATACAGGTCGGTGCTGGATGGAAACCCGCACGTTGACCACTGGCTTGAATACAATCCAATCATGGACAATCTCTTATGGCTGGAAGGCAATGGAACTAACAAGGGATATTTCAATATCGCCTATCTTCCGCACGTCCCCACGCAGAGAATTTTCACTTATCAGCACAACGGGGAAGATAAGCTTGATTTTGATTTAGAAAGCTACCACTAATGCACCTGATTGAAACATACGCCCTAGCTTGCGGAGCCAAGATTGACGAGCCGTTTATCTACGAGTCTTTCACTCCGTTGCCGGAAGGAAAATACATTTCTTTCCACACGAACACCAAGTTCAACTCCAAGAACTACGATTACTGGCAGGACGTAATCGGCCTTCTCCTGCCCATTCTTGCGAAGGAGAACATCAAGATTGTCCAAACGGGTGGCCCTAACGACCCAGCAATCGCGGGGGCGATTGACTATCGCGGAAGAACCACAGTCAACCAGTTGGCTTATATCGTGAAACGTTCCGCGCTCCATTTTGGATGCGATAGTTTCGCCATTCACCTTGCCTCCGCGTTCAACATCCCCATCGTTGCCCTCTACAACATCATCCAGCCAGAGAACGCTGGCCCTTATTTCGGCGACAAGAGCCAGCACATCGTATTCAAATGCTATGAACGTCTTGGTCAAAAGCCTTCGTATGCCTCCGACGAAAACCCAAAGACCATCAACACTATTTTTCCAGAAGAAATAGTCGAAGCCATTTTGAAGCTTCTCGGCATCGCTTACGCGCCTGCGTTCCGCACAATCCACATTGGGGATGGTTATGGCCGTATTCAAATCAACGACTTCATGCCTAATCAAGTGGTCAATGTCCATGACAAGAAGGCGGTTTTGGATGTCCGCATGGATTATCTGTTCGACGAAGAAATCCTTGCCCGTCAGCTACGCGTGAATCGCTGCCGCATCTTCACAGACAGGAGAATCAATCTCCAAATCCTCGCCGCAAACAAGGCCGCGATTGAGGGCATGTTCTACTTTATCCGCGAAAACGACGAACCCGCTTTCGTCAGGGAAGTGGCCGAACTTGGGATTCGCTGTGCCCTTCTGTGTAATTTGCCATCCGAGCAAATCGAGCGCAAAAAGATTGACTATTACGAACACGCCAACATCAACGTGATTCCTAAAATCAAGCCCGAGTTGCTGGAAAAGCTAAAAAAAATCAATAATTTGCATTTTAAATCCTGCCGCAACGTCCACAGCGAGGGCAAGGTTTATGCCTCCCGAGCCTCCCAAATCGCAGGAGTCGTCAAAACTGAGGGTTTCCAGCCCGTCATTGACTCCCCGGACTTCTGGAACGATGAAGCCGAAAACTGCATGTTTGTGGAAATGCTTGACAAAACCCGAAACATACCGTAATCTTATACCATGAGCAATACGCCTCCGAAACTGTTCAAGCGAAACGAGTTTGGTCTGATTGATGACGAATCCATATCATACGTCTTTAACGAAGACGGTTCGGTCAACTGGCGCAAGATGGTCAAACCCGAATTCCTCGTCCCAAACAAACAGGCTTTTGAACGTCGCGGCAAGCAGATTCCAGAATCCATTGAAGGATTGGAAGACAGGGACTTGATTATTCTCCTTGGGGGAATCAAGGATTTGGCTGCGCTTCGCGGCTACAGTGAGGTTAGACATACAGTTCAATCCCCCGCCGCAGATTGCATTATTTCTTCCTGCGCTATTAGCTGGCTTCCAAACTACGAAACGGAAAACCGACCAGTCACTTTTAGCGCGATTGGTGATGCCACTCCATTCAACACTACTAATTTCGGCAAGAACTTCCTTGGAGCCTGTGCGGAAAATCGTGCCTTCGTTCGTGCCGTCCGCAACTTCCTCAAGGTCAACATCGTTGGTCAAGACGAATTGGGCGGGACTGCTGGCCCTACGCAGGACGCTCCTGAAACCGACCAAACATCTGCTACCCTTTTGGCGGTCATGGCCGCACACAACGTATCCTTCGAGAAGGTCAAAAGCACTCTCGTCAAAGAGCAATTCCCCGGAGCCGAGCTATTCACGCGTGTCGAGGATATTCCGAACTTCAAGAAATTCGAGCTTATCGAGCGCATCAAAAAGGCCGTCTCCAACAAAGAGAAGCCCGAACCGGCTTAAATCTGCGTGTAGTAGAAGTAGGTTGTCTGCCTCTCCATTGGAGTCAGAAACGAGTCGGGCGTGGCTACTATCGTCGGCAAGCAAGACCCACCGGCGACTCTTTCCTTACCACCCACATTCAAGTCCACGTAAGAGGAACACTTGAACGTGATGGAGTCCCTTGAACCGAAAACGTATTCCGTGTTCGGCGGGATATTCGCTCCCGGCTGATACCCCCTGCCCAAGAAATACGAGTTGATGAAATTCTCGTAGTCTGCTTTTGGCAGGTTGATATAAAAGTAATTTTTTGCAGGGTCGAACTGTCCCACGGTTCCATTGGCCTTGCCCCCGCCCACAATCTTTCCTGAATCATCAAGTGACGCCGGTAGGGTTTGCCCAAGCATTGCCGCGTTGCTGCCAAGATACGGGGTATTGATTCCATTGGTGGAGAACCAAGACTGGAAAAACTGCGTATCAGCAGTCAGATAATCCCTCATTTTCTGGACAGTGATTACCTCCCCCACTTTGTAAGGGGCGTTGATTGGAGTGATTTCGTTCGTTGAAAAAGCCACGTAACTTCCCACGTTTACATTCCCTTGTGCGTCAACCCTTGTTAATTGACTCGGTTGCGTTACGCCGACGTTCATTCCAGAGGGGCAGCTAATCCATAGTTGTTGAGGTCTAGCCACCAGAATCAGGTTGTCTTGCAGGAATATGCCCGCCCCATCCGAACCGGCAGTAACCATCGGGCGTTTTCTAGGTTCCTTAATGGCCAGAACAAATCTGCTAAGAATGTCCACATAGTAGTCGCTCGTCAGTCCGGGGTCACCGACATTTCCGATGACATAGGCTTTACATGGGGGAGTATTGCTATTGACCCCGTTCAATAGCGGCGATGCGGAATATGCCTTTTCAACTTTTATGTCCATCTTATGTCAATCCTTGGTTCAGGAAATTTAATACTGATGAAGAGTCTGAGAAATAATTCAGGTCTGTCATCAAGATTTTCGGGTTTGTGGAGTATGCCTTGTATCCACTGGCGGTGAATGAAATTGATGAGCCATCTGCCGTCAAAGTCACAATCGCCGTCATTATTCCAGTATAAGGTATCGGATTCACAGTCAGTCCGAAATACAAAGGAGTCTCGCCACTATAAGGTATTACACTACCCGTAACTGGGCTTAATGATTCTGCATTCAGCCCACTAGACAGTTGCCACACGTCATTGAACACGTAATGATTGTGAGTAGAATTTAATACTATGACCCCAGAAGCATCACCAACCTGCATGTCTCCTGATTGTCTTACGAATGAAACCTTTGGGTAAAAGGCCGACGAATAACCGGAACCCGGATTCGTGAAAATCAACCCCTGCAAATAATAACCACTTCCCGTTGCTCCGCAAATTGGGAATCCAGTAAGGTATCCCGCGTCCAATCCCATGACCGGTAAACCGGCAAATGCACTAAACGGGAATCTGACCCCGCTGTCCAGCGTGTAGTCTGAGCAGCCCCCTCCTGTTCCTAAATAAGCAAAAGGTGGTTCCACATATCCAGAACCCTTATCCAAGATTTCAAATCCAGTTGCAATGTAAAAATACGCCGGACTGATGATGGAGCCATAGACAACTTGGTCAACCACGGGTTGTGGATTCAAATACAACCAACCCGATGCTCCGCTTCCGATGCCATTGATTCCAGAAAAGAGCAGAGGAATGGCCACCGGGCACCCAGTCGTGAAAATGTTAAGCCCGAAATCAAAATTTCTAACCGAATAGTATTGGGTGAATTCAGCGTTTGGGCACGAATCATAGAATCCAGTCACAGTAACTTCAAACCCCGTCACATACTCATGTGTGTAGAAAATGTTGGTAGCTGGCAAACCCGGAGAAAAGTCAACATGAACTACGCCCGTTCCGTCAGTTTGAGTAAAAACATTGAACTTCGATACTCTAGCTGCTAAGAATCCCTGCGCCGGATTACTCTCGAACGTCAAAGTGTTTAATCCAGTTACATCGTAAAACAGCGTAGGGATGCTAGGGTCTGGACTTAATTTGGATAGCGATGGAACTATGTAATTGAATCCAGATACAGAAGAAGTGAAAAACGTCTGAGCCACCTGACCTAAGCTTGTGTTCAAGAACAAATCGAACTGGTAAGTCTTGTCGTCTTGGGTATTTGACGTATCGAACAGATTAAAGTGAGACGTTCCACTTGCGAACACCATACCTGAAATTATACCAGATAGCGGAGGCGGAAGGAAGAATGTATTGTCGGTAAATTGGATGTCATATCCAAAAACAAGAACATCCATGTCCGAGTTGTTGGTTACATCTACGGTCAGTTCTCCACCCGGCAGATATGTCGGGCTAACTGAAATCGAAATTGGGATTGCGGGCGTGTATAAGTAAACGTCTGCGTTGACCCCGGATGCCCCGTCCAACGTGACACTTAGTATGTTGAACCAGTTTGGCGAGCAGGACTCTATTCTCAAAGGTTCGCCATTGATGAAAAGCTGGGATTGTCCGCTGACGACCTCTCCGCGCAGATTGAATGGCTTGTCGTATCCCCAAACGAACATGCCGCTGTTATCGTAAAGCTTGTCATTGGTCAGCGTAAGGTAGAACGTTCCGTCCTGCCCGCTTGGGCTTCCGTATCCAGAGAACCCTATCTGGGCCGTGCCTGTTCCGAACAGAAAAAGATTATCCAACTCAAAAGCGAAGCTCTTGGTCAGTGGAAAAACCTTTTTGATGTTGCCTGTTAGATACATGTTACAAAGGCTTGAGTCTTGGGCCGATACTGTTGAGGATGGCCTCCTGCTTAGGTAGCGTCGGCGGCTTATTGGAGAACGAAAGACTTGTCTCTACTCCATTGTCCCCGATTGACACAGTGAAGCTCGTAAGCCCACTGGACGGTGTGACCGAATTGATAAAGTCTCCGAACAGGTTCGGCGAGCCAACGACATTGAATGTCGCAGACTTCATTGGGAAATTAGATTGATAGGAGTTCAATTCGGAAATGAAATTGTGATAGTCCTGTATCGTCTGCAAAACAGTTCCATTGGCATTCCCAGAGTAAACCGTGGCGTAGTTTTTGAAACGCATGGTATTCGGGTCTAGGATTGGCTTTACGTCCGGGTCAATGGTGTTATTGATGGTCTTTACCATTGAAGTGTTGTTCCCCGTCTCACTTACCGGAGAACCGTAGATTTCCATGAACGGTGGAGTTCTCAATTCTCTGCTGATGGTAGAACTCATTAGCCCGATATACTCGAACAGGTCGTTCGGCTTGTTTGAGATTGGGTAGATGATTTTGGTGGAGGCGATTCTGTGAATCAACGATGGGACTGCCTGCAAAGCCTCGTCATAGTAATATTCTCCGTCCAGTCCCTTCTGCTCCATGCTCGTTACCGGGTTTCTCTCCACGGTAATGGACAGGGAACGAGCGTTGTTTCCCGACGCGAATCCCGACGGCCATCCCGCCCACAGAATAGAAATAGGGTCATCAATGTTCGTGCAGGAGAATTTCGAGTCCCCTGAATGAGCCTCGCCACTAAGCAGAAGCCCGGTATTGCAGACCACGGACACAGGGGAATATTTACAGATGTTCGGTGGAACCTGCTTTAACAATTCAAGACGCTGGGTTTCGTATTGCAGGAACAAATTACGGGCCATGATTGCATTATACGAATCATAGTAGTCGTTCATATTGAACGAGATTCTGGCATTCGGGTGTGTCTCGATGTTAGGAACGATGCAAACGTGCAACTTGGCACACTCCTGATGGATTCGACTGTCAGTTCCGACAGCCAAGATACCAATGGCATCTGTCGCCGTTGTGGAAAGGTTGTCCAATTCCGCCTTCAAGTCGTTGTAAACTTCACCGATGTTCGGATGGAACGTTGGCATGAAGTCTTTGATATTGAAGTGCTGGATGCTTTGCGGAAGTTCCCTCTGGATTTTCTGAAGGTTATCAGACACGCTGAACATCTGTTCGCAGACAGGGGAAAGGGCATCGTATAGCTCCTGTTTGTATTGGAAGTCCAGCGTTCCCCATTCGTTACTTAGAGAACCAACATAGTATTGGTTGGAGTCGAACCCGATATTTCCAAGTGACGCGCCCGTGTAAGCGTTAGGATTGAAACCGAGGATGTGATACGGCATCAAATCGTAATATGGAGCGTCTTGATAAATCGGGTAGAAATTCGCTGCTGGCGTGAACGTGTTTACCAATTTAGTTAGATAATCGCCAGAAACACCGTATAGCCCCCCTGTCGGAGTGTCCCATTGGTTAAAGTCTTTGTGGACGAACGGGGGAACGTCAGTAGTTCCAATGTTCAATACCCCGTATTTATACATCGCCCCGGCCCATGTTCCTTCAAAGGACGTGACTTCCTGCTTCAAGTAAGGCTGATAATATCCCACGAAGACCTCGTAGAAGTCCGGGTTGAGGGAAATATTCTGGCTGAGATTTCCTCCCAGTAACTTTCTGATAGCCGCTTCCTTGGCTGTAACGTTGGTAATCTGAATCTGAGGAATGAAACCAAGGGCTGCAAAGTTCGCGTAGAAATCCGAAACATTGTCGTTACTGGTCGTGTTCGGGTCGAAAACACCGCCTTCATCAATGTTGGCTTGGATGGCCCTGTTCGCGCAGTAGATGTCCCTCATATCAGGGTCATATTTCGTCAAGGCAATCGAGATGTCAATATCCTTGAAGTATCTGTTTGTGAACGACGAGAATCTCTTTTTCGTCGCCATGAAATCGTTTGCAAACTGGACGCCGGTTGTCCTGTGCCTGACTGTTGACAGATGATTCTGCAATACTTCCGCAAACAAAGGGGAGAAGTCAGGGCTGTAGAAGTCCAAAGGATGCAAAGGCTGGAACGAGACGAAGTTCTTTACATCCCTAGATTCATTGTTGATTTGACGCGGGCGAACGTCAGCCGTGATAACGGACTGCTTGAAAGTATTTTCGAGCGTGTGGGATTCGCGGTAGTTGCTCAAGGCCACTTGAGAAGACCCGTCAAACTCCGCACCCAAGGTCGTCTTCGGGTCTGCGATTGACATGATTCTCTCAATGTCAATCTGGTTGACCATGTTGAGTCCGATGAAAGTTCTGCCCGTGGTATAGAACTGTAATCCGAAATCCGAACACCAGTTATTAAGCACTTCCCTCAAAGTGCCAACATAATTCTGCATGTATGGCGTTCCCGTCAGCAGGAATCCTGTAAAGGCTCCGTCAAAATTCAGACCCCTAACTCTCAAGGAAGCAAGGAGTTGGTGGAACGTGTATTTCATTTCGGGCACAGTGGAACAAACATCCGAATACATCTGCTCCATTCCCAAGATGATATAACCACCGTTCAGGTCGAAAGTCGGTTGCTGCGTCGGAAGTTCGTAAAGATATTGCCAAGCCGAGAGAGCATTGGTGATTGGGGTTCCGGCCAAGTTGTCGTAGGTCTTTCCTCCAATGCCCACGTAAGAGCCGTAATCAATATCCCTGACCACCGCCCCATCGCCTGTCCATGAGCCGAATTCACAGTCAGGACATACGACCGGGATAATGCCGGACGCCTGCGCCGACTTTATGAATTCAGTTCCTTGACGCTTGATAAGCCCGACATAGATTTTGTCCAGAACGATGGAGTAGTCCTTGAAGACTACGGAAAGGGTCTTCTGGTTTGGTTGAATATCCATGTCGTAACTGAACAAAACAAAGTCGCTCAGAAGCACTCCATTGAAGTCAATATCGTAAAGACTTTCCTGTTCGGTTCCACCGGCCCCGGCCCCGCATTGCAAATCGTTCGGGGAAATATCGAAAACCTGCGGAACAAGGTTGCTCAAGTCCGAATTCGTCTCCAATACTATCTGCATGGAGATTTCTGTAGGCTTATCGCTGAATCCTATTTTGCAATCAGCCTTGAAAATCCAGCCGCCAAAAGCCTGCGAGGTCTGCCAGTTCTGACTGACATACCTGTTGTTCGCCCCTTTGGGGATTATGCTTACGCCTTTGAGTGCTTGGAACGCCATAAATTAAACCGTAATCGGGAAACCGTCGCCATCATAAATGATGTCCCCGTTAATATCCGTCAAAAACGGAAAGTCAACAAAATTCAGATAGTAGCCGTCATTATTATAGACTAGCTGAGTGTTATTCGCTGAGAAAAAGTATTCAGGAGGGGTGCAGGGTTGAACCAAATAATAGTCCTCCCCGCGTGTCTGCAAAACTCCATTAAGCCATATCTGTTCTGAAAATCCCCAAATGCCAGTCACCAAATAAGACGTGGAGTTGTATTGCGCCACTTGTTGAATTGGTATGTCATCCATAGCTATGAAAACAATCTCACATCCAGTTTCCAAAACGCCCGAATTAAACAAAGTCCCAGACACCCCATGCTCGAAATCAATGCCTCTGACAAGCTTCTGGCCATTCAGGTAAACGTCTTGATTTTCGACCAATACACCCGAGGCCGATACCCAAATACCCCCACCACCATCTACAGGAAATTGTCCGGTGTAATACATGGAAATCGCAGGGTTCACGGAGTAGCTCACGGTCAACGTTTCTACTAGAGAGTTATCGTTAAAGACAAGGATTTCCCCGTCTTCTACGTCATAATCAACCCCGGAACTGGCTAAAAGGCCATTTACATAGAGATTTGGATGAAGTGAATTTCCCACGTTTGGCAATATAAAATTCGATAAATTGATATTTTTATATGGCTGGAATTTGTCGTAGTAGTAAACTTCGACTTGACTACCGTTCAAATCATTACCAAAAATACCGTCAAAGCGGGAATATCCCTTGATTTCGCTTTGATTATACCCCAAAACAGATGAGTATGAAGTGAAAGTTACCGCTCCACCAGTAATGACGATGGGTAAAATACGAGTGTCCGTCAAAATCAACCCGCTGACCCCCAAAGTGTAGATACCCGTGACCGTCGTGCTATCTTCTTTTAGGATGGCCCCAGTAAACGTCTGGAAGCCCGTCACGCCGCTTTCATAGATGTTGACGCCCGTTACCCCATTTACCGAGATGAGCCTTCCCGTGGTCGTATAGGCGATTGTGGAGGCGTTTGTGCAGAAAAGAGAGAGGGCTAGGTCATACCTGTCCAAAATCACGTCATCAAGGATGGCGAAATGGTTAAGATTGCCCATTGCCCCGGAATATACGGAATGGTCGCCGCTTGGGTAGCTAATCAGGAAAAGGTCGTCCAAACTCTTGGATAATGGGTTCGTCAGGCTTTCGCTTACGAACGAATTGGTCGTGAAGTCAAAAACCCCGAAATTGACGTATTGATTTTGGGCGATACTCAAGCCAATAATGTTTTTATCCCTGAGTTCTTGGTTGAGAGTCCTGATTTTCCCATTATTCTCGAAGAACAAGCGATTGCTTGAATTGATTCCGAACACGAAGCCGGAAGTGTCATTATGCTCTCGTCTGGAAGTCAAGAGAATGGTGGCTTCGGTAGCTCCGGTATTGCTACAGGCATTAAAGTCAAAGTCGAAAAGGCAATGAAGATTCTGGAGTTCCAAGTCTCGTCCGATTTGAACGGACATTTGGCCGCTGATATTTGGAATCGTTCCGAGAATAACGCCCGGAACCGCATCTAGGTTGATGTAAAACGCCGCCGCGACCTCAATAGCATCCCCTGAAATATCTGTGATTACGTCATCAGAATTATCTTCCAAAGCATCTTCACCGGCCTCAACGAAGGAGAAAGACGGGTCGAATTTGAGGTTCGGATATAGCAGGCTTTCGGGCACGGTCAAATCATAATATGCCAGCAGGCTTCCTGTTCGGAAACCGTTGCCGCTCATCCCAAGTAGAAAACCGCTACAATTCATGCCTCAAACCTCTCAGTATATTACACGCATTCGGCCCTTTACAGACCATACTTGTATCCCGGTGGCCTAATCGAGCTAGGGTTCGAGGAAAGATAGTATCTGGTGTCAAGTCCGAATACGCTGCCGCTGTTTAGGTAAGAGGCATTGATGTCCAAGTCAAAGACCCCCGTGCTGAACCCGCTTTCGGTCAGGAAGAAATTGCTCAATACTTGATTTCCGATTTGGGTGAGAACTTGCGGCCCATTTGAAAGCGCGTAATCCATGTTTCCCGTGGTCTTGAAGCTCGACGTGAGTTTCAAGGTTTCTCGGGTGTTGGTCTGCAAGTCCTGAATGATGTAGTTTCCTTCGATGTTCGCGGACGGCTTAAATTCGTAGATGTTTTTCGGGACATCAAAGCTCGCGTTGAAGGACGACTCGCCAATCCCATCCAAGAAGTCCTTGTCATTGAACGTGGCCGTGATGGACAATTCTGCAAGTCCCGTGTTCTCGTTGATACTGAGGGATGTAGGAATCGGGTTTAAACTTCTCAGAGAAACGCCCATGTTAGGACTCTCGCCCGTAATCAAGGAATAGACGTAGTTACGATAATCACCATAGGCGGTGGTAACGTTTGTCTTGAACGTGTTAAGGAAAGTCTTCCTCAAAGAGATTGGAGCCTTGCTGATGAATTTTCCATTTAAAGAAAACTGCTTTACATCCATCACCCTATCCCATCTCATATCCAAGTCGAAATCGAAAAACCCGTTGAATTCATCGCCGACCCCGGATACGATGCTCGCGTTAATCTGGATGTTGTTTTTGCCGGAAGATTCAACAACATTCAGGTTGTTGATATAGCAGTCGGCGTTCCCGATTCCGTATTGTGACGAAAGAAATCCAACAACATCAAACCCCTCAAGCCCGACCCTCAAGGCTTCCAAATTTGACGTGATTGACGAACCTTGGCGATTGTATTTCAGGCTCATAGTCACATAGTCCGAATCCGGCGATTCGTCTATATCCAAACTGTGAGTGTAAACATAAGGAAGGCTTTCTCCCGAATTATACTTGAAGACTTCCGCCACGGAGTAAACAGATGTAAGTCTATCCAAAGATTCGGACTGGGAAAGCAGAACACCAGAACCAAAACTTACAAACACCGGATTGAATGGTAGAAATCCCGTAAAAGCCGAAACAAATGTTACCGCATTCTGTAACGCCGAATCAAAAGAGTCGCTCGTTACAACACCTTTGGCGGAAACCCTGTGGTTTACAGTAACGGTTCCGTCTTCGTTTTGAACGAACGAATATTCGTTTACGGGTTCGGTAACACCGCTTGGGACATTGATATTCTTCAGCTTCACCGTGTATGGGACATAGGTGTTTGGAAAGAAATGGTTCGAGTCAAAAGAAATTTCCTCAAGAATGACGTGCGGGTAGTCCAAGACCGTGACATGCTCTCCCGTGTCTATAACTGAGAATCTGGCGAAGTCTCCTGAGAACAGGTTTAGGAATTGGGGAATCACACCGCTAATTAAGCCGCTGGTCGGATACAGACCTTTGAGCGTAATGGCGTCCGACACGCCCCAGCGATGCCCATAGTCAATCGCGTTTTCCACCCTGCTCACGAACGGAGTGGGCGAAATCACGTTGCCATTATAGATGACTTGGACGTTTCCCTTAGACATACTTCTTCTTAGTGTAGCTCACCGTCGCGTTCAGTTCCAACTTATTTTCCGAATTCAGGTTGACGACCACGTTCGATAAAAAATAGTTCAGGCCATTAAAGTTCTCAAAAGTCTGACTGATTTTGTTTAACGCCGTGGCATACAAGCACTGGACTTCCGTGACCGGGACATCCAGTGACACTAACTGGTTGCCATCCGGCCTTGTGCGTATGGCGGTGATTGACATTGTTTTGGAACCGGGAACCTGCTGATAGGCATAGTTCACCAAAGTTTCAGGCTTGTTGATGACCTTGTATTCAGTCAGAGAATCCTTCGGTGCAGTTTCCGTCAACTTCATATCCACGTTCGGGAACGTTTTCGTGGCCCCGCTAATGGAAGTCAAAGTTACTCCATATCTCGGGTCATCAGAATATTCGTAATTCGCTGTGAAAACCCTTTTTCTCAAAGGCAGTTTCTTGGTCAGCCCGACAGGATACAGGGAACGCCCATATAGAAAGCTTGCGTAAAATTTATTAGACTGGGTTTGGCTGAAGTCAGACCTCGTGGCGTTATTAAACTCGTCCTTATGTGTGGAAGCCATGTCCGAGTCCACGAAATCCAGCAGGGTCATGGTATAGTCATCAGTGACCTTGACAATACCGTTTTGGTCAACCGTCAAATTCATAACCTCGTCTAGTTTGTAGTCGTTGGCGTAGAGAGGATTGTCCGTAAAGGTCAACGAGGCTTCGGCAGCGAGAGCCTGCTGGTTATACTTGAGAACCTTTTTCAAAGGCGTAGAGAATAGAGTCCCGGCTCCATCCAGATTGGAGAATCCCTGATACGCCCCATAGACATCAGCGCATCTTGACTCGGAAGAACCAATGAGGGCATTAAGTCCGTCAGAAGCCTGAGTAAAATTCTGTTTCCCCCTGACTTTGATTTCGTCTATGACGGTGCTGATGCCATCATTGAACTCGTATCGGGTGTTGGTATCGAAGGTAAAACCAACCCCGGTAATCTTGTAAAGGTTTTTGGTCTTCTTGAAGGAATACGTGTTCTTGAAAGTATCATAAGCTTCCGTGTAGTAGTTCTCTGAACTAGCATCATTGTATTGCCCAAGGTATCCAGACAAAACTCCGATTCCGAGATTCTGCGGCTCAGATTCCTGCATGAGTCCAGAAGCCAAGGCTTGCGCGAATCCCATGTCCCCGGTTCTTAGGGAGAAGCTGATGGAGTGGTTGAGCTTTTGGGCGTCTTCCGCATTCTCGAAATCGAAACTTTCGCTAAACCCATCAAGAGCCGCAAACCCGGATTGAGTGATGTAATTCAGCCCAGTGTAATAATTCGAGTCCCCCGAGCCGATGGACGTTCTGACTTCAACAGTAATCTTATATCGGGCTGTGCGGATTTGTTCTTCCAATGAGTCATAGGAATTTGGAATATCCAGTCCGCGAATAGTTACATCACCCGAGAAATTGGCTATCTGTCCGCTGATACCGGAAGCTATCAACGGGCTTAGTCCGCTGGCGTAATTGGCAAGGTCAGTGGTGACGTAATCATATACGTAGGCTTCGACCCTTCTGAACACGACGGATTCGCCCCCGAAATACTCCCTTTTTGAAGTGTATCCGAGTAGTTCTAGGTTTAAACCTTCCCTATTTACTACGTTCGACATAATTACATGTTCTGATATACGTCAGACGGTGCCTTAGTCTGAGCGGATTTTACCGATTCGAGAATCGCGCTCTGTCTTGTCGTGCGCTTGCCCGCTGGGTCGTTTTCTTTAATTTGCGTAATCGTAATGTCAATTTCTCCCTTGAGAGACTTGAGATTTTCCGACGCCTTTTCAATCTTGCCAGCCACCATCATCATTTGCATGGATGCGTAATCAATAGACCTCGTAACCTGAGAGTCTATCGCCACGTTCGACTGGTTCTGGAACGACGTGATACCCTTGCCGGTGAACAAGTCATTTTGAAGCTTTATGCGACTGGTTTGGTCACTAGCCATGCCGTTTCTTTCCAAAATCTGAACCAAGTAGCCATTCGCCTTATCCTGCAAGTCGTTGCCCTTTTGCATCAGTTCGTTCACCGACGCCCCGCCGACTTCGTTCTCTACTTGTCTGCTGGCAATATCATGGATGCCTGCATCCGACGGAGTATTATAGCCCTGTCTTGCGTAAACCCCATAGGTTTTCTTGAGTTCGGATTCGACTCCGGTAATAGCCTTGGCCTTCATGTCCGTGAACAAAGCGTCCCCTTCGCCAATACCCAAGTCGTTTTTGGCTTTCTTGAGGAAGTTGATTGCGCCGACACCGGCCATTTCTGGGACACCAGAGCGAGACTCGCTGATGTCTTGTCTGAGGCTTCTCCTATAGGAAGCTCCGAAATCCTGAGTGAACGAGCTTACACCCCCGCCCGCAGCAAGGATTCTCTGGTTAATCATCTGCTGCAACTTGTCCTTGGACTCGATTGTAGCCTTGGCAGTCTGCTCCAAATATTCGGTGGATACCTTCTGTGTTTCGAGCAACTGCTGTTGGATTAGCTCTTGCCCCTTGGAACCAACCAATGAGTTCGCGGACTGTCTCAACAACGCGCTGATGCCGGGGTCAGCACCTTGAAGCACCCTGCCTCTTGCATCTATGGCGTTGGCGATTGTTCCGCGAGTCTGTTCCGCGCTGCCGTTAAGCTTTCCATTCTTGAAAAGGTCTTGGGTAATCTGATTGATGATTTGAGCGGAAGTGTTGTATTGCTCGTTTGTGAATGTAGCTTGATTGTTTCCATTAGCCCCACCCTTGGCCCCCGCGAATTCCCCCTTAACCAAGTCCGTCAAACCCTTGGTGAAATTGGCGTTGACGCCAGATAGCGCGACATCCATGTCGGCCCCAATTTTAGCCATCGTGTTATCAATCTCGGTCAGAGCCTTCTCGTCCGAGTTCATAATGATGCCGTTTCTGTTTACCCCACCGCCCTTTGTCAAGCTTAAAGCCAAAGCCCCGGCAATTTCCGCATCACCGTGACGAGCGTTCGCTCCGCTTTTCATTCTCTCGGAAATATTGTCCATCTGCTTGAAGAACGCGTCACCCGCGAATGTCCTCAATTCGTTTTGGAGTTGCTTTAGACCTTGGGCGTAGCGTTCCATTGACTGTTGCTGCGCCCTCTGCTGCCCGACGTTCTGGTCTATAATTTTGCCCATTTCTTCGGCAGCGGTGACATATTTTTTGGTTGCTTGTATGTTTCTGGATAGAATTCCAGCGGATTGGTCATCAAGGACGCCCTTCTCCTTCATATCCGCGATATATCCTTTGGAATCCCCGCTATCCATAGCCTCTTGAGTCATCTTCGTGAGGAGGTTATTGCCACCACCTTCTTTGGAGAACTTCTCATCAAAGATACTTTTCCCGGCTTTGCCGCTCCACAAAGATTCAATGCCGTCTATATCCTTCCTTCCCGATATAAAATTCCCCATTCCTCCCCAAGAAAAAAGAGATTGATTGAATACGTTATCCTTCTTAGTATTGATTGCAATGGATTCTGCCAAATCCGCAGATTGGGAAATCGTCGTCTGCTTCTCCTTCTCTCTGGCATTTTTTTCGTTAAGCTCTTGGAGCGCGGCTTGTCGTTCGGACATTGTTCCAGCACCGGTGACCTTCGTAATGTCGTCTTTGGAAAATCCGCTTGCGACGAAATTATTCAAGGCTGTCTTGTATTTCTCTTGAGCCTTCAATAATGCGGTATTCGTGGCGTGGGAGTCGTCAAGTAAAGTTTGGTAATTCGACATCGCTTGGGCAAGTCCGTTTGACGCAGCATCCATGTTATCAATGCCGGTCAATTTCTCCTGCGCGGCGTCCTTAATCTTCTCTGCGAATCCCCATGCGGCCTTATCAGCGAAATCAATCGCTCCTTTCATCACCACAAGGGCACCCGCTACAAGCCCTGCTGGGCCGGGGATTGTAGCCATAACTTGCCCTGCCGTCTGAATGGTTGAACCAAATTCGCCAAGAGCCTTACCCTTGTCGCCGCCAATCATTTCACCAGCGACATTCATCCCTATTCCCGCACCCATGCCCGCTACCAAGCCGAATCCTTGGGCTTTGCCAGCGAAGGTCTTTTCGTAATTTTCTCCACCAAAGAGTTTTTGTCCGAACGTAGTTTTCTTCTGCTCTGAGATTAACTCGCTTAGGGAAGTGGTCTTTTGCAATTCCGCTCTGGATTTTCCAGAGGCATACAACTTCATGGCCCCTTCTTCCTTCGCCGCCTTACCTTCGAGCATTGTTAGCGCGGATACTTCGGCCCCACTCAGGTATCCCGTCTTAGCCGCTTTCTGATAAAGACCATCAATAGCCTTCATCGTGATTTCGTAAGACTGATTGGTCTTTTCCAAGCGACTGTCGTATTGGGCACTTACCTTTGTAAGCTTCGTGATTCTTCCCTCAAGCTTCTCCATAGCTTCCGCAGCCTGCTTCGACGGAGAAGTCATTTTCTGCAATGCACCGCTGATAAGAGGAATAGCCAACAAGAACTGCATTCCTCCCAAAGCCATCGAAGTTCCAACATCGGCGAAGTTAGGGATGTTACCCTTGGCCATGCCCTTTGTCTTAGGGTCAATACCGGCGCGACGAGCAAGGCCAATACCGTTCGAGAGAGAGCCTTCTGTAGAGTTATAAACACCAACTCCATCCGGGTTCATCGCGCTAACCAATGCGGAATCATGCCCAACGCGGATTTGGGAAGAACTGTATCCAGCCGCTCTTTCCCTATTGATGGCGGAAGTGAGCGGGTTGGAGAAGTTCGGAACGAATCCTTGCGCGAACGAGGTCGCCGCGATGCCGCCGCTGAACAACCCCTCCAATGCACTGAAATTATGAACAATGCTTGGGTCTTGCTTTATGGCGGCACGAAGTTTTTCAGCCAAATGCGGCTGGACACTGACATAGGCATCCTTCCCATACTTCTTACGTGCTGCGTTCTGAATCCAGAAAGGAACCATCGGCGGCAAATCATCAATTCCCAAAATATCCACACCAAACGGAGAACCCAAGGCTCCGGTTTTTCCAGCGAACTTCTTTAGGAACATCGCCTTCTCCGCGTCAGAGAAACCACTGGTTCCATTCTTGATTCTTTCCAAGGTGGAGGAAATATATCCGGGGTCAACCAAGTTCGGGACGAACCCCTGAGCGTGGTGAGAGATTAAGTTAAAAGAGTTATCATTCCAGAAGCCCTGATTACCAGAGTTCATCTGGACAAGCTTCTCGAATTGGGCAACAGTCATTTCCGAGCCGTCAAACCCCTGCACCGTTGCAGACTTTGCCATTCTAGCGCGGGACAACTGAGGGAAGAACGCATTTCCATTATTGCCGAATTGAGGAAGAAGGGTTCCCGATACGCGACCTCTGCCCAAAGCCTTGTAGAACTTCTTGGCCAGTCCCTTTCCACGAAATGCCTTGTTGATTTCAAAGCCTTCGATTTCCTTTTCATCGTTGCCGCTGTATTCAATGTCACCGACTGTTTTCCCACCCATTGTCCCGGTGAGTTTAGTGATGCCGAACTCCTTATCGAAGGATTGCTGGAATGAAAGACCCGCAAGATTCGGCATGAAGCCATTGGCCATCATCAACTTGCCAGTTTCCGCCAGCTTCTTGCGCTGCCCGTGTCCCATGTTTCCGAACACGATGGCTTCACGAACTTCGTCCGGGTTTACGATGCCTTGGCTGCGGAGAAATGACAAGAACTTCGGATTCTGCTTGAGCATGGCGAAGCTTTCTTCCTTGGCAGCAATGTCGCTAGGCTGGGCGTCATTGTAGCCACCCTTGGCGTCAACGATGTGAGGGACTCCGCTTCGGCGGGCAAAGAAGTCCGCTCTGGAATTTGTTCCCAAAACCGAGTTTAGGTCGTGGACTCCTTCAAAGCCCAGTTTCGGCAAACCGGCCTGCAAGAGATATGTTTCATACTCCCTGAATCTGTCGGCGGTTTCAGTAGGAGGAACCGGGCGGTCATGGCCGCGCACACGCTGTCTCCAAGGCAGACTGTAAAGGTCAGACCTTGGAATATATCCGTCAGCAAAGTCGTAAACGGAAACTTGACCATTGTTCGGGTTGACGTAACTCTCCCTGATACCGCGAATCATGTCCGGGTATCCACCTACGTTTGAATACGCCTTGGCGACCCCATCAAGCAAGTGTCCCTTAATTAAATTCTGGCCGTTGGATTCAACATAGTCCTTGAAAATCAATCCGCTTGGAGTGATGGCTGGATGAAGATTATTGAGGGTATAGTTTCCTACCGCCCCATTACGGCCATAGTAAAATCCCCTGCCCTGTTTGCTGTAAACCTTGTTATACTTGGAGAAGTTACGCTTCACATCTGATAGAGTCATGCGGGTAGCCCTACTTGCGATGGCTTCCGCGTTAGGATTACCCTTTAGGCGTCCCATGAACGACTGATGTAGGCTGCTCTCCTGCTGATTGTGCAGGCCGTTGACCCTTTTTTCACCTGTCAGCATTTCCAATTCGGAAATACCGGCTCCTCTGCCTTCTTTGTAGTCTCCGTAGTTTAGGTAAAGGGATGGCTTGTTCGGATTAACATATCCTCCAAGGTCAGGGGAGGAGCCATAGAACGCCCTCTGCTTTCTTACATCGTCATGCAGACGGCCAACATCTTCCTGCTTTCTAGGAATTTTGACAATCTTCTGTTTGCCGCTTGGCAGAGTGTATTTATATACAACCCCTTGGACTCCGCTGCCGATGAATTCCGCGCCTTCGAGCATACCCGGAAGACCTTGGGAAGAAGCGTTGGTGATTGTCTTTCCGTATGGCCCGTAAGCGGAATCAGGGTAGTGACCTTCCGCCTTCATGTTAGGCATGGAATCGAGTCTGTTGATGATTTTCTTTTCTAGGCTCTTTCTGGCGCGAACCGAGTCGGAAATTTTGAAGTCACCGGCATCCAGCAACCCGCCATCAACGGAATCTCCGAAAAATGGAGTCAGGTTTTTCTTGACAGCCCTAACACTTGGAATGTCGAAGTTAGCGTCTTCGACGTTTCCGATTTGGGCCTTTTTTCTGATTAGAGCTTCAAAGATGACGCCCGCCAAAGCAGACATAGCTCCCCTTCCCCCGGTAGGAATTGGTGCCTTGTCCGTTCTTTCTGATACGAACTTTTCGATTTCCGGCAGGAAGTTGACCTTTTCCTTATCGGAGTAGCGGAATACGTTGTAGAATTCGCCGTATTCCCTCGCACCCTTTTCAGCGACAAACAAGCTGGCGACTCTGCCGGTGTGCTTTCTAAGCTTATCTCTGGATGTCAAGATGTCTTCGCGGCCAACAGCGAGATTAGGAACAAAGCCCTTCGAGTAGTTCGGTATAACCGCCGAGTCTCCGTTGGAGCCAAAATTAGGAATCTCAGTCTCCTGAGAGTTCATAATAAATTTGCGGCCACCAATGGTTCCCTTGCCGAAGTGCGCTCTAGGAGCCGCCGCACCCAAGGACTTGGCGTGGGCTTCTTCCATAGCGAACTCGTCAAAGAAACTCGGAACATAACCCGAAGCGGCCCTATACTTGGTTCCCTGAACAGACACGCCGCCAGTCATGCCCGTTTTGGCAATCAAACGCGCAAGTCCCAACTGGGCTTCCAAGGCGGAATTCTGCGCCTGAATATCTCTGAAAACTTGCTTGGCGGCTTGGTCAACCGTCATCGTCCCAGTCTTGATGGACTCCAAGACCTTTGGCTGTTGGAGCAACTGCTGCAAGACCTGAACCTGAGTAAGTTCAAGTTCCTTCGCCTTTGTGGAAACCCCGGTGAATTCTCCAACAGACTTGGCCGCGAACGTCGCAAGGTTCTGGAACAACTTGAGCATGGCAAACGTAATAAACTGGACTCCCGGCCCGCTGATAACGTCTCGACCCTTGAGCAGCCCACGCGCCAAATCTCCGCCCAAGGACTTTGAATCAATGGCTTCCGAAATACCCTTCATCCAGTTCGCGCCCAAATCGGCTCCCTTGCCGAGCGAAGGTGCAATAACCAAGTTTCCAACCTTGGAACCGGCTTGGATTAGGTTGTTGAGGGTGGCATTGAGCTTCGCGGAAATTGTTTCGTTGAGTTGGTTGTTACGGTCAATGACGGATGAAGTCGAACCTTCAACCGTCTTGAGAACGCGGTCATAGACACTAAAGCCGCTTCCCAAGTCACCAAGGACGGCTTTCAACGTGTTAATTTGATAGACACCACCAACAGCTTCCGTGATGAATGACTTCTGGCTTGGGGTCAGCAAGTCGTAGGTAGATGCCAAGTTCTTGAGAACCTGAACCAACGGAAGAACATTACCAGATGCGTCTCTGGTTGTAACACCGATTTGCTGTAAGTCTTCCAAAACCTTCGGGCGTTCGAGACGGGTGAAGATGGATTTGAACGAGTTACCGATTACCGAACCGGAACGGCCAGTGATTTGGGCCGCGCTAGTAATTAAGGAAATGGTTTCGTTCAGGGTGACGTTCGCGTTTTCAGCAGACGTTCCTACACGGGAAATGGCTTGAGCCAAGTCGGACGAGTTGACGGAGAAGTGAGTTTCCGCCGCGCTCAAGGCGTTGATGATTTCGGTGCTTGTTAGGGCTTCCTTGTTGAACGAGTTAATGGCCGTGGTAATGACCCTCGCCGAATCTCCGAAGTCCATACCGGCGATACGAGCAAGAATCAGGGCGTCTCTGGTTCTGCGAAGCGTTTCCGCCGCGCTCAAGCCCTGACGGGCGAACGTGTTGGCGGCTTCCGTGGCAGACCTGAAACTCTGCCCGGTCAGATTGGCCACGTCGAACAGGCTATTGGAGAAGTTCTTGAGCGTGGCGTTGCTCGCGTTGAACAACGTGCCCAAAAGGTTCATTGACTTCTGGACTTCAATCGTCGAGGACAGGAGAGTCTCGAAGGACTTGTGAACGGCGTAAATCGCACCGGCAGAAGCACCGAACGCCAAAACACGGGCGTTGGACGCCTCCATAGACTTGGAGAATTCGGAGGCTTTTCCAGTGATTCTACCGAGAGGTTCGGTAAAGGAATTGGCGTTGATGCCCCTGAAGTTCCTTGGACGACTCAATGCGGAATCAATAGCGTTGTTCAACGCTGTTAAATCCCCACCTACCGCCAATAGAATCTCGGGTGCTGCCATAGTAACCTTTTACTATGGTATATTACACTTTTTTGTGGTCGGTTATCGCACCACGTCAGTATTGGTGATGCTAAGGCCGCTGGTGGCGACTCCCTTGCTGTTCTTGCCGAGGATAATGGAGTGCTGCTTGTCATACCACTCCACCAGCCCTTGAATCGTGGAATCGGCCAAACTAGGCGGCGAGCCTTCGGCTTGGGAGTGGATGTTGTGGCTTCTGAGTCCTCCCATGAGCAAGTTATGCTGGTGGAATGTCAACTCGGAAATCGGCTTGCCGAAGAATTTTTCCGGGCGTTCTTTTACAACTTGAAGGGAGTTAAGAAAGAATGGCAGGCAACTTAGCTGCCTGATATGTTCCTCGCCTATCTTAGTCAGGGCGGCATTGAGGATTTTCTTATACTTGGCAAGCTCTTGATAGTCCAAGTCCGCAAACTCGTCCTCGGAGAAATATTTATGAGCCAGTCCGCTGTCCCTGTAAAACAGTTCTAACAGGAAAAAGTTCTCAACTTCACGGTCTGCGAATTTCTCGCATGTGGGGCCGACAATATCATGCTTGTCATTTACCAAGGAAGCGAGTTCTGTTTTGAGGTTGTCCAGTATGGCTGTAATCGCGCCCTTTTGGGAGGGGATGATGCCTTGGGAATATTTCTCGTTGTCGGCGATGTTCACCTTCAACTGCTCAATCCTGTCCTCCTTATCCTGAGTCCATAGACCCTGTTCGAGCATTTCCTTCTCGCGCTCGTCATTGGTCGGAAGCCCTTCGACCCTAAAGGACAGGGCGAGCGTCCTCTTTCTTTCTAGGACTCGGGCGTAGGACTGTTCGGAGAAGTGCTTGACATAAACACCGCTGTCGTCAAGCGAATAACCATTGAGAATATCGTGATATATCAGCTTGAGATTCTCTATCTCGGTTAATGGGGAAAATGGTTTCACTCATCGGCTACATTTTCTTCAAAGTGCTTGTCGGCGGCTTTGAAGTCTTCTTCGGTAAGCGCGGTGTTGATGTTGGAGAACCAAGTGCTTATCAGGTAGGAAAACTTCGACACGACTTTCTTATCGAAATCACTGTCTCCGTCCAAGGTATCAACGTATGCCTTGTAACGCTCGAAGAAGGAGGTCTGCGGGAAATATTCCTTCTCACCCTCGCCGTGGTAGCTTAATTGCGTAATCCACCATTCAATCGTCTTCTTACGAGCCTTCATTTCGGCTGTATTTTCGTAAAGAGACAGGTAGGAATTTCGGATGTTGTCAATCTCCACCTGAGTCTTCATCATATCCACGAACAGGTCGGCGCGTTGCTGCGGGGAAATGGTTTCGGGTTCCGGTTCTCCTTCCTTCTTCGGTGCGGAAAGGGCAATCAGTTTCTTCTGATTTTCGTCAATGCGTTTTTGCAGTTCAACGATGTATTCCTGCTCCTTGGTAGTAAGGACGCCGCCGTCATCACCGAATCGTTTGGCGACCAAAGTGATGGGCATAATGCCTTCACGGACGTAATCGGAAATTGTTTTGGCCAAGAAGATTTCGGCCAAGTCGTAAAGTTTGCGGGTCGGCTTGAGGATGCGGAATTTGACAGGCTCCGCGACTTTCTCCTTGCGCGTTGCGGTAACGCTAGGGTCGTCTTCCGGCTTGCGTTCGACGGGAACGTCTTTTTCGACAATCTTGTCAACGGTAAATTCGTAGATAAATTTCTTGCTCATAGTGCCTTACGCCTGATTATTCTACGCCAATCTGTCCGGCAATGATGATTTTTTTGTGGGTCACCTTGTTCTTGACGGCTTCATCAAGCTTTTGGGTGTTAATCTGGAAATCGAAGTAGTCTAGGAACGCGGATAGTTGGCGGGAGGTTTCGTTTCCGTGGTCTAGGACTCTCTTGCGTATGTGGTTGTATTTCTCGTCCGAGAAGAAGTTGATGGAGTTGGCGTAGTCTTGGCCGCATTTCTCAGCGACCTTGGCCATCATCAAGTCGTGGTCTTTCTTCTGGTTTTCGAGGTCTTCCAAGAAGCTTTTGAACAAGGAGGTTATCTCCTTGGATGTTTGCAGATAGATAATGTTGTTCTCAGGTGAAACCATACGCCTTATTCCTAAAAGGAAATACACCTGAAAAACAAAAAAGGGAAGCCCCCGGATTGGGAGCTTCCCCTTGAAACACGATTAGGAGGGTTAGATTGCGACTCCGGTGATGGTCGAAGGACTGAAGGTAGCCGTGATGTCTTCGACAGTGTAGTTGTAAGTAACGCCAGCCGCACCGACAGACTGGTTGACAGTGTTCGAGATAAGGCGAGGGGTCGGGAGCGAAACAACGATGGTTCCGAAGTCAACCGCGTCACAGGCCGTGGCCGCAGTTCCTTCGACGACAAGGGTTGCCTTGAACGGAGGCTTGGCAATCATAACGTTTCCAGACTGAACCGCAAGCTGGTTGCCGGTAATCTGAGAACCGAGACACATGATTGTGTCCGTAGGAATGTCCAAGGAGAACTTGGCGGAATTGACGCAGGCAGCATTGCCCAAACCAGTAATGTTGGTTCCGATGGCTCCCGTGAACAAGGAATCCGTGGAGATAACACCGGCAGCAACGAGGTCGGAAGTGACCGGCTGGACACCCGTAATAACAGGAATCTGACCGGCATAGCTTGTGTTGCCAACGCCAGCGGTATTGATTCCGCCGTAGTTCGGGGTTCCAAGTCCTTCAAACGTCAGGTCGAGGGTAACGAAATTGTTCGTGGAAGCGTCAAGGTCGAGCTTCGTCAAGATGCCGTAACCCGTGAAACCGTAAGGTTCGAGGCGAACTTCCGCAGCCTGCGCCGTAATGGAATTTCCGGTAAGGACTCCGACAGCGGTAGCGTCGAACGGCAAAGATGCTCCCAAACCGCCAGAAACGCTTCCGGCGACGAGGTAAGACTTGATTGACATTCTCGTCTTGGAAGGCTCCTTCTGAACACGGGCGGCAGCGCCCAATGTGCCGAATACCAGAACGTTTTCGATTGGATTCGTGACATCCAAGCTAACGCTGTTGATGGGCAGACAATAGAACGCCGGGTCAACATTGCTTCCAGAAGGGAAAATGACCGCGTTCTGCGTTGCGTAAAGTGTTCTTGTCGGTTTTGACATAAAATGATGTGTTCCTTATTCATTCTATATTACAACTGTTAGACGGAAATGTGAACAGCAAAATTAAGGATGGGTGGCCAATGTTCTGACCTCAAAATCAGCAAACATGGTCTTAATGTTCAGCAAATTGAGTTCGTCCCCCTTTGGAGTCAGGGAACTGGTCTTAACCTTCCAGATAATCGGGGTTTCCCCGTGCTGGGGCAGTTGCTCAAAGTTGTAAGGCGCACCCCCGGTGTATAGCCCCATTTGGTTGAACGGTAGGCTGGAATATACCGGCAAAACCTTCAAATTCAGGTTTTTCATTACATTTGCCGCCCCGATAGCGTCATACATATCATCAGAAATGATAACAGCGCGGGCAAGCATCGTATTGTCGTCCAGTCCGGCCAGTCCGAACGGCTTGTTTTCAATGGTCGTTGGACGGATGTAGATAATCGGGTAAATTTCAACATCTTCCTCCAAGCCGGTTGGGGTTTGGGCGTAGAGGTCGTTGCTCATGTATTTGTTTCCGAAAATGAGCTTGTAATCCGTTTGGTCGGTGATTTTGACAGAGAAGTCCTTGAAGGCATAGACTCCCGATAGCCTCGTTTCCGGGCTGGTAATCTTGTGGTTGAAATAAACGGTGCCCTCGTAATGATTGATTCCATACAGGCCGCTCTGTCCGGGGACAATGAAATTTCCGTCCAGCCATACCCCGGTCATCACGTTTGCGCCAGTTATGGATGTGTCATTGACCAACTGCTTGTGGGGAGTGGAATACGCATACATCCCGACAATCTCCGAAGTGATGGAATACAATGCCCCCGATGTATTGGTGTAAGCCTGTGCCTGCTTCAATAACTTGTAATCAAGATAGAGAGCGAGGCTGCTTAAAATTCTTGCATCTAATTGGGCATTCATGTTTGTATGTTACGTCTAAAATTCTTCACCATTTCCGACAGATACGGCGTAGTCGAGAAATTCAGTTCTCTTACCGGCGACGACACTTCAATACCACCGCCAGAGCGTCCCTTGTCCCTGAACCTGAGATAATAGTTCAAACCGGAGTATCCCTTTTCCACCCCGTCTATCCAGCTTTCGCTTGTATAGTCCGCGCCGTATTTTCCGACCACGTATGCCGCTACCTGTTCCTCGTCCGGCATTTTGACTCTGAACGTCCATTGTTTTGAGCGGTATGAGCCGCGTTCTATGTCGAACAAGGACTCCATAAACAACTTTACGTCCCCAATGGGGTCTTCACCTTCATTGAATCCGAAGAAGCTGAACAGGTTCCCTTCCCCGCCCAACAGCCCGCTTGGATTCCCTTCGATTTCCGGCCCCGCCTTGATTTCCTGAGTGACCGGATGCTCGTCAAAATCTCTAAAGAACAACTCCTTCTGCTGATTAAACCTCTTGCGGGCTACTTTCTCTGCCGCGACCCATCCCTTCTCCACGAAGGCTCTGCTGCTCAGAATCTTCTGAAGTATGGCGTTCCTGTCTGCCTTTACTGTAACCGTCAGCATGATTATTGTAGGTTTTGCAGGTAGAAAACATAGTAATCATTCAGCAAAAATTTCTTGGCTCTTGGTTCCCCGACCACCATCCAAGCCCTGCCGTCCAGTTCAATCTTCAAAGTTTTGTCCTGCACGATGTAATCGTGACAGTCTCTCTGAACCATGATTTGAACCATCCCCTTGGAGAAGAAGATGTCCGCTTCGGTTGGTTCTGAGGACATGTTCGTGCGGTAACTCGCCCCGTAACGAACGATGGCATTGAAGGATTGATTTTGAGGGGTATAGTTATAGACGGCCTGTTGCTGCGTTTCTCCGAATCCAAACAGGGCTGTGTTCGGGTCGGGTGTTGAAACGAAGGTCTTTAGCGGCTCCTTATGGACAGTAATCGTCCTGTTTTTCGAGAAGGCTTGAAAAACCTCAAGAAAATTACCGGACAAAATTGCCGCTTCTGCATCTGATACCAATGACATTTAGTAATACCACCTTTGAAAAGCAATCGCGTTATCGTAGGGAGGGAACCTGCCCGGAACGGTGTCGTTACCCGCAACCTGAGACGGTTCAGCGTGATAGCTGCGGTAATAATGAACCATGTCGGTCAATTCCTTCATGGCATCCTTTTTCAACGCGGTCAGCGTTTTAAGGATTTCGCTGCGATTGACTTTCTTGACCGTAAAGCCTTCATCCGAGGCTTCCAAAATTGTATCTGTTTGCAGAGTCGTAAGCAAGGCGCGAATATCTAGTTCCGCCCTGTAAAGCTTATACATCGTTTTCACAATCGCCACCGCAAGCGGGTGAATACGACATGGGTTGTTCCTGTCTCCCTTGAATATTTCATACGTGTTTTCGTCCACGTAGAAGTCTTCATACAAAAGGGTGTTCAACCTGCCAACGTTCGAGCGAACCCAAAACGCAATGGCGGCAAGGCCCGTATCGCTTGGAGACGCGTTTTCCAGATAAATTTCGTTGGCAATATCTACTACTTTCATACTATTGTTTACACTTTATTACTGTCCTAAAATTGCTAGACCACTCAATGTGTTGAGCATTCCGCTCAAAAGGTCAATTTGAGCCTGTAAAATTGAGACTTGGTTAAGCAAGTCTGACGTAACAGCCACCGGATTTCCCTGAACAGACAGGCCAAAAAAGTTACCGGAGCCGCTTACGATACAGAATGCTTCCATTGGCCCAACGCCAAAGTAAATCGGGTCGGTCGTATTAAACGACACGCCAGCCGGTTGAATCAACGTGACTGGCTGGCTTCCGATATAGTAGGGGTCATAAGCCGCCTGTCCCTGAGCCAATGTAAAGGAACCCGTGGCCGTTTGATAAATCGCCGTCTTCCCATTCTGAGTAAGACTAAAATAAGTCACTACCCCCGTTAATGCGTTTAACACGCTCGTATTATCAACGCCAGAAGCATCAAGAATATTGATATAAAGAGGATACGCCCCGCCAGTAGGCTGCGGTTCATCAAGAACAGCTATGCCCAATAGGTCAGGATTGAAACTTGGTTGCTGTAAGAAATGGTTAGGAAACGAAATGTCCCCAGAATTCTCTGCTGAGTTATAAGCGTTGATTAGGATGTAAGGCCCGACGGAATTATTCCCACTCACGTCAAGACTACTCATTGAGTTGTTCTTGAAATTAACGGGAACTTGGACTTCTCCTGTAGAAATTATAAATTTGACTAGAGGACTATTTCCCCAAGGCGACCCTCCGTAATCGCTGGTATCTGCGACTATGAAACTATTACCCGAGACTCCTGCGGTATAATGGCTGAATCCATTATTTCTATATTTCGTGGCAGAGCCAAGAGAAGCCCCGCCGCCAATGTCAATAATGAGCGAGGAGTCCAGCATGAGTGGCTGAGTAGCTCCGTTATACCAACTTTTTAAATGCCCAGCTTGCCAGTTCAGTTCGTAATTGACAGCGCAGTTTAAACTAATACCACTCCCACCCCCAAGCCCGTTATCGAAAGAACCTACATTGATGTTTTGCCCATAGTTACCAAAGAAAATGGGGCCAACCATATTCCCACCGTTTATAGGAAGGAAATTTGGAGTCATCAATGGAACAAGAAAGCAAAATTCGCTGAAATAAACTCCATAAGTAAACGGGCCAGTTTGGGTTCCATTATCCTCTGATTGCTTTAGATAGGCCCATACAATAGAGCCATCGTAACTCGTAGTTTCAAGACTCGTCCTTAACGATAAAGAGTTATCTCCATTGACAGAATAGATGCCCCTGTCCCCACTGGTAGGCTGTGTAAGAAGGACGTTATACCCCGAAGTCAAAGCGGGTTGAATGCCAACCGCAGGGTCAACGATGTAATCAGCGTGTAGATAGACCTCGAAAACTTTCTGAATTCCTCCCCCGCCGTCACTAGACCCCGACGGGCCTTGCACACCGACAACAGAAACAGTTACGTCTATCGGTTGTTTAATAACCGTGACATTTACCGGATTCGTGTTGACCGTGACTTGGAAATCATTCATTATTGCGTTACCTCGGGATAGATTTCTGCGTATCCTTTGACCGCCTTGAAGGTAGAGTCTCCTTGCGACACTTCAATATCGTAAACCGCTTTTGTGACCGGCAGCGCAGAAGTCTGTTCCGGGGTCAGAGAGACGTTCAAAAGTCCGCTGACGTAGGAGCTATCAACTCCCACGGTTAAAGCAACAAGCATTCCAGTGCATCCATATCCATATCGAATTTGACCGGATGCGGCGTAACCGGAAAGATTTAGAGGGGCACCTGTCGCGTCAGCAACGGTGATTTGGAAACTGAGGTTCGACCCTTGTTCAATGCAAATATCATATCGGTTAGCCATACATGATATTACACTATTCTCCTAAAAGGAGATGGGCTTATCGCCCTTCGGCGAGGATTTTGGCAACAGCAGGGGAAATCTTGGTCGGTGGCTTCGGTGGGGCCAGAGGAGCCTTGAAGCCATTCGTGTGGGTAATAAACTCCTGCTTCAACTTGCGTCGGAGAAGGTCGTAGTTGTCGTCCGGGCGGAATCCCAGCTTGCGGGCATGGGCGTGTAAGTCGGACTTGTTCATCCCCTTGAGGGTGGATTCGTATTCTTCCAGACTGTCGGTTCCGTATTTGCTTCTGCCCGACTCTCCCCAAACTTGTTCGAGGGTCGTTGGGCGGAAGGTTTCGACTTTTCCGTCCGTCTGCTTCAATTCTGATAGTTTCTTTTTAGCGGCCATATTTATTGTAATAAAACCCTCTCCAAAACAAAAAAAAAAGAGAGGCGGGAAATCCCGCCCCTCTTTCTGAAACTTGGGGTTATGAGTTAGACTACGATACCGGTGATTGCACGGGCATCAATACAGAGGCGACCTTCTTCGACGAAGCCGTAGAAGCCGACCTTCTCGACGCGGGCACCGTATCCATCCCACTGACCGTCAGGGAGGACGGAGAACGTTCCACCGGATTCAGCCTGACGAGAGACTGGGCGAATGAACGACCCACGGGAGTTGTCAATCGCAATCGCAATCTGGTCGGAGGCGGTTCCAGCCCAAGCGCCAGTGCTGTGACCGGCGACGGACTGACCACCAGTGAACTGGTCGAACAGAGTGTTATACTTCTGGCTCAAGCCCAATTCGACGAGTTCGTTGATAACGACACCGAAGATGGACTGCATACCACCGTTGCGCCAGATTTCTTCACGCTGACTGTCCGTGAGGAACTGGGAGTTGGAGTTCGTCGCAGCCGCATCCGTGCGGATAGGGTTGAAGGCGAAGGCGCGGATTTGCTCCTTGATTTCCGGCGAGACATACAAGTCCGTCGGGCCGTTGGAGAACACGCTCGTCGGCGTCATAGCCGCGTAGGATTCGTTGATTCTCTTGATGCGAGTGAACAGCTTGTTCAAGTCTTGCAACAGGAATGTCCCACCAGTCGCGGACGCGATGGTGTGCGACAGGGTGTTGGAGCTTCCAGTCGGAACAGTCGTGGACGCTTGCGCGAGAGCCATCAAGATGACAGACCACGCATTGCGTTCCTGCTTGATAAGCACTTCGTTGACCAAGCGTTCGATAGCCTTGGAAACAACGTCGAGGCGGTTCTTGCGGGCGTAACGCTTGTTGAAGCTGACCGCGCTGTCGAGGCGATAGGTCTGGAACTTCAGTTCAGCGACACCGTTGACTTGGCTGGTCGGAAGACCACCGGCCTGAGACTGCGCCCAAGTCGTGATGTAGCCTTCGGCAGCATCATAGAACAAGTCGAGTGGCAGGGACGGGTCAGAATCTTCGTCGAATTCCGCATCGCGGTAAATGGCCGAAGACGTGCCGAGGGTCATCAAGACCTTCTTAATGACAGGCCCAAGGAACGCGGCAACCGCTTCCGTGGCCTCGCGGGAGATGCCGAGGTTCTTAGACCCCATAGCCTTGATAAGCTCGATTTGTTCCGGCGTTTCTTTTAGTTTGATGAATGACATAAATTTTTGTCCTTGTGTGATTTAGTGACCGTATTAGACACCAACATCGAAATACACGATGGTTCCACCGTGGGAATCAGTGCTTCCCAGAGCGATACCAACCGCAGCACCAGAGGCGAGGGAACTCAAAGTTCCGTTCGCTCCGACATAAAGCTGGGAACCAGCCGTAATCGCGCCGGTGATACCATTTCCAGTCGTCAGACCGGAGATATGGAACATACCCTTGCGAACAACCGGAACAGCTTGACCGCTGATGCAGGCTTCCATTTCAGCAGCCTTGCGCGGGCGGAACTTCAAGAGTTCGCCGTTTTCGTCGGTTTCACGAATATCGTAAAGCGTCATACCGAGGGCGACATCGCCCGCGTTGGTCGGAACCATCTTCGGCCCCACACCGTAACGCTGCGAGACAACGTTGCTTGGCTGGAACGCGCTTGGCCCACCGAGGAATTCGATTGGGTTCTGAGCGTCGGCCATCCAGCCGTTTCCGGCGACCTTGACTACCAGCCCCCTGTAGATGACAGTGGTAGTGTCGGCTACATAGCCGGACAGAGCATAGACGTTGATAACGTCGCGTTCGTCGTAAGTTCTGAGTTGTAGTAGTTTCTGTGACATAAATTTATTTATCTCCTGCTGGTGTTGCGGAATTCAAATCCTTCTTCGAGAGAGAACGCTACGGCGTATTTCTCAATCAGAGTCGGCTTCTGCCCTGCTGCTGTGTTCGGCAGACCGCCCTTGTCCTTCTTGCCCTTCTCGATTGCGTCATCAATGACCTTTTGAGCTTGGGCTTCGGAAAGTTTCTTCGCTTCGGCAGTTGCGGCATCGGCTGTGGCCTTAGCTTCCAAGGCGATTTTGGCATCGGCGGAAGCCTTAGCTTCGGCGGCGATTTCAGCCTCGGTCTTCTTCTTGAACGGGGTCAAGAAAACGGCCATGCTTTCCTTATACTTTGCGAAAGCTTCGTCGGCTGTGCCCAAGTCCTTGATTTGGGAGGCGATAACCTTGGAAACGTCATCCGACAGAGTGTAAGACGCGTGGATGTCGCTCATGCGGTGATTGAACTTGTCAACCTTTTCCCTTTCGGTCTTCTCAGTCTTGAGAGTTCCGAGTTCGGTCTGAACGAGTTCCAGAGAAGCCTTCATGGTTGCGTGGTCGGCTTCAAGCTGCTTTTGTGCCGCTTGGGACGCCTTCAAGTTTTCCGCATCCTTGTTCTTGTCAGCAATGAATTGCTCGTTCGCCTTCTTCATTTCCTGAGCGACGAACTCGGTAACGACAGAAGCAGTAAGCTCCTTCCAGTTCGTTTCGTTAATGTCTGACAGAGAATTGAGCTTCATAAGTTTCTTGCTATCTGTATTTACAACCAAATTCGATGATTGTGAAATCTTTTTTGAACTTTCTTGGCAATCTTTACAACCGTTTTCAATAACGTTGACTGGCTTGCCAGCGAAAGAACATCTGCATTGACGAATGATTTTACCGCAACTGCATTTATCTATGCTGTGCCCGTGCGATTCCGCAGAATCACAAATGGTAATATCCTTCGATGGAGTGGCCGTATTTACAGCGATTCCTACAACATCTGCGGCTGGGTTTCCAGTAATACCAACACCCAAAGGAACAACCTGCCCAACCACTTTACGATATATAAGTTTTCCGTCTTGGAGCTTGCCTGTCCCACCATTACACTTGAGATACTTCTCAATCACGGAGATGGATTTAGCGTCGGAAACAATCGCGCAGTCTTCCAAATTCTTACCACCCGCAGAAGCTACGGCTACATCAAATTCACTAAAACCAAGTTCCCAACTTGCAGAAACAGTCAAGTAATACGGGCTTGATGGGTCATTGGATTCCTCAATCCTGTCAGTCAATTCAGGGTTTACGACCTTCCAGAATACGCACCCCAAAGTAAGGTTGAACGGAGTAGTCATCTGGCTGGCTTCTGCGCGGGAAAGCGGTTCGTCCGTTCCAAATTTGCTGAATCCAACCGTCAAAATAACGCCGATAAGGTGCTGCCTGTTATGCTCTACGTCAATCGGCTTGTTGATGAAATAGTCGGCCATGTCCATCGCTGTAGCGGTATCAACGATGTCCCCGTTTAGATTGACTCGGTTGATTACGCAGGCATTGAAGGCGGCTGGCAATAAATCAATGTTTCTGGCCGTATCAATGTTCGGGATGAAGGAGCTAAGATTGGAAATGCTTGCGAGCGAAAGGTATTTATCCCTTTCTTCGGTGACAAGTGGTTTTACTGTCGAGCTAAAGCACGTTTTGAACTTAAATTCCATATCTCCCCATCTATTACACGGTAACTACTGCTTTTGCGACCATAAAATCCTTGTAAAGCTTCATTGGAGCTTCAATCAGGACACGGTATTGATTTGTGTAATTCTTACGCTCTCCCAGCTTATACTTGAACTTTTTGGGGACATTTTTTGGCTTGGTCTGTTTAGTAGCCTCGTCTTGGTAGAGTCCATCGTAGTGCGTGATTTCTTCCGCTTTCGCAAACCCGCCTAAACCGGGGTATTCATCAATGTAGAAGTCGGAGTTGCCATACTTGGTTAAATCCACGTAATGTTCCGGTTCCGCTGTAGCCACCGGCATACCGCCCCCCGGCTTTTGAGGGGTCTGAACGCTCTGCTCTTTCTGCTTTTCTGCGAATTTCTTCTCGACATTCTTGGGTTTGGATTCCGTGGTTTTTGGGGCCATGCCCGGAAATTCCTTAACCCAATCCAAACTACGCCATTTGGTATCAGGCTTCTTGGTTGTCTTGCCACCAATGCCATCCACGTAAACCTGTTCATCGGCTTTCGTTTCTAGGGCTTTTTTGATGGTATCAGCGACGGTCTGCATACTATGAATTACACTTAAACCCTCGACCAGCTTATGTTAAAGCTTAGACCCAAGTTGTGCGTCCCATCGAAGAACAGCTTTATCGCCGTATCGTCGGCCCACTGATTGAATCCCGTAGCGGAACCATCTACGACCAACGGAGGAATACATCTTCCGTCAATAGTGTTCAGCATCATTTCAAACACTGGGAACAATGTAGCCGGGGTATTCCTGACTGACGGACTTGGAGAAGGCGGGTAAATGTCTGGATGGGCAATTACCACGGAGGATATGAAATCTGGACTGCCCGGAATTGTAACCCCGGCCAGCCAAGTGAAATTCAGGGCGCGTGACTGAGTATCCGAGCCATAAACTCGATTGACAACGCCGAAGTTCAGAGAAGCATTGAAAATGTTTGTGGTAGAAGGCACCGGACTCGCCGCAACCGTAATGTCGGTAGAAGAAGGGAAATCCGTGGACTGGTTTGGGGCAACCGAATACCCTACAACCGAGGGCGAAGACCCTATGCGGATATTATTCGGGAGAACTGGCGACGATTGACCAAGGACGTTGTAGATATACCCGCAAATTCCACTTGTCTTAATTCCAGCAGGGTTAAACGGAAAGAAACGGCTTTGAATAGCCGGGTCAATATGCCCGCCGCTGGGAGTGGCCACAAATTGAGTAAGGTCGTTCGACGAATACGCAACATAGTCAAAAGCATCATTCAAAGTCGAATGGGAAGGCTCAAGCAATGCCCCAACTCTGGGAGTATAACTCACCCCGAAGTAATTGTTTCCGTAATGAGGGCTTTGTGGAACAAAATGAGTGGAAAGTTCTGTTGATGTGTCCACCGGAATTGGGCCAGAGATAACCTTGATTCCGGCATGAACGATGCCCTGAACCCCCGTCAACTGACCCAACCATCCCGTGCATGTATCGGAAGCCCCGTGGTCGAATCCAGCAGTATTCAAGTTGACGCTGATAGGGGCCGCTCCGGTGGAAGGATACACGTTGAGTCGGTAAGTCACCAAAGCATAGTCTCCCGCGTCCAATACGACTCTGCCAGTAGTTCTCGAAAACGCCAAAGAATGCTCTGGCTTTACGGTAAAAGGAATGGTATCGGCATATCCAGAAGTAGCGATTCCAAGCTCGATTGGAGCAGAGGGGGAAACCGCAAACTCGGTAATGATATTTCCATCGGTAGCCGAACCAACGCCGGACGGAACCCTCCACGTCCTGAATAGAGAAATTGAGTCAAACTGGTATGTAGTTCCACAGCCTTCGGGCGAATAAGAGGCGTCATCGGGAATCTGCATTGGGCTTGCTGGATTGGATATTCCGGCTGTAACTGCTGCGTAAGCTCCCAAATACGAATATTCTGAAATAGGGCTGAAAACCCCCGTGTCGCTATTGGAGGGCGGGGTCGTGCTTGTTCCGAGATTGAGATAACGAAACGTGTCAGCGAAGGCCATGTCGAATGGGAACAGGATTCCCGAATCGGTAATCAGATTATCAATGAAATCTGTATCCGACTTCAGAACGTCCCCGGAACCGAAGACCTTTATCCTGTATTGGCCCTTGAGGTTAAGTTTAGCCTTTGTAATCATTATCTGCAATTCTCCGCATCGCTGCAATCCGCTTCCCACGCCATCGTCATGTAAATATTTACACCAACCGACACCGGCATGGCTGGATAATATCCGCCCCTGACAATCGCGTATTCAGGAAAAGTATCGCTTGTCGGCTGTCCATAGTTGGGCAAAAGCCCCGAGTTTTCAACGTGTAAAAGGACGGCTTCGGGTGGCTGGAACGCCGGAATCACGGGCTGGGCATTGAAATACCCGATTCCAGACCCTCCATTTAAGTAGGTTATAAACAAAGGCGTTGAGCCATCGTAACCGGAAAAGAAAACACAATATTGATTCCCCGGTTGGGTAAAAGAGATTCTTCTGTTGAAATCTCCCGTCATATCGGCCAATGTCTCGAAAAGTCCGGTCACCCTCCAACAAGGGACAAGTCCTGTTCCATGTGGAACTTCGTCATGGTAAAGCATGGGGGTAAATGGCTTGAAGTAGAGGGTTGAGTTCTCAATTTTGATTTTCAGCACCCCGCTGTCAGTATAATCTCCAAAGTTCCCGCCGCCATCAAATGCCTGCATCCCCGTTCCACTTTTGTAAGCGATATATCCCGTGAAGTTGGGTGAGGCTATGGATAAAGAGGCGAAGTTAGACCAGCTTCCGTCCCCGGTTCTCCCGACTCTAGCTGTAGTTAGAAAATACCCGTTGTTTGAACCCAGTGTTTGCCCGGTTACAGACGGCATGGGCAAGATTGAGGAGAAATTGAAGTCAACGACTGGTTGGTTATTCTGCCTCAACACCCCCGACTCATCGTAGAGATACACACCCAATACAGGGTCGTAGTATTCAATTTGATTGAATCCAAGAATGACTTTTTGCCCAAATGGACACGGGGCTGGCCAATAAACATCCCCGCTTTCTCCGGGTGGGGACAGACTATCAAGGGAGTGCTTCGCCAAGGCGACGGAAGGATAGGCTATTTGATTCCAGTAGATTCCAAAAACTTGTCCGAAGCCGTGCGGGTAAACGCCAGTATCCAACGAACCCGTTATGTCTGGATTTAACGGGACACCTGAGAACGGGATTCCGACAGGCTCATTGTAAATAGGCATTTTTGCATTTTAACAGTTGATGGCGTCACCCGAATCGGCCCACCATGTCATTTCGACATTGATACTCAGGATGTTGTCCTGCAACATAGCAGGATATACTCCACCTACGCTAGTTGGATAATTGACCCCGGTAGCCCCAGTAATCCCAATGTCGGGCAGGGCATAATTCGGCAGGAGGGCGTAAACTTCCTTATGGAGCAAATATCCGCTTGGGCGCAAGTAGCCGCTTGTCCCGGCATATTTGACTTGCCCGTTCGTTAGGACTTCACAGTTCAAACTGGTGTTTCCAGTTCCCGAAAGTAACGGATGAGTCAGGTCGGCATATCCGCCCGGAGCCAACCAAGAAGGAAGCCCGGTAATCCCCATGATAAAAAAGTAGAGAGCAACTGCCCCAGTTTCAAATGGCGGAACCTGTGGGTAGTAAACATTGGCCGAAACGGAAGGCTTTACCCCGCTTGGGATATGAGGAATCAATCCAATGGACGGGAACCCCGTGCTGATGAAGATTCCATAGATTTCTCCCACCCCGGAATTGGTAAGCGACGGCAAGCTTCCAGTTTGCCCAAGCGCGTCGTTGGCGTTCAACGATACACCCGGCATTGCAAATCCTGTTAGTTCAGAAGCGTAATAATACATGTTAGCCTCCTAGCTCCGCAGGGTGTCCATACAGGTCGCCGGTTCCCGGCCCTTGAAATGTCCTGTGTGTGAACGGTAAACTCAACGCTGGAACAGTATATGTGGCGGCGTCCACGATTCCGCTGCCCCTGTTGGTGAAGTATAAGCCCGTAATCTCTCGATAGTGAGACATGAGATATTGACCGGAAGAGTCGTAGAATAGACAGTCGAGAGTCGGGAAAAAGTCATTCGTGAAATTCCCGTTGGCTACGAAAGCATAAACCAGAGAGCCAAATCTAGTGTTTTTTCCTAGCGATTGGGCTGGCATGAATGAATGCCTTCTTATCAACTGACGGCTGCGTCCGGTAGTCGGGTATCCCGTGATTGGTAAATTGAAACCTCTGGTCGAAATCAGGGCTTGGTTTCCGTGCGCTGGATAGGCCGGGTTTATTCCTGTAGCGTCCGCATTCACGCCCGGAGTCGCATTGGAATATGTCTGATACTCGTAGTCAATAGGGTCAACGATAGGGGACATGTTTCTAGCCAAGCTTGGCGAAACATCGTAATCGTATATTGCAAACGGTATCACGTCCTGAATGTTTCCTACGTGTCCCATCCTGATGTTGGCCTTTAACGTCTTGGCGGTAAGAGTCGGGATGGTGTTGTTATATACTGTAGGGACAATCGTATTGGTGAAAGTGTAATCAATCTCGTAGGTGTTATTGGCCTGTCCTCTCCAAACCGGAGTTTGGTGGGAGAAACCATAAAGCCCATCGGCGGCATAAGCCGAGGATTCGTCAGACTGCGCCCCCCCGGTGGTAGAAACGTCAAATTGCCCATTGTCCGGGGAAAGGTAGAATCTGGCTTCGTGCAAACCCGTGCAGGAAGGCTCCATAATTGCCCCGTATTGAGGAACCAGAGAGGCACCATTTGCATCAATCCAAGCCAAACCATGATACACCTGTCGGTAGTTTCCGCTTAGTTTCGCCCATTCCCCTACCTGCAAACTCTCGAAGGAAACATCGGCGTTGCCCGTATTGAAAGTCCCACCCGTAAGCGGCTGGATGATATTGCTGGTCAAATTGATGGCCAGTTGGTATGAGACGTAAGCATAGGTGCCGTTTGGGATGGTAACTGGTTTTCTGACACGGCTGAAAGCGTAACGGCCAGTAGGGTCTTCTCCGCTGGAAGGGAATACAGAAAATTCTTGGACTTGCAAGTCCCCGCCAGTAATCAAGGTCGGCGAACCCTCTTGCTGGTAGTAAGGAATTCTCCATGCTCGATAGAAACGAGGGCCGGTAAGTTCTTCCGTGATTCCGGCCCCAACCGCGTAGCCCCAAGGCCCGATATATTGCAGGCTCAAAGCCCCGCTCCAAGAATTCGGATTCACGACGCCGGGGTATCCCGTGATTGACGTGTCGTATCCAAGATTTGTGAGGACGAAAGGGATTGGAGAAGAAAGGCCAGTAGTTCCCGGCCCGGTTCCGTCTTTATTGCCCGAGTTTTGCGCGGTTCCATTACCCAAGGACAGAAACCTGAAACAGTCGGCAAAATTGTATTTGTAGATGTAGGACAGCCCAGTAGGAGTGATGAAATTGTTGAACCAGTCGGTTGATTCAATCAACTTCCCTTCCTTATTGTAAATATCAACCTTGAACTTCCCTTCAAGAGCGTATTTCACGTTCTGTTTAATGTCCATACTATTATCTTACACTTTTTAGCCTTATCTTGATATGCTTCCATGCACGAAAGAAAGGCTGAGATTCATGTTATCGCCCGTTGCGAAGTTCACTACCAGCGCACCCCTGCTGATAAATCCGTCGAAAAACAACATCCCGACAGTCTGCTTATCGTAGCGAATCGAGTCTGTTTTCCCAAACAAATCTACCTCGTATTTCGGGGCGTCCACAAGGATTCCTGTTGCCTGTCCATAGGCCACAGAAAAGGAGAAAACAGGTCGGTCGGTCAGAATGCCGGAAACCTGTCCATAGTTCACAAACGTCGAATAAGTGGGCCTGTCTGTCAGACCCGACTCGATAATCCCGTTTACCAGTATCGAGTAATTCGGTCGGTCATAGAGTATCCCTGATGGGTAGCCAGCCAGCGAATATGAAATCTGGTAAAAGTCTTTCAAACCCCCATACGCGTCACCCGAAAACCTAGTCGTAAATCTTCCAGAATCCCCAAAACCAAAGAAATCCCCAGCAAATACAATGCTGTAATTGGTTTCGTCAACTACCGGCGCGGGCAGAAACGTAATGCCGGTGGACGGGAAATCCAAAATCACGTCCCCGAAAGCGTCTCGGAGGATGACGTAATTTGGGTAGAACAGTTCGTTGCTGAAATTGATGGCAGCATTGAACAGGATACCAGAATAGGACGAGAACAGGCTCCCCGTATCCTGACCCAAGAACAGAAATTGGAGCATTACTGCTTGCTGGCCATAAGCAGACTGGCAATGTAAAGATTGACTCCGTGTTGCGCGGCGATTTCATCAACCTTCTTGGCTCTTTCGGGGTTCGAGCCATCCGGTTTGTCGCAATATGACGCAACGGCTTCAATCCATTTTGCTGGCTCCTCGTTGACCATGATGGTGCTGGAAATACATTCCGCTACTTCGGCTTGCTGCTTGTTTAGCTTCTTGATTTTGAATTTCTTCTTGAGATGACTCTGGACGCCCTCGTCCAAGGTTTGAGCCAAGACCATATTCTCTTTCAACCTGAGTAGGCTATAGGAATCGTCCACGGAAGCCTTGCCTCCCATTGGCCCAATGGTATTGGTCATCTTAGGAGCAGGCGTTCCAGTCGGTCTTCCTGCACCAGCCCCCGCTGGGTCTTGGACAGACGCTCCAACGAGAGGAAGATAATATCCCTTGTCGCGGGCTTCTCTATAAGCCTGCTGAGAAACATCATTTTCTTCCTTGGACGGCAAGACGTTGGTTTCGATGGCACGAATACCGTCTTCCGGGGTCAAAATACCCAATTCAATCAAGCGGGTGTAAATCTTTGAGCGCACGTCATTATCCTTGAGAACGAAGTCCTCGAAATACGGCGTCGGGTAATTTTTGAAGCCCAACTCCTGAGAAATTCTCTTGATTTCAGGGAATAGGAAGTCGTTCAAGAACGTCTGACGGGCTTGGTTCAAACGAGCCAAAAACACGTCGGTCTTTTGCACCTGATTGGCAAACTTCTCACCGCCCAACAAGATGTTGTTCAGCCCGTTGTTAATGTCGCGGTCAACGACCTCGTATTTCTTCGGGTCGAGAATGTCCGCAATTTCAGGGATGACAAATTGAGCCTTGGTTGTATAGTCCGCGACCAAAACACGTCCCACCGAGGCATTTTCAAACAGCTTCTTGAGAGCGTCAAGGTTCTTCTGGTTGATTCCGCCTTCGTCGGGCTTGGCACCGGCTGTAACGAGCAGAATCATCTGCTGCATCGTGCGGCTGATGGCCATGTCCATCTTTTTCAACTCATACTTGTAGTTGAGGTCTTCAAGAACAGGGAAGCCCATCGGCACGGCAAACGGTTCGTAGTCCTGCTTCTTATAGAACGTAATATACATCTTGCCCGGTTGCAGGAACAGGGGAACGAAAGTCATCTTCTTGTTTTCGATGAGTTTCTTGGTGTCGTCCGGCAGAGATTGGTAAAGTTCTTCGTCTTCCGGGGTCTGCGGATAACGCAGGCGCATCAGTTCGTATTCAGTAAGAATCTTCTGGTAGATGGCGATACCGAAGTTAGCTGTTCCCAATAGGCGAACGTCGGCAGGGTTCAGAATAACGTAACGAACCGGCAATTTCAATCCACTGTCTTCTTGCCCCGGCAAAGCAATCGTTCTCTTACCGCCCTTTGGAGCAGCAGCCGGTCTAGCAGGAGGCTGGGCGATGGGGGTTTTCTGCAACGGAGGAACCGCCCCGAACAACTGGGTGATTTTCGCTATATCTTCCGGCTCGACAAGGGAGTCGAAACGGTAAGTGAACACGTTGCCAGAACGGTAATATTCCCTGAAATACCTGTCTTGGAAGGAGAGGATATTCAGCTTCTTGAGCAACGCATCAAAAAACGTTCTCGCCTTCGCCGTTCCACCGCGAAGGTAGATGTTTGAAACCGAGAATTCCGTCATCATGTCAATGACGTTACGGAACTGGGAAAAATTGTAGTAGGCTTTTTGACATAGAATGATTGCATCCTTAATGTCAACCGTGGATTCTCCGCTGCCATATCCCGTGTTAATCTTGAAGGGCACCAATCCATCATCAATGTTCTTATATCTGGCCGTGCGCTCGATAAGACCGGCAGCGTTGCCTCTGGTGCTAGTCCTAGATTCCGAGGACGCCTCAGAAACCATCAATGGCGTGGATTCCACGATGATTTGCTTCTTTGCTGCGCTGGCTTTGGCGGTTTTGAGTATTGTCTTCTTCTTCATGTTAGTTTAGCGCGGGGTAATTCGCCGCGTATGTGCAATAATACACCGGATGTGTTTCCACACCATTATTATAGTCATTTCCCCTCTGAAATGTATAAATGTTGAACATCATAGGGGTGGCCGGGAATGCAGGAGGCACCCCGTTGACGTAGTAAATCTGGTTGTTTGGGTAAAAAGAGACGTTCGTTGTCCCAATTCCGCTGTTTCTAAGCAGGACAGAGAATACCTGTCCCACGGAAACCGTTCCCGAATGGAAGGAAACCTGTAAAGCTGTTCCATCCCCCGTGACATTGAGGTCATACATGTCATAGGTGTCGAAACGGAGCAGTTGGTTCGGAACCATCGAAGTATCAACCCCCGACTGGACGGTGTTGAAGACCTGATTCGTTCCCGCAGGCCCACGCGGGCCAACTGGAAGGGCGAAAACCGGGGAAGTGGTAGAGTTACTGAACTGAAATTGAATCCCAGTAGCGGCACCACCGCTGGTATAACTTTCGATGCCGGTCACAGATATTCCGGTAGGCCCAACAGCCGCAGCACTAGAGAGGTTGACCGAAATCAGCCCAGCAACAGTATCATCGTTCAGTATGGAAAGCCCCGGAGTTGTATAAGCCCCAAGTTGCGTGTCAATATAAACCGTCAAGGCATGTCCATCAAAGGAAACCACATCCCCTTGAAAGTAAGAATCGTATGCACCGACCTTGGCGAAAACCAATTTCTGAGCCGGGGTATAAGACATGCCAGCGAAGAAGTCAGTCGGCTGGTCATAGATTTTCATGTAGATGCCGGTCTTGAGAACCCTGCCCGCACCCGAAGCCACTGTCCAATTAACACCATCGCTTCCCGTATAGAACCCAGTTGGGTAGCTTATCTGTCCAGAAACCTTTGAAATTGAATTGTAGAACGAGGTTGAATACCTATCCGCTAGGCCCATTGGCCCAACTGGTAGGGATACTTCGGAGGTAGTATTGCCGTTCGACAAAGAGAATCGAATTCCAGAAGGGTTGTCTTGGATAACCCCGGTTACACTGACTCCCGTAGCCCCGGTGTTTCCAGAAGGCCCAATTCCACCCGACGGCCCCATAGCTCCACCAGTAGGGATGAAATATGGCCCCACAATGCTGCCATCGGTCAATACAAATCGAAAACCATTGAGGATTCCATCTGTAACGATGGTATCCAGCCCGGAAACACCGATTCCCGTCGGCCCTTGCCCTCCTGACGGCCCTAGACCCCCTCCCGGCCCCGGAATACCTTGGATGCCCTGCAAACCCTGTGGGCCAGCCAAGGGCGCGTAAGAAAGGGCAATGTCCCCAAGAACGTAGAAAGCAGGAGAATCAGCCAATACGGGCGGGTTGGATGGGTCGGGGTTATAGAGGGCAAATCCGTATTTGTATCCCGTTGCTATGGAGTCGGAGAACCTGACCGCTCCGTTCGTCTTCCAGTAGAAGTCATACCCGCTGCCCGCGATTTGGAGCGTTTCGGGGATGTAGGCATAGTCCTCGAATACCGTATTGATGTCAACTACGTTGCCTTGGACGGTTGATAAGGCGGGAGCGTTACCATCATTCCACAAATATCTTCCGGTCTGAGTATCCGCCGTAAATAAAGTGAACAGCAATACCCCGGAATTGGAAACGTCAGTGAGAGGGTTCCCGTTTCCGTTTTGGAATTCCGAACCGACAAACATGGAACGAATAGTGTCGTTCGAGCCATACGCAATGAAGTTGGTTTGCTGGGTAACGGAGTCGGCGTTGTAGTAAAGGGAATTGATGCCACTAAAACCGAACCTGTAACTGAAACCTTTCAGAAGGTTGATGGTAGGCCCACCCAAAGCAGCATCAGCTATTCCATTAACGTGGACATACGGCATTTGTTCTCCCGTGAACAAACCAGTCATCCCATAGAAGCTAATTGTCACTCCTCCGATTTCACCGTCCCTGCCCGGAAGACCGCTTGGAATATAAATGACCTTACCCGTGTTGCCATTGGAGAATAGGAATTGAAAATATTCCCCGGTTATGTCGCTTCCAGTGACCGCTCCTGTTACAGAGGCTCCCGACGGCCCCATGTTACCAGATGGGCCAATGGAACCGGAAGGAAGGGCAACTGGGTTTGTATTTGAGCCATCACTTAGATAGAAAACTACGGAATTGTCTCCGCTCGGAACCGCGCCCGTGATAACCGCGCCGGTAGCCCCTGTAGGGCCGGGGGCACCCGACGGCCCGATGTAGGTGACATACTGGGTGGTTGAAGAAATGATGGTAGTCCCGCCAAGGCCATCCCTAATAATCAAAGAATTGCCGCTAGTGGTGAAAAACTGATTTCCGAAATTGATTCCAGAGCCGGAAGGAAGGGTAATGCTATTGGCGTAGAGATTCGCCCAGTATCCAGAGGTGTCGCCGAGACTTTGTAGTCCCGACTGCAACGGGATGATGTCTTCGTCAAAGGTATAGCCGGAAGGCGTGGGAGTTCCAGCCAAATACTGCTGCAACCACGCTGCCAGTTCCGTAGTGTCAATCTGCCTTAATTTTATGAGACTTGATGCCATACCTTAGCCCGCTATTCTCCATATATTACACTTTTTATACAAAGAACGGGGTGAAAGTCCCAACCTGTTCGATTGGGGCGGTTTTGATGTCTTTGTAGCAACGGAACAGCCAGTTTCCAAGCATCAGGGCCGTGTAACTGTCTTTACGCGCTCGGTTGGCAGACGTGTTTCTTTTTAGATGTTGAGGTAGGTCGAAAGACTGGGTGCCCTTGACCGTTGACTTGACTTCGATAAGGGCGCATTGCTTTTTAACCTGATAAATTCGGTCGTCCTGCGTGTCAATGGCATCAATGATGGTTTCTTCCGGCTTTAACGGGATGCGAAGGGTAGAGTTGGTGGCCCTGTCGAAAGCCGCTCCGTTGGGAGAGATGCGGGAGCCAAACCAAATCTTCTTATAGTCAATACAAGCCTGTAGATGCTCATTCCCCTTTCGGATGAAATCACTGCTGAAATTCTGCTTGAAGCAAATGCAGTTTTTCTCCTTATTGTATTGGTTTCTGGCCTGCTTGACCATCAACTCATAGTCCACGCCTTCCAAATCGCTGTCGAAATCGAAGAAGGTCATGGGATACTGCTGGCTCCTGAAATAATCAGACTCATTACAGGAATCAATAAACTGGAACCCGGCATTATCAATAATAATCATTTCAGGCTTGAACGAATCCATCAGATACTTGAAATACTGGATATGTTCTTTCAAGTCGGCCCCGGCCACGGCATAATTATGAACCAGCACGGCATCTTTTTCTTCCTCGCCCATTTCAAATACCGACATGGCGAAATCGTCGGAGTTTGGAGCGTTGCTGAAACTTGGGTCAATGGAAATCAGGTATTTTCCGTCGGGAATGCCCGTAAGTCTTAGGGTGGGTTCCTGCCCATCGGGAACCGTGCATTCGTGCATCTTTTTCGCGCTGAAATAAGAGTCGGAACCGTCCGTAAACTGAGCGCAGTATTCTCGCTGGAACGAGGAATTGGACTGTCCACCGGCTTGGGCTTCTTCGATGATTGTTTTATCAATCATGTCGGGCGGTAAGGCTTCATACCCAAACTGGCTGATGAAATAGGTGGCGTCCCCATTTTCCTTTCTCATTATCTGTTCCGTCCATTCCAGATAAGTCTTATAAAGGTTCTCGAATGTGAACGAAGCAGAGGACAGGGCTATCATCTTCGAGTTGTTCTCGAAAATTTGCCTATCAGCCTCTCCCATCAGCCCGTCCTTAATCGCGGCGTCTTCGGCTTCACGAATCCTCAAACGCTCGGTCATGTCCTGTGGAGCCACCAAGAACGGCATCAGGACGTTCTTGATGATTTCTTCCGGCAGAAGAAGGTATTCGTCCAAGACAAGGATGTTTGCACGGAAACCACGAATCTTTTCTCCGTTCAACGGAATGGCCGTAATGGAACCTCCATTCACCAACCATTCAAACTGGTCACCACGCTTGGACGGCTTCGTGGAAAAAGCCTGTTGCAAAAGCTGTGCGCCGGGAGACGACACCATCTTCTCCAAGTTACTGAATATGAATCGGGCCGTTCTGAAAGTAGGGCCAGCAATCAGGATTTTGGAATTAGGTTCAAAGATACATTGCAGAAAGCAAAATACACTCGCCACGAAAGTCTTGGCGCAACCACGGCCCCAGACGTTCATGCTGAAATTTCTTTGCAACATGGCCTTGAGGATGATTTCCTGATAAGGGGCCAGTTTTATGCCGGAAATCAGTTCAACTGTGAATCCGATGTTGGCGCGAAGGAACCTAGCTAGGGCGATTTTAGCTTCCTTGTCCTCCATCTCGCCAGCTATCTGTTCCAGTTCGGCGTTTACGTCAACTAAATCGCCTTTTATATACTTCTCAGCCGAATACCACATTAGAGTAGCCCTATATCATAATGATACTGCAAATCAATCTTGCGTATCTGGTTGCCACAGCAAAAAAGCCTCTTAACCATGCTGGATGCCTGCTTCCTGTCTTTTACGAACAAGAACTGGATATGTTCGTATCGCTGAATCAGTTCACGAACGTTATGGAACACAAATTCCGGCGTTGCCTTGGTATTCTTATGATACACCGACTCCAAGGTATTGAACTTGATGGCGTTGGCCAAGTTTTCCTCAACCAACACCACCAAGTATGCCCCGGCTTCCTTGGCGCGAACGATTTCTCGTTCAAATCTTTCCCTGCCACCCGACAAAGTTCCAATAAAATCTCCTATGGACTTTCGTTCAACGTGGACAGCCCCGCTCGGGTCGGGCTTGCTAAAAGAGTAGTCTCCGAACTTCAACGTTACTGTTTCCGTCGGACAATCGAACTCCAAAGGCAACTGCTCTCGCGTGTCAATAAAGATTTTGGCACCGGCATCCCTGAACAAGTCATGGCAGTCCAACTTTTCCACGAATTCATATCGGCTACGAAACCCCATTGAGTCCGTCAGGGCGTAATAGTCCACAAACACCTGATTGTAGTAGAACATCCCCGGCATTTTCAAGGAACGAAGTTCAACCTGCGTCGGAGCGAATTCCAGATGCTTTTCCGTCTGCCTTTTGGAAAGGAGAGCCTTCATGTATTCCGCCCTTTTCTCGGGCGTCTGCGCGTCGAGCCACAAGCGCATGTTCGTTATCGAATTGAAGTCGGTTTTGAAATACTGCTCTTTGTTTTTGAACAGTATTAAACTCCCATCGTGCAAATCCCTTCGCGGAGTTACGTGCTGGTAGTATTCAAAGACGTGAAAGCCATGAGCCTTGACATGACGATGCAAGGATTTGTCGTCCGCGAATTCAGCATTGCATACCAAACACTTAACCATTGAGAACCTCCTCCGGGCTGATACCCATGATGCGGCACTTGACTTCATCCATAGATGAAAGTCTCTCGACCTCGCCCTTGACGACCTCCCTGCGTAGGTTGGCCAGCTTAATAAGCTTCTTACGACTCTCCTCCTCCTTGAATAACTGGACAAGGTTGAGGATACTGGCGTTTTCCCTGATTTGATTCTTGAGACGGTCAGAACGCTTTTCTTTCAAGTCGTTCAAGAGTTTCTGTTGACGGGTGACGGACTGGTTGTATTCCGTTCGAGCCGTGTTGATGGCCTCCACCAAGCTCATGGAAATCTTGACGCTCTCGGGGTTGTCCGTGGCACTATTCAACAGGTCTTGCAGGCGCACGATGACCGCCTGAATATCGGACGAGATAACAACTTCGACGCTCAGGGTAAGGAACTGGTCAACTTCCTCTTGAGAAAGGTCGGACTTGTCATAGGTGTAACGGATGAAGCTACTCTCGAACAAATCCCTATTGGTCTTCGTCGTGTAAGTATTGATTTGGTGGATGAAGCGGTAAGTATTGACGTATCCGATTAGGGCGTTGATTTCCTTCCTCTGGCGACCCGTCATCCTGTCCTTATCAATACCCTCATGGATGAACTTGTTGACTTTCAACAGCATTCTGTCGAACGTGCGCGGCGGTTTGTAAGATTCCTCGTCTGGAACGTCGGCGGTATCCCCGTAAATGACCTTCTTGTCCAAGGTCTTGATAAAATCATTGACTGCACGGGTTTCCCTGTGCAGGTTGGACAGCATCGGGTTATGAAACAGTTCCTTGGCCATGTCAAGGGCATTCATCATGGCCGCATTATTGGTAATGAACTCCTTTTGTGGGTCAGTGAGAACTAATTCCTCAAGCGGTTCGGCCTTGGCTGGTTTTGCGACCAAATTTTGTTCGGCGAGGAACTTCTTGATGGCCTTTCCCTCGTTACTGCGCCCGTCAACCTCCTTGTTGAAAACAGCCTTGGACAAATCCTTGAGAAATGGCGGGGCTTGCGGGTTGGCCCTCCAAAGTTCAAGTATTTGGGCTTTCTGAGCGTCGGTAAGTTGAGTAACTTCTTCCATTTAGTAGATGTCCAGTTCTTCGTTGGCCAAGCATTTCTTGACCTTGGTAATGATTATCTTTCGGATGTTTTTTAACTGCTTGTATCCGGGTGTTCGATTACGCTCGTTGGATATATAGCCCAGACGTTTGGCTAAAGCTTCCTCGGATTCGTTTCTAATGAACAACCCCTCGTAAACCTTGTATTCGAGGGGCTTCAAAACTTCCTTCATCTTCCTGTGAACCGATTCCACGTTTCGTTCCAACGTAAAATCTGATTCGGACATATTATGGACTTCGTTGGTGTGGCTTTCGATGGATACCGGCACCTTGACGTTATACGCTGGCTTCCTACGCTTCTCCCACACCGCGAAAGCGGGGCAATCCGCGCATTGGGTCTTGTAAATAGAACACCCATCCCCCGGTTCAGCCGCCTTGCACTTCAAGCAGGGGCGCGTGAAATTGGAGTAGTTATTGCGAATGATGTTCTTTATCTGACTAGAAATTACAGTCGCCAACCAAGGCTGCAACGGCCTGCTTTGGTCATAGAGCGCCCATTTCTCGTTGATATGAATAAGAAGTATCTGGGAAATATCTTCCCAGCCAAGCCAGCTAAGTGAACTCAGAGTCCACTTATACTTCTTCTTGTTAATCTCCCTGCTAATCGTTTCGTAGCAGTCCTCAAAGGTCAGTTTTGGCTTAACCATTCTTGACGGTCTTTCTCTGTTTCGTTTCGGGCCTTAGCGCGGAGCCTTCACTTAACAGAGCCTTGACTTGCTCTTTTTGCGCCTTTTTGGTAAGCTTTGTCGGAGTTCTAATATCCGGGCTGTCGTTCGGGCCACTGGCGACCAGCCCGCCGATGGTTTCCCTAAAGGCTCTTGGCTTGGCGATTTCAATGTCCAGTCCGTCAATGGTAACGTCAAGGGACTGTGCGTGTAAATATGGGTCGTCGTCGTTTTCCTCGTCATCAGCGATGGGGGTTTGTCCCACCGGCCTTCGGGTAGGAGGTCTGACCGTAAATCTTTGTGGTCGTTCCTGATGGAATTGCTGCTGCGGCGTTTCCTCCACGGGGGCAACCGAAGCCAACGAAGTTAGGTTCGTTCCGCAATGCGGACAGAACTTGACGGAAACTTGTGGCGTTTGTTTACCACACTGATGACAGAATTGCATTTGCATAATTATTATAGAACCCTCATGTTCTAACTAAAATAATTCAGAATGACCTACATTTACCAATCGCTCTCCCAAGCCGAGAAAATCAGGATTTTCCAGAGGTGCCAAGAGCTTCTCCTGAGATATAACCCGGAAAGCGAGTTCGTCGTCCGTCGTAGCTTCCTTTCTAAAACACCTCCCAAGACCTTGGAAACATTGGTAAAACTCTACCGTAATTTTAATGGTAGCGTTCTTCTAAAGGAAGATACACTGATTTTCTTTAAAATTCTTGATATTCAGAAGGGAATAGAAGAAATCTACGCGAAATATGATAAACCATCGGACGGTGTTGGCAATACAATTCTCATTGTTTTTGCTACCTTCGATAGCCAAAAGACAGACATAAAAAGCCTCATTCAACAGGAGCTTCAAGGAGAAATCCAAAAAATATCCTTCTCCCGACGTGGGAAATTCAAAATTTACGACCTTAATAGGCTTGCGGAGAAATTTTAGCCCCTTTTCTGATATTATCCACGGCCCATAATGGTTGATAATTGGTATAATGAGCGGCCTGTAGAAATTGCCCTCTATTAGTTAAATCAAATGCAGCCAAGGGTTTTCTATGGTCTAAGTGCCATTGTCCGTAATTTTCCCACGTCATTCCTTCGGCGAACTGGGCGGTAATGTATTCTCTGAACTCTACGATAGAGCATCCCAAGTCCGTAACCGCGCTTCCTGATTTATAGCCGCCTTCCAAAGCCCTACGGATTCTATTTCTCAGGTTCCCCGCCATTTTAAAATTTGGATTTGAAGACCTTTTACTTTGGATGTAATCAGGATGATTCTCCTGCCACGTCTTCGTAGATTGGATACATTTTTCTCGATTCTCTTTTCTCCATTGGCCGGTTTGCTCAAGATAATCGCCGGGATTGGATTTTCTCCATTTCGCCGCATTGACTTTGCTGACTTGCTTTAAGCGTTGTGGATTTTTGAGTCTCCAATCAGCAAGCCTTTGTTTATCGGAAGCGAGCCTGTCTCGATATTTCTTGCTTAGAATAGCTATTAAAATATGTCGAAGCTCCATACGATTAAGTGTGGTGGGTCAATTTACGCACGATAAACTTGACTAATTCTGAACGCATAATATCGTTTTCATCGAACTCGAATACATGGATACCCTGCATACGACTTTCCTCGTTATCAAAAATTGAATATAGGTCTTCAAATCCACCCGCCCTACCGTTTAAGTCTGTTTGTAACGGGTCGGCTAATATGAATCCACGGGAAAATTGTCCCAAACGGGTCAAAATTGTGACGATTTCCTTACGCGTGGAATTTTGAGCTTCGTCCATGATGATAGCCTTGGCGTTCCAACTCACCCCCCTTGCAAAATTTGGGGAGAAGCAGGATATGCTGCCCTGTTTTTGTAATGCGGATACGTCAGAAGAAATCAGAAGCTCGTTAAGTTTGTCCAAGAACGGCATGTTGTAAAACGCCATTTTCATGTCTGCCGAACCGGGTAAGAATCCCATGCTCGACTCAGAACTTTCGACGGCGGAACGAACATACATGATTTCAGAGATACGTTTCTCGTCCAATAGCTTGAGTGCGGTATAAACGGAGAGAATGGACTTGCTGGAACCTGCTGGCCCTTTGACAAAAAGAATCTTGGTGTTCTTGTCTGTGGCTAGGTCTATGAATTTTTTTTGTTTGTCAGTCCACTTTATTTTATCCCTGAATTGAAGGGAACCCCCGAATTTTTTGCCCTGATAAACGTATGGTGAGTCGTCGCGGCGTTTTTGTTTCATAGGGAGGGGATATAATCCCCAAATACACACTATGTCCGGTTAATGAGCAGGATTGAACGAAACGGTTACCGCCCAGCCATTAGTGACTTGGGTGAAGGTGCCGCCCGTTAGGTTCGTGGTGTAGGCTCCCGTGCAAGTGCTGATGTTTGCCAATGAACCAATCTGGCTCAGTGGAACGATGATTCTTGCGCGGCCTTCAATCCAAACGTTTGTCCCAACCACGCGAATGGTTCCATTTTGGATGGACGCATTCGACAGAATGGATTGGGCTTCTTGCGTAGGAAGAACCGTGGCGCACGTAATAGGGCCGCTTGGCACAGGCGTTAGGTTCTGCCCACCCGCCTTGTCAATTAGCAATGGGGAGGCAGCAATGCCCGCCGCCAGAGCTACACCGATTACAATTTTGGCTAGTTTCATATTTATTTAGTGATTTCGATTCCGTTGATTTCCGGGTTTTCAGTTTCCTTAACGAACTGGATATTGACCTCTCCGTTAGTAACTGTCACCGGAACCGTTTCGACATGGGCAATGTTTCGGCCACCGGCCAAAGCATAAATATCCAAGTGCGACAACGTTCTTCCATTAACATTTACACTGAAAACGCGCATACCGGAGTTAGTAATGCCCTCAAAAGTTTCCGCGAAGTAGAGATGGGCCGTATAGCTACCATTTGGAAGATGGCCAATCCAGTTGGTCATGCTATAGTGTTCGGTGCGGTAGATGATGGGGTCAGTGGTGCCCGCAATGGAAATCTTGCCGCGATACATGCCCGAGCCGCCGCCGAAACCAGAATCCTTGACCCAAACTTGGCCGAGGCTATTGGTGTGGGGCTTCCATGCACCAGCATCCACACGAATGCTTTGCGCTGAAGCGGACAGACAGATAAGCAAGGACAGAATGAGACATTTGATGTATTTCATAATTATTTAATGCTCTTGACGGTGAAACCGTGGGATGCGGGGGTAATCGTCAACAGCGTGACGTTACACGCTCTAATTGTCACAGTATCCGTTGCAGAAGCATAGGCCGTTACAGAAAGACCGTTTTCAATACCCGGTGGGAGTCCCAACATTACCGGGTCGCCAGCGGCAACTCCTGTCACCGTCATGGTAAATTCGTTACAGGAATTTGCGGATACAGGTGCGATTGTGTGAGTAACGGAACCGGAATTGAATCCCTTAAAGGGCGAGCCATTCAAATTAATTTGCCCATAAGGGAAATTAACCGCCGTATCCGAACCGCCGTTCTTAGCCGTAATGGAATGAGTGGAAGAATTGAACGACATGGAAGTATTCAAACCGTCTGAGTTTCTTAATAGATAAGTGTGGAAGCTGCCCGGAGTCAGAACAATTTCTCCATTCGCCCCGCTGCAATCGTCAACCCAATGCGCTCCATCATCCGTCGTGTTTCTGACGGTGCTTAAAGTAGTCGAACCAGATGTCGCAAAACAGCTTCCGTCGCCCACTATCCAAGCAGAGCCAGTCCAACTAATTGTCTTGGAACTATCCGTGGTTAGATAATAGATATTGAAGGACATATCAGCAACAAGGGAAAATTCACTCAACTGATTGTTCGTATAAACACCGTTGTAAGCCGCCAAGCTGTTAGCAAGTCCTGAAATGGTGAAGCTGGTCATTAGAGAAGCGCCCTGACCAATGGTTAAGGTCGGTTGGGCATTAGCCCTTCCCACACTCATAATATCAAACTCGGGGCTTGAAGATGAATGGCTGGGATAGTCGTTGTTAAGGACGACATCAGCCACGCTCGCGTTGATTCTGAACGATTTTTCGTCCCAGTTTTCTTCCGGCTGGGAAGCCCAAATAAAGGAATTGGTCTTGTAGGCCGAGGCTTGGACTCCCAAGGCGAAAGCGTTGGTCGCGCCCAAATCAGAATAAGATTGATAGCCGAACACAAATGAAGTGTCGCCAAAACCTGCGCTGTTCAAACCGCCGACGTGAATGTTGTTGTTGACGCCTGCATAGTTTAATGCTCCTTCTACCACGCAGTTTGCTCCGTCAATTACGTTTGAGCTACCCGAAATGGAACTTGAACTTCCAAAACCCGGAACATGGTCGCTCGAAATAACGTTGCCGTAACCAGAGGCGAAGGAGCTTCCTCCATAGACACTGTTGGATACGCCGCAGACTGTGGCGGCATTGCCTTCCGCGACGTTAAAGCTTCCGCCAACTACCGAGCTTGAATCGTCAGCCGCCGTGTTATCATGTCCGCCCAAAATGGCTTCGTTATAGCCACTGTTGATTACGTTATTGGTGCCGACGAAAATACCCGCATTTGGGGACGAGCTATTAATCTGGTTGGCGAAGCCGCCTGCGATAATGTCGTTGTCTCCGCTGTAGATGTTATTCTGCTTACCAGCTAAGATGGCACCATTCACACCAGTAGTAATCAGGTTGCCGTAACCCGCCACAATGCTGCTGTTATCGGCTTCGACAACGTTGTCCCATCCGGCACCGACAAAACTACCATTACCATAGATAGAGTGGCTTCCTCCGGCTCCAATGAAAGCTCCGACGCCGGAAAGGGTATTGTTCCATCCAGCCATAATTGCACTGTTGATAGAACCGCTGGAAAGGTTGTTGGCTGTTCCGGCTCCAATGATTGAACTATCACATGCCCCATCCTGACCAAGAGTGTTTCCATATCCTCCGACGATAACGGCATTTTCAGAGTCGTTTTGAATTTGGTTCTGGACGCCGCCACCGATGAAGCTGCTTTTTCCATAGGTTGAGTTGTTAAGACCCGCAACCACGGTGGCATCATCATTATGAGCCAAATTGCCTGAGCCGCCGCCGATGAATTGATTGACGCCGTTTTGGATGGAGTTGACATTACCGGCTCCAATGAAAGAACCATCGGCGTTGGGATATACTTCGTTTTGGACGCCGGAACCTATACCGGCGTTTTGAGAACGAATGGTGTTTTGCGAACCAGAGCCGATGAAGGACGAGTCTGAATTAGCACTGGAATCCCCAATTTCATTGCTATATCCAGCCAAGATGCCTGCGTTATCGGAAGAAGTGTTGATGGTATTGACTGTTCCGCCCCCGATGATTGAACTGACACCCGACGCCGTATTATTAATACCCGCGACAATACCGACGTTTTGATTTTCCGCACCATTGTTATCGCCGCCCCCGATGAAGGCATTGTCGGGGGAACTACCCGAGTTTTGCTGGATATAATTGTTTAAGCCGCCGACGATAGAGTCGCCCGCGTGGTTGCCACGAATATCATTGCCTTGCCCGCCGCCAATGAACGAATTGATAGAAGATACATCAATGGTGTTCTGCGACCCATTTACGATACTGCTGGCGACTGATTTAACGGTATTTTGATAGCCGCCCCCAACGAAAGAATCTATCCCATCGTCGGTAATCTGATTCCCGACGCCCCCTCCGATGAAAGCTGACGGAGAACTGCCGTCAATAATATTCTGTTCGCCACCGGCAACGAAGGAAGAATCTCCACGGGTTGAGTTGTCAAACCCAATTCCAATCCCAGCGTTGTTTCCAGCAACAAAATTCCCATCGCCTCCGAGGATGACGCTTCCCAAGGTATCCACTTCATTCTCAAAACCGGCCAAAATCGCAGAATTGACCGAACCGTAAATGTAGTTTCCGGCCCCACCAACAATCACGGAAGCGTCAGAATTATTCGCTGTTTGGTTGTTGTAACCGGCAAATACACCGCCATTGTTTCCTACGACAACGTTGAGCCATCCCCCGCCAACCACGGAACCCGGATTGCTTGCTGTATTTTGAGTGCCGCCTACAACTGAGGCATTGTCTCCGGTTGTGGTATTGTTATAGCCGCCGCCAATAAAGTCACCCGCACCATTGGCGGTATTGTTCAAACCAGCCGCAATGACCGTATTGTCGTTGTAAGTGGTGTTGCCATAGCCCCCGGTAATCGAGTTATGGGTGCCGTTTTTAACATTGCTTGGGTCAACGCCGATGAGTTGAGTCCCAAACCAAGCGGCCATATTCGCAGCCGTTATCTGCTTCATTGTCCCTGAGCCTTGCACCAAGAAGGTGTCAGACCCATCAGGGTTGCTGTAAGTTGGATAAGAAGACCAAGGGCCAGCTTGAACGGAGATAGCCAGCAACATAACCATTGCCAGAACACTGAAAACCTTTTTGCCGAAATTTGCTAAGAGCCTCATATTCGATAATTACACTTTTTTCTGGGATTGCTTGCGACGATAGTTGGCTTTGTGCCTTGAGACATCATCGGGATTCTTTTGCTGCCACGCTCGAACGGTTGACATGATATGGGCCGATTGTTTTGCGTAGTAAGAGTCGTAGTAGCGTTTGTCGCACGTCTTGCAGCGATATTTCAAACCGTCAGGCGTTCCCTTTTGATGACTGAACTCGGAAAGGGGCTTGGGTTGGAAACAAGAGTTGCAAGTTTTCGTGACTTCGGCCATACTTATACTAGGAGGGAGACTGATTTCAACAAGTTTTTGTTCGGGAGGGTGATATTTTAATCAATAAATCGAATTTTATAGTATCCGGCACCATCTGGAAACATCCGGCGCTCATTCGACTTGCCGGATTCTGCCGGAAAGAGTGATGGAAAGCCAATATTGTTGGGGTTTTGGGTGAAATTCATTGCCGGAAACTGCCGGAAGCCCGCGATTTCAACAAATTACCCGGAGAAAACATACCCGCCCGTATTTTTCAGGGGTCAAGAGAAGCATCAGGGAGGTAAGATGATTGGGGGAGAGGATTGGAGGGGGTAGATTTCAGAAAGGGTTGGTTATTTTAAGGGGTGACGTTATGTATTAACCACCCCCCAGCCCTTTTGCGCGTCCCGAAATGGTTTTTTTTCCGTTAATAGGGTAGGGGGTCTGTAAATCGTTGATTATCAACAGAAGATAGTTGAAGAAATCCCTTGCCATGCCCCTTGCGTGTGCTATCTTGTATCCATGAATAAGAATTACATTGCAACCACGAAAGGGATTGAATTGGAGTTTATCGCCCCCACTCCCCGCGAGAGCTTGAACGCGGCCATGAAGTTTGCGGAGAAGTGCGACAAGCGGGGCGTGGCGGTTGTCATCACCACCGCAACGGGTGAGTATGTTTGGAGCAATCCCCAAGCGGGCGTTGCTGGTCAAACCCGTGCGAACGTTACCGAGTGCATCGGCAACGTGTGGCATGTGTGCGTTAATCGTTATGCGAACCTGAGCCAATGGACGGAATACGGTTTGCCCAATCCCGTCCAGACAATGCAGTCTTTCGAGCATCGCCAAGCGGCGTTGACGTTCGCGGCTTTCCACAATGCGGACAGGATTGACATTAAACCCATGACTGGCGAGCCGTTCTATGTGACGGACGGCAAAGCTGGCCGTTCACTGGACTAACACCATGACCATGAACCACATACAAGGAATGGCGAACTACAAGGCGGGCAAGCTGGCCGTTGAAATCTTGGTTGTCGTGGTTGCCCATTCGCGCAACGGTCAATCTACCATCTTACTGCCTGACGGACAACAGAAGCGCGTTGCAACGTCCAACCTGACGATGGTTGAGTAAGCATATAGTGTGCCAATCGCGTTCGGAGCGTGGTTGGCATACATCCTGCTGTGATACGAGTCATAAGTCGTTGATTACCAAGCACTTACGCGGCTCCCCCGCGCAACCCGTTGATACACAACGACTTACACACGCCAATACGCATAGCATACATCGTGCCAATGTGATGATTGGGATGCAAATATACTTGTTGACACGTTAGCCATACGTGCTACTCTATACCCATGAACAATAACTCTGACTTAGACCCGCAGAACCCCGAACACCGGCTCGCACACGTCACGCCCGAAGAACAGCCCTATGATGGCGCTGGCTTCCCCGGCTGTGGTGACGGTTCGGATGACCTCGCCGATTACAACCAGAACGAAGCCAACGACTACTGCAATGAGTAATTATCGTCAATTCACCATACGTTGCGCCTGTGGCGCACTCACATCACGCACCTATGCCCGCCAGCATGGTGGCCGCTGCAAGACCTGTGTTACAGGCATACCCAAGCCCGCCAAGGCCGACGACTGGCGCACGGAGCATAAGCGCAGGACTGGCCGCTGTGAGGACGCGCCCTGCTGTGGGTGCTGTGGCCCGCAGGGTGATGGGGATTACTACGGGGTTTCCGCGCAGGAACGCGCCTTGGATGGCATCTGGTAAATCGCCAGTGTAAGTGCTTGTGACAGAGGCACTTACGCGGACGGCCCGCGCAACCCGTTGATAATCAGGCACTTACGCATGGCACGTAACTTGCTACGCAAAAATCGTAATAAATCGCAAAAATAATCCTTGACATTATCCCAAAAAGGACTAGATTTAGACCATGAATAAGACTTACAAAGTAATAAGCAAAAGCCAAGTTTTCGAGTTTTCCGCTTCCGAGTTCGCCGAAACCGCTTGCCCCGTGCGGAGTGCTTTGAATGCCGCGCTGGGAATGGCCTATAAGCTTTTGGGCTGGGGCTGTGGTTCCCGCGTTGAATGCGACGGGGAATTCATTAGCGAATACTACGTGAAATAAACCTTGACAACCGCATTTTTTTAACCGATACTTGAGGCATGAAAATTCAGATGACAGAAGACCAGTTCCGGCAAATCCGTTCCGCCCTAATCATCGCGCAATGCGAGTGCGAAGGGGTAGTGAACGATTGCAAGGCTTCTAATCTCAATATCCTTGCTACCCTGCACCAATCGCGCTTGAACGACATTAACGCCGCGCTGGAAAACACAAGCTGGGTAATGGTTGAAAAAATCGAAGAAAATAAACCTTGACACGCAACCAATAATCAACTACATTATCACCATGACAAAGAAACATTTCATCGAATTCGCCCGGATTATCAAAGCGCAAGTTGACGCGGCCCAACCCGCTCCCGGTGGCATCAAAACCATTGACATGAACATTGCGGACGACAACGCCCGATTCGCCGCCGAAATGGTTGCGAAAGTCGCCCTTGCCGACAACCCCCGTTTTAACAAAGCTCGTTTTTTCGCGGCCTGCGGACTCAACTAATCAATCACATGAAACGCGACCCCTTTACCGATTCGACCTTTCACTACGCGCCAAGCCCCGCAACCATGCGGATACTGGAATTGACGGAAGCCCGCAAGAAACTGGGTTTCGCAATCACATGGGCGCAAAACAATCTGCGCTGGATGTTGGGTGACGACAAGCCCAACCGCAAGAAGATAAACAAGACCCGCAAAACCATCTGGAAACTGGAACAGAAATTGCAGGCAATCCCCAATCCCTTCGCCGCGTAATCCTATGAACCGCCCAACATCATCGCAAATTCGTTTCGTGCGCCGTGTGCGCCGTGAAATCAACTACTACATGCAACATCCCCGCGCTCAGGCCCGCCCCGGTTTCTTGGCTAGGGATGCGGCGAGGTTTCAAATTGAAAGCCAGTTCCCCGAACACTTCTGTAATCTGTAACCTGTTGATTATCAACGAGTTACGCGGTGCCCCCGCGCAAGTGCCTGAGCCACAACGACTTACGCATGGCACGATAAATGCTGCGGCTGGTTGGCACACGAATTGCTCTAGCAGGAGCCATGCCAATATTTGCCTGAAAAAATAATTCAAAAAACCCTTGACCGTCTAACATTTTCGCCCCATACTTACGCAGTCAATAAAACAATAACAGTATAACAATATATGCAAACTGAAATCAACTCTCCCGCGAACATCGCCAAGCTTGTCAAGGCAAATTTGAGCATCCCCATGAATTACCGCCAGTCGGTTTCTGACCGTATCCGCCTGCGCTGTGAAGTCGTTCGCCGTCGGTTGGCAATGGCGGAATTGCAAGCCACCATTCACGCCGAAATTGCCCCGGCTCTGGAAAAGCACAATGCGGTAATTTACTCTTGACATTGGCCGCGCAATCCCCTACACTCTCCCCACATGAAATTACTATCCCCCAATAACACCAAACTGCTTAAAGGCGAGTCGCTAGGCTACTTTACGCTTGGCTTGTCGCTTGCGCCGTTCAATTTGTCCGGGCGCAATCTTTGCCCCCATGCCTCTGCGGGTTGCGCTGCTGCCTGCCTGAATACTTCCGGCATGGGCGTATTCCCCAACGTGCAAGCGGCTCGTATTGCGAAAGCCAAATTCTTTAACGAGCGCCAAGCGGAATTTCTCGCCATGCTGGAAAAGGAAATTGCGGCGGGTGTCCGCAAGGCTGGCAAGCTTGGTAAAAAGCTGGCAATCCGCCTTAATGTCCTCTCTGATGTTGCTTGGGAAAGGTTCGGATTCATGGACAAATTCCCCACGGTCAACTTTTACGATTACACGAAAAATCCGTTTCGTGCTGGCATGTTCGCCGCTGGCAAGTTGCCCGCAAACTATAACCTGACCTTTTCCCGTTCGGAAAGCAATCAGGCTGACGTTGAAAAGCTGGCCGCGCAAAATGTAAACATCGCGGTTGTTTTCCGAAATGAATTGCCCGCGTCTTACTTGGGCAAGCCGGTTGTTTCCGGGGACGAAAACGATTTGCGTTTTCTGGACGCTCGCGGTGTCATTGTCGGCCTGTCTATGAAGGGCAAGGCGAAAGCTGATGCGACTGGGTTTGTAGTCGCCTAAACGTATGCTTTACTTTTACCTGTCGCTAGGGGTTGCGCTAATCTTTGGCGCAATCTTCCTTTACGAACTGAGGAAACACAAATGAAAATCTACCTACAGCCTGAAACGTGGTGTGAGTTGCTCGGCATTCACATTCTTGACCCGGACGGATGGGACAGAAAAAACTTTGCCGAAGACTGGGCAAAGCCCCTGCTGTTCGCCGACTTCGCCGACAAGTGCAATCATTCGACAACTGACGGGCGTAGTCTGCGCGAACCGATTGAGAACTTTGAGGGACGCGCCTTAGCCGCCCTAATCAGGCGCATTCAGCAAACTTAATCATCCCCGTAACTCGTTGATTACCAATGGGTTACGCGGGGGAACCCCGCAAGTCGTTGATAGTCAAGGGCTTATGGATGGCATGGATTGTGCTTTAGCGGGAGCCGTGCCAAGTGGAGGGAATGTGAATAACTATAGCGAGATTGTTTCCTTGTTTGGTCGTGGCGTTTCGACTATCTTTAACGCATGAAAGCATCAATCCTTATCGAACTTTTACAAAAACTCCCCGCTGACCGTGACGTAATGATTTTGGACGGTTGGAATGGCGGCGGTGAACCACGCACAATCAATTTCCAGACCAATCGAAGAATCACCAAGGAAAACGCCGCAAACGGCGCGGACTGTGAAAACCGTGTGGGCGAAGTGGTTACTGTTTTCGGGTATGGTTCTTACTGAAATCCCTTGACAACGGTTGCCAAACCTGATAATCTTTTCACATAAGTTAAACAACAAACGAAAGACAATAAAATAACATGAATCCAAACCTCCTAATCAGTTCCATCCTCCTGCTCATCATCGGCCTCGCCGTTCTCGGCACCATGCTCGCCAATGGCTACCGTTTCATTCCCACCTACCGCGTGACCTACGCCCCGGCTGATTCCCGCCACCCGAATCTTCCCGTCCAGCGTTACAACGTCATCGGCCACCCCGTTACCCACAAGTGGACTTCGGCGGCGGGCAATGCGGTGTTTACCGCGATTGATACGAGCCGCGACAAGGAATATCTGACGTTCCGCTTTTCCCGCGTCCGCAAGGTTCGTTTCTCCGGTTTCGCGGTTCTGTCGCCGGAAGGCTACAAGACCCACGCCAAAACACTCACCGCACAACCTGCCGCCGCCTAAGCGAAATTAGGCCGTAGTTGACCCGTCGCGTTCGGAGCGTGACGGGTTTTTTCTTTTCCCTTGACAACCTGACGAAACCTGATACACTTTGCCTATGAGTAAGCAAATCTCAATCATAAAATCGGTTCGGAAACAATGGGACTTCAATCCCGCTTCCCGTATCGTCAAAAGCAAAAAGGCTTACACCCGCCACCCCAAACACAAAGGTCAAAATGAACGCTGAAAGATACGAAGCCCAGTTGATGCAGATTGGCAAGAAAGCTGCTCTGAAACATCCCGAAGCCAAACTCCGTGCGCTGGTCAATCACGTTGACAACTTCGCCCTGTGGATTGAAAGCACGATTGAGGCGGCAATCATGGATGAAGTTTGCCTGATGCTTGACGCGCAGGATATTCAATGGGTGAATGAAAATTGCTCCGGTGCGGCCCACAAGAGTAAAATCTATGCCAAGTCCATCAAGATTGCCCACGAAGTTTGGGCGCAGTTGAGAGCGTAACCTGTTGATAGTCAACTGTTTACGCGGGACGCCCCGCGCAAGTGCCTGATAGTCAACGACTTAGAAAGCTTGACAATCCCTTAAACTCTGATACTCTATCCCTATGACATTGGAAACTGCCATGAAACGTGATAGCCGCATTCGTGCCACTTTGGGCGACGGGTGGCAAATGAACTGCATTAAATTGCCCGATGACAGCAACGTCAACGCGACTTGGACAAGGGGCAAGTGTCATATCTCATGCAGTTTGTATGACGATACTGATTTTCATTTTTCGGTTAGCTTGGGCGAAGCCATATCATTTCAGGCGACCCATAAACATCCCCACATGGCCGCTTGCATTGCCCTGAGAAAAGCAGGCGACAGGTTAGCCCGCTGGCAAGCCGATTTGAACACAATTAACCAAGATTTTTAACTTGACAAGCGGTAATCAATCCGCTAATCTCTACACATGAATATTACCTTAGTCATCCCTGACGAAACCGTTGAAAAGATTGTCCGCGCCATCATGGACAACCACCCCGAAGCCGGTATGACGCTGAAATGCCGTGGCTGGGATTATAAGAAGATGGAATTTGAATTTGTGGACACGGAGGACGGCAAAACCTATGACTTGGACAAGGCCAAACTGATTGCCGCGTTCCCGCTGCTGTTCGACCCTACCAAATGGCCCAAGGGTTTGACGCAACCGCCTTTCAGTGCCAACTGGGAAGATTGGGACAACTGGCTTTGTCAGTCTGACGCCTTCGACTTCGACGCCTTTGCCCAACTCGCCGCCTTTGGTGAAGTAATTTACGGCTGAAATTTTCCTTGACAACCGCAAACAATTCCGATACTCTTTACACATGAATAAAAACACCATTCTGGTTTACAAATTGGGCGGCGTAAAATACCGCAAGGTCTTCACTGGCCGCGTGTCCTATGGTTCCATCGAGCGTTTTCTGGTGATGGAAAAACACGTTGGCATTTCCCAGCACCGCAACGTGATTGTCGAAATCGAAAACCAACTCTCCTAATACTATGCCCGCCATTCGTTCTGACTATCTGAAACATCTGGTTGACGTTGCCCGGTTGCCGGAAACCGTAACCAAACTGGTCAAGCTCATTAAGGATTCCGAAGTTGAGTTTGATGCAATCGCCTTTCGTGGAATGTCCGGGGCGTTGATTGCCCCCATCATCGCCATGAAGCTCAAAAAGAATATGCTCATGGTTCGCAAGGATGACGGCAACCATTTCGGCTCCAATCTTGAAGGGGTTGAATCCAGCGAGCGATATATCATCATTGATGACCTGATTTGCTCCGGTAACACGCTGCGAATCATCCGTGAGGAAGTCACCAAACGCATCGCCACGGCTCAATGTGTCGGCGTTTTCCTGTCGCGTGAATCGTGGTCTAACAAACACAAATTCGCTGATGACTTCACCGTCCCGCTTTGGAGTGTGAAATAAACCTTGACAACCCGTAACTAAACAGCTATCCTCTCACCATGAAAAACGAATGTGCCAAAACCCGCCCGGTTTCCAATCCTTACGAAACGTGGTCTAACGGTTCGTGGACGTGGAAAGTCCTGAAACACTATCAAGCCCCTGACAAAGAGGCCGCGAATCCCTTCGCCCGCGTCTTTTGTTTCGTCACGTCCCCCATGTGCCCGGACGGGGAATATGGCGACACCTACCTTGCTGACATCAAGAGCGTGGCCCGCAAGGTGGCATAGAACCTGCTGAAACAAACCCCGTAACCCCTTGCCACAGAGGAGGTTACGCGGGGCGTCCCGTGCAAACCCTTGATAGTCAACAACTTGTGTCTCGAAAAATACTTCAATAAAATTCGATAAATACCTTGACTCAAAACAAAATTCTGTTATTCTTTCTACATCAAAGGCAATCACGCCTGACAGAAGAAAAATAACGAATATGAAAAACAACACGCTCGGTCTGAATTCCAACGTCATCTCCGCAATCCTCACCATCGCCGACAATCTCCGCGCCAACTATCGGACGGTGGGGGCGACCAACTGCCAGTTGCCCCGCAATCCGTTCCCGCTGCAAAAGCTCGTCGTTAATGTCCTCCCCACCCGCAAGGCCCAAGGGATGACGGTCACGCAAATCGAAACGGCAATTCAGGAATCCGGCTATACCACCTACACCCGCCATACCCTCACCCAAACTGTCAAGCAACTCCGCAATTCCGGCGCAATCAAGTTCACCGGCACCGGCCACAGCAAACGCTACTGGTTCTCGCTGTAAGCGGCAAACCTCGTAACCCACTGAGCCACAACGGGTTACGCAGGGGCACCCGCGCAAGTCCTTGATGGACAACGAGATATAGTTCTTGACAATGGTGCAAATTCTGCTATCTTCTAAGCATGACTAAAGAATTACAAGCGATGGTTGACAAAGCGGACGCGGACGCCGCAGCACGGAAGCAGGCTGAATATCACGACTTGCCGCCCGAATTCATTCAATACATTGAATTCGCTGCCTACGAACGCGGCCATTCTGCCGGTCAAGGTGAAGTTGACGCGATTGCCGCGTCTATTGCCTCTGACCTGAAACCCTATATCAAATCCTACACCAAGCGAATAAATCCTTGACAGTTCGGGCCTAATCCCATAGGATAAGTGGAATGAATAAGATTTTCAGAGTGGGCGGAAGTGTGAGAGATACATTCTTGGGCGTCAAGTCCAAGGATATGGATTTCGCCGTTGAAGCCCCTTCGTTTGATTCCATGCGCGAAACGATTATTGCGCTCGGGGGAAAGATTTTCCTCGAAACACCCGAATTTTTCACTATACGTGCCAACGTCCCCGCACTCGGCTCGGCAGATTACGTCCTTTGTCGTAAGGATGGCTGTTATACCGACGGTCGCCGCCCTGAGAGCGTCACGATTGGCACAATCTTTGATGACCTCGCCCGTCGTGACTTCACGATGAACGCGATTGCCGTAAACGCCGCGAACGAGTTCGATGTTCTCGACCCGCACAAGGGGATTGAAGACATTACGGACAGACTGATTCGCTGTGTAGGCGACCCGCGTGTGCGTTTCGGGGAAGATGCGTTGCGCGTGATTCGTGCAATCCGTTTCGCCATTACCAAGGGATTCAGGATTGAGCGCAATACGGCCAATGCCATGCACGGGTTCTGCTGTAATTACAAGCACTTTGCGAACGTCTCAACCGAGCGTATCCGCGAAGAATCCTTGAAGATGTTCGCCGCTGACACGGGCAAGGCTCTGCGCTTGCTGGATGAATTTGATTTGTTCGGCCTGTTGGGTGAGCGCGGGATATGGCTCAAGCCGACAGTTGAGAAAGTTTAAAATAGTTCTTGACGTTCCGGGCAAATCTGTTAGTATCTTTATAGTTGGTTATGGGTGGTATCGGGTAAGTAGATGAACAATGATGCCTCGCGTGGCGTGGTAATCGGTCAGTAGGGACTCGATACAGGCGGTTAAACGCGGTCACAAAAACCAACTGTCTGACCTAGAGAATGTGGCGGGACTTTGAAGCGAGCATGGGCTGTCCCCTTATACATAATGCGCTAGGACAATCCCCAGCCGGGGCGACATTAAACGATAATACGGCATGATTTTTCTTGACAGATTAAAATAATCTGCTAGAGTATAGATGTTGAGAGTGCGGACTGTAGGCAAAATGTTTCAAGACTGTAGCCAAAATGTAGCACCTTCCGGTAAAAATCCGGCGTAGCGGGGCGCGATAGTCTCCACCAATTTAAAGAAATTGTCGTGATAAGACGGGTGCAACTCCCGTCCTCTGGATAACACCGGAGGGGACGGCGTAGGTCGTGACGGCGCTAGTTTCGTAACTCTCTGCAACTCAGGGGGTTACGCGGGTGGCCCGCCGCAAGTGCCTGCGCCTCAAACACTTATGAAGATTGATTCATTTATGCAAAATATTCCCTTGACACGGTGCGATTATTCAACTAATATCTTCACATGAATAACAACACTACGCCCGGAACCAGCACCCGCCTTCGGATTAAGCGCATCATCGCGCATCTCGAATCCATTCAAATCGAGGACACATACAACTTCAAAGACACTGCCCGCGCATGGCTGGAAAGTCAGGGGTTGAAATTCTTTGCCAGCGGTGCCTATAGCTACTGCTACCGCATTGGCCGTTTCGTCATCAAAATCAGCAGCACGGCGTTTAACGAGAAAGTCAAGCCCCTGTTGGACAATCCCGTTTACCGCACACTGACGCCCAAGGTTTACTGGATTCATTCCAAGGGGTATGCGCTGGTCTGCCGTTTCGTCAAGGCAATCCAGCTTGGTTGGAGTTGCGAACATGACACATTCTTTTACGCCATGAAAAGCGAAATCGTCAAAAGGTGTGAGGAGGCGGGCATTACCGTCTGGGATTTGCACCGCGAGAATCTGTTGATTCTGGATGGCTCGCTGTTGCCGATTGTCGTGGATTACGATTGCCTCTATCTGGACATTTAATCCCTTGACAACCGGGCAATAGCCCTATACTCTTACACCATGAAAGACGTTCCGCAGTTACTAAAAGCACTCGCACGGCAGGGATTCCGTTTGGACTATACAAAGGCGTCCACGGTCAAAATCTACCCGCCCGATACCAAGCAACCGTTTTACTCTTTCCATGTCGGCGAACGTGGATTGCACCCGCTACGCAGATTCGCCAAACAAAATTGGAACCTTAACCTCGAAACCTTATGACACAATACCTATTCCCCATCCTGTTCGCCTTCGCCCTGTTTTACCTGCTCATCGGCGCGGTGGTCGGATTCACGGCAATCAACTCCCTCGAAAAACGCGACTTCGGCAACCGTTCCCGCGTTGTCAGGTTCATCGCTCTGGTTGCGGTGTTCTTCTTTGTGGCCTTTAGCTGGCCCGCGTGGGTGGGGGCGTTCCTCTCGCGCTTCATTTAACAGCCAACGTAAGTTCCTTTCGGAGAGGGACTTACGCGGGGTGTCCCGCGCAAGTGGCTGGTAATCAACAGGTTATGGATGCAAAATAATCCTTGACGCCAGCCGTCTAACAGGCTAGTATATCAATATGACTGATTTGATTACCAGAGCGCAAGCCTTCGCACACGCCGCCCATGACGCGGTTAAACAAGTCCGCAAGTATGACGGCACCCCATACTGGACGCATACTGATGCGGTGGCTGGCATAGTTGCTGCTTACGGTGGCACCGAAACCGAAATCGCCGCCGCGCACTTGCACGATACCTTGGAAGATACCGAAACGACTTTCGGGCAGTTGGAGCGCGAGTTTGGCACCGAAATTGCTCTGATTGTGCATGAGTTGACCGACTTATACACGCCGCAGAATTACCCGGACTTGAACCGCATGGAGAGAAAAGTCTTGGAAGCGGCTCGCTTGGCCACCATCGGCAAATCGGCCAAGAAAATCAAGCTGGCCGACTTGTATAACAACACCAATTCCATCGTGCAGCATGACCCCGGTTTTGCCGTCACGTATATCAAGGAAAAGGCCCGCGTGTTGCCCAACTTGGTGGACGGCGACCCGGACTTGTTCAAATACGTGCGAGCGCAGTTGTTGTGCTGCGTGGATGAATTGAAAATTGTGCTTGACAAGCCGGTTTAATCCCGCTATTCTATTCCCATGATTATCAAACCAGTCAATCAAACCGGAGACTCCCGAACGGGCGGTCTGCAAAACATCACCGTTGCCGAAATCGTCAAGCGACTCGGTTTCAAGGCCAACTGCGAAGATGACCCGGACAAGGTTAAGAACTCATGGGGCTTCACCGTGGACGGCGTTCGCTGTGGCGTTTGGGATTACAAGGGCAGTCAGAAGTTCAATGCGTTCAGCACCTTTGGCCCCGCCGAAACGCTCAAGCAAGTGTTTGGTGAACACTACGTTGCCCGATGAAACGCATCGCGCTCATAATCCTGATGGCGTTGGCGGTCAATTCCGCCTTCGCCGAACTGGACTCTCATAAAGTCGTCAACGCTGTCGTGGGTGAGGCGGCGGGTGAGTCCTACAAGTGCAAGATTGCCATTTGCGCCGTCATCCGAACACGCGGCAACCTCAAGGGCGTCTATGGTGGCACGGCCAAGCATATCAAAAGCGAACCCGACTGGGTTTTCGTCCAGACGTGGAACGCTTGGTATGAATCGGACAAGCATGACCCCACGGGCGGCTGCAAATATTGGGGTGGCCCGATGGATAAAGCCTACTTCGAGGGCAAGCTGCACAAAAAGCCGGTGATGACGATTGACCACACCACGTTCTACCGCTAACCCGTTGAGGCTCAAGGGGTTACGCGGAGCCGTCCCGCCTAAGTCGTTAATGGAGAGTCACTTGCGTCGTTAATTTAATTCAATAAATATCTTGACACGCTCCCCGGTTCTGCTATTATTACCCCATGAAAGAAATCACTTTGAACCTTGCGGGCGAGTCAATGACTTTTCGGTATGACCCTGCATTCACGCAACTGGAAACCAGACTGAGTGACAACGAATGGTATCCGGTTAGTTTCGTGACACTGGCCTGCGGGCGCATCCTCTCCCCCGGTGACGTGCTGCTCTGTATCCGCCTGAAAGTTTCTCCCGCACACAATTAGTCTTGACAATCACAACTAATCCCGATACTCTCTACCCATGATTAACACCCCCGAAGCAATACTGGCCAAGCTGAATGAACTGGTCGGTCAAGAAGTCGAAGTCGCCGCTGGCGATGACTGCGAAGATGGAAACGGCATCCATATCCGTCTGCATGGCAAACTGGAAAAGCCCGAAGATGGAATGAACCGCTGGTATGTCCGCGTCCGCGACGGTTCCAGTGGCGCGGAAGGCATCTCCTTCCATGTCTGTCAGGTTGACGAATGCCACAAGCAGGTTTACAACTGGCAAATTTTCCTCAAACAACGTCTGAACGCCCCCACCCTATGATTCGCACCTTCACCGTCTGCTATCCCGGCGATAAATACCATACGCTGACCTGTTCACTGACCGGCCCCGCGTCGGAAGTGCTTGAAGCGGTCTTCGCATGGTTCAACGCGGGTTCCCAAGTCGAGTGTGATTACTTCCTCGGTAATCGTATGCGCTCACTGTCGGTCAATGACTGCGTGAAAGTGGACGGGCAATGGTATCAGTGCATGTCCGTGGGCTGGAAGCCAGTCACGAATGATTACGTCCACGACTTGCACCGCGAAGTCATTCAGCACCCCCATTCCCGCCTGCATAGCGCATGGTCGGCCCTGAATGAAATCATGTGGCAGCGCAAACTGGTGGAATTGGGGCTTGACATGGCTATTCACATCTGATATTCTTTGCCCATGAATAAGAGCGACGAATCAATGGAGTTCAACATTGCCAAGCCTGAGCAAGCCCGCTGGTTTGCTATTCTGGTGAAGGAATTGCAGGACTACGGCGTCAACTACAAAATCAGCAAAGACAGCAACATCGTTTATGTCCACATCCAATAAAGAAGCCCGCGTCCGCAGTATCGTGGAAATCCAAATCCCCAATGGCCGGGGCCGTTTCGGGCAGGAATGGAAATCCGTCAAGGCGAGAGTCCACATGGTTTTGCCCACTCATCTGGTATGCGTCTTGCTTGGTGCGAGCGGTGCCCGCCCCTACCTTGCTGAAACCTACCGCCTAATCAAATGGTAAACCCCAACCTTATCGGCGACCCGGAAGACTTCAAGCGTTTGGAACGCATGAAAGTCTGGTATGCAATGAACGATGGCTATTGGATGACGGAAATGACCATGCGTTTAATGTGGGCATACTGGAAAAAACACTACGGGGAGGACGATATTCCCGAATGTCTTCTGTAAGCCCTTGATAATCAGGGGTTTACGCGGGGCGTCCCGCGCAAGTCGTTGATACTCAGGCACTTACACACCCTCCCATTAGACCCCTATCCAACCCCGTAAAACACCCCATCCCATATTTGGGTATATTTGCGTTTTCATTTGTTATTATTTGCCCCTTATGCAGTTTTCGTGTGTAATATAAGGTATGCAGAAGATTTGCACAAAATGCCACACACTAAAAGAAGAAAACGAGTTCGTCAAGACTAAGAAGACTAAATCTGGCTACGGTGCCCAGTGCCTATCCTGTAATGCTGCTTATTTAAAGGAGTATGGCTCGAACCACAGACAGCAACTCAACGCAAATTGGAAACGATTCGCCGCGCTCCACCCCGAACGTATCAAAACCCACAGGAAGAAATACAGAAAATCCCACGCCCCACAAATCAAGCTTGAAAATCTATTATACCAACGTAAGTATAGAAGCATTCCCCATAATAGACTCGCCCTGAATTTACGACGAAGGCTGTGGGGTTTGATTAAAGACCAAAATACCCGTAAGACCGACAGAACCTTTGCTTTGGTTGGTTGTTCTATTTCTGAGTTGAAGGCTCATATTAGTGGCCAGTTTCAGCTCGGAATGACATGGGAAAATTACGGCGACTGGCATGTTGACCACGTAAAACCCTGTGCCTCGTTCGACTTATCTGACCCCCGACAGCAGAAGGAGTGCTTTCATTTCAGCAATCTCCAACCGCTGTGGGAGAAAGATAACCTGTCGAAGAACGACAGTCTTACGTGGACGCGAACGCAGCCTTGTAACACTCATCCTTAAAGTCCAAATCTTCCCTCTCGGCGTTAGGGGTTCCGAACTCAGCGACTTCCGTGTTGTTGTTCACGGAGCGATAGGACTCACGGCCAATCCCGGCGAAGTCCAGTTCAGCGAGACGCTTGGCTTCCAGCGGGCGGTTGGGCACTTGGGCCTTGGTGTCCTCAAGCTCGTTCTGGCGCATGGTGAGCAGGTATTTCTTGAGGCGTTCGACGCTCGACCAAACCGCGAGAACATTCTTGGTAATCCAGTCGGGGTTGCTGGACGTGCAATTCCAGTTCCACATGGACAGGTATTGACCGTTGGCGTCTTGGGGTGTCGCTCCTTCGATATACAACAGAATCGCGGAGCCGTAGCTTTGATAGGTGATTTTGACTTTGTTCATGGTGTGAGATTATCAGGGTTGATTGTGATTGTCAAGGGAAATTAAATCCTGTCCTTCCAAGCGTTGAGTTTCTGCCAGTTGATTGTCCAGCCACGCCCCGAACAAAACCCCGTATAGAAACCAACCACATGAATGATTTGCTCCTTGCGGCTGACAGGGCATTCAACGGTGCAGGCGGTCTGCATTATGCGTTCGATGTTGTCTTCGTGGACTTCGGGCGTGATGGCCGGGGTATCCCAAAAGGCGTTGATGTAATGAACGAGGTCGGCGGGCAGGGCGGTGTGCATCAGGGGCACGAAATTACGCATGAGAATGTAGGAGCAGTTGTATTGTCCCATCTGTTCAACGATTGACCACTCCCCGCGCATCCAGATGGTTTGACGCTCGCCGAAAGCAAGGTCATAGGAGTCTTTGGGGCGGTGGATTTCGTTTCGGACTTGCAGCCAAGTAATCATAAGTTATTGAAGGAATTGAATGATTTTGTTTTTAGCTTCTTCGCGGGTGGGAATGCCTGACTCGATACGCTGGCCATTAAAACTTATTGACCAAGTGCTGTCGTGGCGCTGAACTACATCAACGTATTTGCCATTGAACTTCCCACACAGGTCGAACGAACCATCGTCCGCTTCATCAGGTTTTGACCATACGATTTTCATGGTCAGAGATTACCAAGGAAGCTAATGGTTGTCAAGGGTAAAAAAGCAAACCCCCGGCACCTTTCAGCACCGGGGGAACTCTCATGTGAGTTTTTGCTTTCTCAGGGTCGGAGGCCGATTACGACAACACAATAATCTTGCCGCCGAAAATCTTGGACTTGAGGAACTTCTTGAACTTGAAGCCGTCATCCACGTCATAGCCCTGAATATATTCTCGGGTGTCCTCGGTGACTTGGACGGTGCGCCACTTGAGGTTCTTGTCCCACGCATTCGCGGACTTGTCATAGACAAACGAGACGGTCTTGATGATGGCCGATGGGTCAATCGGGTTGCCCCACGGGTCGGTTGGTGCGCCGGACGCCTCGAAAGCCGATTGAATCAGGTTCTCGACAACGAGTTGGGCGACGAATTGGCGGGCGATTTCAGGCTCACCGTTCTGACGACGAATTGCGTTGAGCTTTCGCAGCAACGCGGGATTGATGGAGATTAACATAATAATATTCTACGCTGTATTTCTGCCAAAGTCAATTTATTTTGGCGGGTATTTACACCCCTTCGGCCTTGGTGTGCGAACCCCTACACAGGACGGTGGCCGGGGACGTGGCCTTGCGAATCGTGTGTTCGGGCGTCAAACCCCTCTCCAACAGGAATCCGCGTCCGCAGCAGCGGCACAGACCATCAATGCGGGTGGGTTTCTCGGGTGTGGGACTGGTGTTCTTTTTGCTCATATTTGGTTATTCCCTGTTTCGGCTGGGCGGGAATGCGGACAGCACCCCGTTGGTGAACTTGATGGTGTCCCCGACTTCCGCGAAACGAGCGGGCAGGATGACCGTGGGACTGTTGAGGTTCCCGGTGTGAAGGAACGAATAAACCGCCCCATCCGTGCGAATCAAAGACTCCCTTGATACGTCCGAATTGATTTGGCTCTTAGTCGTGACGACTTCGCCGCCGATGAAGTCCGGTGGGGAGCAGCCAACCAGCAAACCAACAACCACAACCCCCAGTATCAATGCAATCTTGTTCATGGGTTACTTGGGTTGGAGGACGGCGCAGTCACAGGGCGTCCCGTGAAAGACGTGGCGCTGGTGGCGCAGAGTGACCAAGGCTTCGGCCTTCTCGCCCTTGTTGACGAGGGGGAACGGCTTGGCTTTCTTGCGGTAAACCGGCTTGGCGAACCCCGACTTGCGGAGTTCCTTGTGACGGCGGGCATTGCGGGACTTGGTATTATTGTTCATGGCATTAAACTATCAGGTTACGCGGTTGTTGTCAAGAAATCTTTTCAATACGAACATTATTGGCGTCATCGTCCAGCCAACGGTCATACCCAAACGCCCCAACAAAAATACGGTATCCATTGAACTCGTATGTTAGCTCCCAACAGTCTTTGGCGATATGGGCTTCCTCGATGAACTTTGCCTTGTCGTCCTGAATCGCTTTTAAGGCGTCTTGTTTGGTCAATTCCATAATGGTCGCTTTACCAATATTTGTGGATGAAATGGGCACCGACACACAACCCGCCAATCACGATGATTGCTTCGACCAGCAGGCTCAGAAGGACTATACCGATGCCGATTGTGACAATCAACTCGATAAGGGTATAGCCCCTCTTGGATTTATTGAAGCGCATGGCTTACCAGAACCACGCGAAGGTGGCCTTGATGACGGGCAGGGTCAACTGGTGGGTGCAGAGCCAGTAGAGGAACACGATGGGCGAGAACAGCCAGTCCACGATGCACCACAGGAAGTTTCCGACGGGGCCGTAACCATCGGCGGCATGAATCGTCCACGCGCAGAGGGCGATGAAACAGTTGAACAGGAACCAGAGTAGTTTATTCATTTGATTTGGGTTGTTTGTTTTTGACGTTACTAAATCTTAGGGTAACTTTCGTTTCGTGTCAAGGAATTACTTGACGATTTCCCACACGCCGCAGCGGTGCCAGTTGACGCCATCCAGCGAATAGGTGTGGTCGAAGATGCGCGTTACCAAGTCGCAGAGGAAGTAATGGTCGTCGCCGCCACGATACTTGGCATTGCTCAGAAGCACGGCAGGCTCCTGAATATTGGAATGCTTCGGGTCAACCCCGATGATGCGCTGAATGCGGTCGCCGTGGCACTTGATGAACGCCCCGACAGGGACTTCACTGATTTTCCAAGGGCGCAGTTCGAGCTTGACTTCCTGCTCGGTAAAGACGATGACGGGGACAATGGTGGGGACGAGGGTGGTGATGGTGCGGGTTCCGTTATGGGGTTTCATTGTTGGATTAGGTTATTCGACGTAGAGGACGTATTTCTTGCTGACCTTGTTCATTCCGAAAGCTTCGTTCTTGGCGCTGGCCTCGCGGGAACGCAGTTCAACCGAGCGGCCAATCTTCTTGCCGGTCTTGGTATTAATCAGGTGGTAAACACCCAAACGGCCATTAAGGTAATCACTGTTCATGTATCTATCCTATAGACTTCTCACCTATTGTCAAGGAAAATCGAGGGCGGTTTCTGTTGCCCAGTCCGCCAACTGGGGTTATGACTACACAGTGTTTGAAACTGCTTTACACAGTTCAATAAATCGAGTCTGACTAAACGTATTTTTCATCCAGTTGATTTCTTTATGCAACCATTGCACGTTACCCGGCTCATAGCCCTTATCGCTGTCTATCCTGTCAAGCGAGGCCGTGACCTGACCAACCGGCGCGTCCAGCACCAATAACAAACCTGACAAAGCGCACTTACCTTGCTGCTTTTCAAACAGGTCTGCCACCTGTTGTTTAGTGACAGTTACCTTAATGCCTCTGGCCCTTGCATTACCCTTGAGCCTGCTCCACGTTGCACCCGTCAACTGCCCTATGCCCTTGCCCAACGCTGCCTTCATAAACTCGCGCTTAAACTCCGCGCATCCACAGCTTTTGGTATTGCCCGACGTAAGGCTTCTGCCTTCGATTATTTTCTCTCGCCCGCAATCGCAACGGGTATTCCAGACGCTATTCTTTCTACCGTTTGCCATCTGTCCCGCATACCCTAGCACGGTCAAATGGTTGAACTTTTTCCCCGTCAAATCTACTCTGTATCCTTGATGTGTCATAACATCAATTACACATAAAAGTAGTCTGACGGGGAACAACTTTATGCAACTGCTAGGGATTGCAGATATTTATGCCCATTGGGGGTCAAGCTACGTCCCAAGGTCGTAACTGCCATTAAATCCAAGCGTTGCAAACTGCTCTCCACGTCCTGCCTCAAGGCTTCCGGGGACATACCCGTCACAGCCGCGATTCGCGTCAGGCTGGTTTCCTTGTGTTGCGCCAAGATACGCAGCACCTTGATTTCCTGCGGCGTCAGGCCGAGGGGGTTGATGCCCAAGGCCAGCTTAATTTGCGCCCAATCTTCGGCGAAGAACGCCAGCGACTTGCCCAAAAAGGACTTGATGTGGCCAGCCATCTTTTGAGCAGAGCGGGCATTGCCGCGCAACACGGGCACCACTTCGGTTTCCAGAACCCCGTCGTCAAACTGGACTTCGGGCAGGTTGCGGCGAACGATTTCCGCCAGTTCATCAACCGTATATTCCTCAAGTTCAACACGCTCCAAGCGGTCAACGAGGGGCTTGTTCATCTTGTGGACTTCGCTGGTGCAGAACATCCACGTAATGCGGGCCATGTCGAACTCCAAGACATAATCATCGAAGGTCAGGGAGTTTTTGTTTTCCTTGTTGGGTTGCAGCACCGTCAACAGGGCTTCCGACAGGTCGTTGGGCAGCTTGTGGGACTCGTCCAGCAGGATGGTGACTTCCTTGTCCTGAATGCGGTTGGAGATTATCCAGTTGAAGAACTGCTTGGCGTTCTTGATGGTGGCGCAGTTGAACGGGTAGAGCGGCTTGCGCTGCCCCGCGTCATCCCCGGTGCGCTGATAGAGTCCCTTGCGAAACTCCTTGGCGATGAAGGTTTTCCCAACCCCCTTGGCTGCGGGGAACAGGAGCGGGGGAACCGTTCCGGTGTCCTGCGCGGCAGTCAGGAAGAAATTGAGCTTTCGTTTCACGCTCGCCTGTCCCACGACTTCGGCGAAAACGTCCGAGCTTGCTTTAGATGTGATAGTCATAACTCCACCAATCTATACGAACTGTCTTAACTTGTCAAGGGTTTATTGTTTCCAGTTTTCGCAGACTTCCGTAGCCGCGATTGCCCCGGTGATGATGGTGGCGATGATGGCCAAGCCAAGTATGCCGCCCTGCTGCTGGTATCCCAAGACCGACAGGACACCACACACCCCGCCCATTAGTATGCCTAGAATGAGTTTCATCGGGCGTATTGGAAGCGGTGGCGGGAGTTGTAGTTGTGTTCCTCGTCGAGAAAGAAACGCAGGGCGTTATCCATCACGATTTTGTAGAACCATGCGGCCATCTCGCTTTCGCGGTCTGCGAGGATGATGCGGCGGGTTGATTTGTCGAGGAACAGCCACTCACGGTTATAAACCTTCTTGTGAATGGCCCAAAAGTGCTGGGGTAGTTTGTTCATGTATTACAGTTCGATTTCGGGGGACAATGGGGCGATGGGTTCGCCTTCGGCAGTTGCGACGGTGGTTTGTTTGGCGGTTTCGAGGCTGTTCTTGGCGATGGCGCTGGTCTGGATGCCAACAGCTTCCACCCACTTGACGGAAAAGGTTGCTTGGATTGGGGAGGCAATGTCCACCCCGGTAAGTTGTTTCACCACATCCTTGAGGGGCAGAACGATGAAGCTGTAACTGCCCTTGGTGCGGCCTCGCGTGGATTTCGGCTTAGTTTCAATCATGTTAAGAGTATGAATTAAAATTCAATTTATGTCAAGCCTTTTTTGCAATCTTTCGGTAGAACCCGAAGTTCACCCCGGCAGTCTCCACCTTAATCAAGTCCTTGACCTTGACGGTTTTGGCCTGTTCGGGGGTGGCGATGGCGTAATACGAATAGTCATCGTTCTCAAGGAGCAGCACCCTGTCACCATCCGGCACCTTGGCAACCACACGAAAGTAAATGTCTTTACCCATAGTGTATTATTTGGGCTATTATTGGTTTGCTTTGAGGGTCTTATTTCTGGCAGGCGGGGCACTCTTTGTAGTTATCCCCCCAACTCGCAGTCGGGGTTGTGCTTGAGCGCCATGTCCTGCGGCGACTTCGGGAACCTGACAAGCTGTTGCAGGCGTTCCTCTGTATTTCGGCGCAAACGGTTTCGCAGGCTCTTTAACCCGCGCTCCAACGCGCAACACGTCTGCCTCTGGACAGCCACGGTCTGCTTGCTCAGGTTCTCGAACATGATGTTCTCAAACTCTTTCGCGGCCTCGTCGTAAATATCCATACCATTACCCTATACCACAATTCACTTCTTGTCAAGGGGTTTGGGTTGGTATTTTTTACAGGTGCAATCCTTGCCACGGCACTTGTGTTCCTTGCCCGCAACATCATGCAACATAACACCATGACCACATTGGCACGGACACTGTTCTTCCTTGGGGACTGGCGCGGGCGTTTCCTGTTTGTCGAACTCATGCTCGGCCCATTCCGCGACCAACTCCATAAACGCACGAACCTTGGGGTCATCCGTTCCCCAGTTCGCCATGATGTGCGCCTTGTCAGCCGGGGGATATTTATTTAATTTTAATTGCTGTTGCTCGGCGTAGAATTGGGCGAGGGTCTTTTTTGGGGGTTTTTCGGCAACTGGCGGTTTTGCCGTATTTGGCGATTTATCGTTCGGAATGGAAGGTTTTTCGTCAGGAAAAGCCATAAATTGTTGTATATTTGCGAAAAATTACGTTTCTGTTTGGGTCTATATTTGCCCCGAAAATCGTTTGCAACGTGTGCCAAAGTGTCTCACTGTGCCATTATGTCTCACGCGCTTTCGTGGGTAACGTGGTCGTGTGCGGGCCGACACCGAATCTTCCAAATCCAAATTAAACACCATCGGATACCCACCACCATCATCTTTTTCTTTACTCATACTACCAGTTGATTACACTGGTGTCAATGGGTTTGTTATTTTAGTGATGCCATTCGTGCAACCCAGTCGTCATAGCTCTCATTGTCACGCGGGGGTTTGAGTTTTTTGCCATTGGGTTTGTTTAGTGGTTTCGCCTGCCCCACGGCCCACGCCACACACGCGACCCCAAGCCAGAACGCGAAAATAACCGCAGCAGCCCCGAGGCAGTTTTGTAGGTTCTCGCTCATTAGATTACCATAGGGGTTATTTCAAGGAACGTCAAGGGGTTTAATTTAATTTGTTTTTATTCGTTTAAATGAATTTTATTGAATTAAATTGGTGGGCACCCGTGGGCGTCAACTGTGTTTTCCTGCAAACGGCAACTATGTTATCGTGTCGGGAAACCTCGCAGAACGCAGGAATCATTGGGGTAAGTGCTAGTAGGGATGATGATTGGTGGGTTGTTTTGGATATTTAATGAATTTTATTTGGATAAATTTAAGTGCGCGAGCCAACCCAACCCCCACCCCAATCCCCCTATATCCTTCTCTCTTTATACTCTCCATGCTGGCCTCTAACCCATCCCCTGTATTCGGTGCCCACCCGACCTGCATGAAACCCTTGCCAATAGGCACTTTTATGGCCCATATTTGCTTGGAAAATCGTTTGAATTTGGTCAGAAAAACACCCCACTTTTCCTGACCGTAATGTGTCAAATGAATGAGCCAAATCGTCTCAACTCCTAATGCGAGGGACAAGATGACACACAGGAGCGTCCTAAAGTCTAAAAATAGGTCAAACATGGTTCTCCGTGGGTGGAAAGGATTTCAACAATGGGTTAGGTGGCTTCCGGTGGGGTCGCCGGGGGTTTGGGGGCGGCGGGTAATTCGAGGGACTTGGCCTTTCGGTTCGTCCTTGGCTGTCTAGTTTTGTCCACCGCGAGTCGAGCCTTGGCTTTCGCGTCGGCTTGCTTCAACCATTCGGCGAACAGATTTTGGGTATGACGACTGGCGGCGTAACGTCCAGCCCCTCCCAAGGGCAGGTAAGAGGGAATGTAATCGTAATCGTCCGGCTTGTCCTCCCCACCCTTCTCCACGATGGCCAGAACGACGCCTATTTGCGGTTCTACCTCTTTGTCCATCTGGACGAGGGTATCGTTGACCACCAGCCCGAAAAACGCTTCCACGGCCTTCGTAGCGATTTCCACCATCCTATCCTCTTTGGACAGGAACTCAAGGTCATTGGCGGTTGGTTCGACGTAGCAATACCAGTCCGTGCCCAAAACGTAATACGACTTGGGCGGCATCTGCTTCTCTAGGATTTCAGCACTCATTATTCAGGTTCGTCGCCTTCTTCATCTTCGAGAAGGTCAAGGTATGATTCAAGGCTATCGGCGGCAGACTCGATTAACTGCTCGGCTTCCTGACGTTTGGCGGAACTGCCAAAAGCCACATCCAAGCCATTAACCTTTTCAATCAGGTGTTCTACACGCTCTGATAATTCATCTCTATCCATTTCATTCTAATACACATATCATCGTGAAGATGACGGGCAATTATGCCTTGCCCATTGATGATTAGGATAGTGATGGTCGTGCGGGGCGTCCAAAGATACCCCGCCTGATTTGATGCTCGATTTGACTATCGTGGCACCACAGCCATTGCACTCATGCGGGCCATACCAAACGACTTCCGGGTTACGGATAAAGTCCGCAAGGTCTTGAACTGAGCCTATCAAGCCATGTTCCTGCAATATCTGCTCGACATGCTCCTTGAATCTGGCGCGTTCGATTTCGCGTGGCGTGGACATTACTTTGCTCCCTCGGCTGCTTTTTTCGCAGCTTCCGCGTCAGCGGCAGCTTTATCGGTTGCGGCCTTTTCAGCAGCTTGGGCGGCTTCCTGAGCCTTACGTTCTTCACCGAGCTTGGTATAAGCAGGGGTCAAATCAATTTCGTGCTGCGGGAATCGTGATTTTTGGTTCTCTGACATAATCTTATCATAGAATTTATCTCGTTGAATGTCAAGAAAATGTGTAATAATTCTATGAATGCAGCTTATGGAAACCTATGATACTTTACCGCTTACGTGCCCCTTGGAAGGGTCTTCTGTTCCACAGACTGCATTCACCGTAAGCGGTTTTACTTTACCTACCAAAAGATGCAATGGGTGTCAACTCGAAAAACCAATTTCCGAGTTTCCAAAAAACAGCACAGGCAGCAGCAAACACGGGATTAAAACAAGGTGTAAAATTTGTAATCGCGCAGACGATAGAAACCGATACCGCCAACTTTCCTTGTCCATCAAGCTTAAAAAGCAAGAGAGAAACAAAATTCGTCGCCGTGGCCCTCACGCCAAACTTCTAAATGCAATTTATAGTAGAAATCGTCGTAAAAACTTGAATACGCGACTATCTATAAACCTTCGTGGCAGACTATATCAAGCAATCAAAAAACAATCTAAAACTGGAAGCGCGGTCAGGGATTTGGGTTGCAGTATTCCAGAACTAAAAACCCACCTTGAAAATCAATTTAGCTCCGGTATGTCGTGGGAAAACTACGGCCAGTGGCATATTGACCATGTGAAACCATTATCCTCGTTCGATTTGGCGATAAGGGAAGATTTTCTAAAAGCCTGTCATTTCACCAACCTTCAACCTCTTTGGGCGCATGACAATTTATCCAAAAACAATAAATTGAATTAAATATCAGCATCCAACCAACACATTAAAGCTGTCTTGGGTTATCTCAATGGTTGGAGTTACCCCGTCCTCGTAGGATTCTTTGGCGATGATTTTGAGATATTCAGCGAGGCGGGATTGATTACTCGTTCCCGATTCGATGGCCTTTTCGCACAAGGCGAACAATGCTCGCTTGTAAATCTTGATGGGTGTTTGTGGCATCATTCGGTTGCGGAGATTTCTTTTTCGAGGACGATACAGTAAGCACTTCGGTTCGCACCAGAGCCACTCAACCCCATCGTAGCCGTAACCGTGCCGGGAACGGCTTTCCATCCCTCGCTCATTAAGCGGTTCACGTAGTTGCTGAACGTCGCCATGCTGTCCTCGACTACCAATTTTTGTTGTTTTTGCATAGGTTTATAGGTTTCTTGAGTCAACTAAGTTTTTCTTTTTGTAACGCTCGACTTCCGTGCCATTCTTACGAACCACGCAGTAGTCGCCTTCGATTACCGTGGTCTTGCCAGTCGGGGTTGGATTCGGTTTCCCGCACCAAGAGCAATAACCCTGCCTGCCCTCCAAAGTCTTGTGGACGACGCAGAAAGGAACGCTCGGGGAACAGGAGCAGGTATATTCGCGCAGGATGGACATAATTAGTGGAGACGGAAAGTGGATACTTGGATAGGGACGATGATTACTTCTCTCTCGCCTTCAAGAATGGCTTTCAAGACGCGCTCACATTCCTCGACAGGCTCATTTTCAGCGATGACTTGGCAGGAGCGGAAATCATTCTCGCTCTTTTCGAGATTGAAATACAGGTTCCCGATGCGGCTTTTGAACTTGTAGCGTATGCGATACTTGACCATAAAATTTACGATTGTTGTTTCGGGGTTCCGAGGATGACACCCTGACGAATGGCGTCAATGCGGGTGGTCTTGCCGTCCGCTAAAAGCATTTGTTCGATACGGTCAGCGTATTCGCGGCTTGAACAGGTGGCAAAGGTAGTCCACCACTCGCCCAAGACATACTTGACTTCATACTCCTTGGTGTAAGTGGATTCCATGTTACATCCACGCTTTCACGATGAACCCGCCCACCAGAGCGAACACAACCTTGAAGGTCGTCCAGATAAAGCCTTCGGTGATGACTTGCCCGTAGCTTTTCTCGCTCGCCTCCTTGGAAGTAATCAACTGGTGCGTGAGATAGCTCGCAACCAGAGAGACACCAATCGCAGCGGCGATGGGCAGCGGCTTCAAGCCGAAAGTTGTGACGATGAACCAAGCCCACAGCTTAGTCAGACCCCAACCATTCAGGAGGGTCGAATAGACCGAAACCAGAATCGTTGCCGTAATGTATCCAAGTGCTTTCATATTGTTAATCTAAGGGATTTTTCGTTTCCTGTCAAGGTTATTCAATCCATTTGCCAATGTGACGCAGGGCGCGTTCCGTGGACACATACACCGGCTCGTCCAAGTCCCCGCCCGAAACGGAAAAGATTATCCCAAGGGTCTTGGCTTCCTCCGAAATTCGGGGATAGAGAGCCTTGAACACTTGGAGCGGCGGCATCTTGCGGGTGGTTTCAAGCGACCATTGAGAATCCCCGGTTTCCAGAATGTAGGCGTATCGTTTCAGGCGTGGCATAATTATCTTTGGACGGTAATTTTCACGTTCCTGCCGAAGAAAACCAGACCACGAACCGCTGCGTTTTTATCGCTTCTGGTGTCGCTGAAACGGTTTCCGTCCGTCAGGGAAATGGCGGCATATTCGTCAGTTCGGGAACACGCGAGCAT